TTGGAACTAAATATCTGTAATATTCAGATTCACCTATAAATGGAAGTATTTCATCTCCTTGGTATAAATGATTTAGTTTAATAAATCCTTCATACATTTTTAAAGATGGAGTATAGTTAGAATTAGATTGGTCTAATTCAAATAAAGTACCTTGAATTGGTTTTTCATTCTTGCCAACAGAAATATCTTTCAAACCTTGAACCAAACTATTCTTTACAAACTCTTCAATTCCTGGTTGAGAAGTTTCTCTATGTCCTGCAACATTCAAAGTATTAATGTTATACTTTTGAACAAAATTTCTAATTTGAACAGAAGCTTCAAACTCATCTTTAGTTGTAATTACTAAATATGGTTTAATAGGATTTCCTTTAAAGTTATCAATCTTGTTTACCCATTTCCCAGTTTGTGCGTAACCAATTGTCTTGGAAGTACCTACACTTGATCCCCACATAAAAGCAATAGTTCCATCAGAATTATCTACATTCTTCATAGTCCTTGAAGGATAATCAGCAGAATCATCTTCTACTAAACCAAACCCAGCCAAATCTGGATTAGATCCTCTAATAGATCTTTTATCTGAATAATCAACTTTAAATCCTTTAGGTGCAGTTCCACCAGTTTCTAACCCTAACTCTTTAGCTGCTAACAATCCGCCTAAGTCTCCACCAAATTGCCCACCAGAGATAATCTTTAATTTAACACCCCTTTTTTTACCTTCTAAAGTTTTAATGTCATTAGCGCTAACTTCAAGGGTTGAGCTTCTAGTTAAATCTCTGCTAACTTGAACATAACCATTATCATCAATAATACTATTAAAATCATTTTTAACAATAAACCATTCGCCAGATTCCCCAACAACAAAAACTTTATCACCAGCATTAAGTTCCCTTTTTTCACCTTCTGGTAAAGCTAATGTTCCTTGTTTACTTGGAACTTTCATTTCATTTCTCAACTCCATCATAATTCTAGGAAACTCAGTTCCCCACAACCCCTTTTCTTGAGTATGAGTAATCTCAGCATTTCCAGTATCTAATAACTGTTGTAAAACTTTTGGATTCTGCTCTAACGATTTACGAATTAGTCTTTTCATTAAATCTAAATTCCAACCATTTTCAGTCTTAGTTCCTTTATTTCCAGACAATTTTACTCCGCCAGACTTATATCTATTGTAAGTATCTATATCAAATGATCCTGATTTCCAAGATTGATAAGCATGTTCTACACTATAATATTTTCTCTTGTCATTATCTACAAAAGGTCTACTAGCAAGATTAGATAGCTCTTTATTCTCATTAGAACCAAAGTAAATATTTACGGCCTTTCCAGAAGATAAAGCTAATGGTTTAACATTAGTAACATCTTCATATTCAGTAAACGGAATATCCTCTTCAAATACTTTATTTAAAACTTGTTTTCCAACAACCTGTTTTTCTTCAAATAAATTAGGATTAATTAACTCTACGAAATATTGTTTATGATAAGCATCACCTAATTGAGTTTGTAATTCCAAACCTTTGGCTGGCCTTAAATCCCAATCTTCTTTTTCTCTATTCCAAGTTTTAGCTAAAGTATATTTATAATTTGGATTACCAAATAAACCATCTGTTTTCTTTCTTAAGAACTGAGGATTGTTAGCACTGAATAAAGTAATAAACTGGTTAAATACTTTCTTAGCTTGCCCAAAATCTTTAATCTGTTTATCCATTTCTTGAACAGCTTGTTTAAGAATATCTTGATATAAATATTGATATTCGTTAAACTCGTTTCTGTTCTTATTTAAACCAACAGGTACAATAGATCTATAGTTAAACGGACTAATATTTAATCCTGTTTGAAAGAACAAAAGCTTTACAATATCATTATAAAGATCAATGTCAGTATCAGCTATTTCTTCTAAGCTTAATCTTAGATCATTATTGTCTAATTGATTAAGTTCTTTTTCAAACAAACGTAAGTTATCTATATTCTCACCAGTTGTTCTATCTATAGACATTTTCAATGTAGAGAAAAATGCTTTCAGAACTAAATTAGAAGGAAGTTGTTCTTTCAGTTTTAACACTCTTTTAGCAACTGAATCTCCTTTCATCAACTTATCAAATTCACCTTTACTTGTTACAAAGTTATGAACTAAAAATAATAAAAAATCATTTTCAATAGTTTGCCTAACTCTATCTTTAGAATCAGCAGGAGCTATTATAGCTGCACTGTTTTTAAAGTCTGTAAGTAAAGTTCCAAAATGAGAATCTAATAATTTGTAAAACCTATCGTAAATAGAATATCTCTTTCTACCAAATTGATAGAATGGAGATATAACTCCTGTAGTATCTAGTCTTGTAACATCTAAAGAATTTACTAATTGTGCTAAACCAACTCTACCTCTAATTAATTGAGTTTCATCTAAAGCTTGTTTATCTTTAATACCTTTGGTATCTGAATTTTGAGTTTGTTGAAAATCAGAAAAAGCTCTTGCTTGATTTTGCATTTCTAAAAAATAAGATAAAAACTTTAATTGCTCTTTATCAAACTTTTTAGCTTTAGTTGAATCTAACATTTGTTTATCTGAAATAACAAAATCTTCAAAAGCACTAGGTAATTCTTGAATATCATACCCTTTGTCTTTCAGTAGCTCTTTAATAAGCTTCTTTTTAGAAATTTCATTTTCAGCAGCTTTATTAAACTGAGACTCATTTAAGATTTGATATCTTAAATATTCTATAACCAAAGGTTGTTGTAAAAACAAAACAATAGATTTTGGACTTACACCTCTTCTAACCAAATATCCTACTACACCTAAAGTTTGCATATTAATATTCATTAATACAGCAGTTGGATTTTTTACATTATCCACTTGAGTTGTAAGTAGTTGAGACTGAATCTCTGATATGATTGTTCCTGTTATATCAGTATAATTATCCATAGAATACTTCTCTTCTAAACCTTTAAATAAAAGTTTAGTTGAAGCTATATTACCTTCTATATCTGTATAAAACTGTTCAACAGTTAATCCATCTGCTTGATTAGTAGCAGCGTTTGTAATACCTAATGCTACTGGGCCAACTCCATCTTTTCCTTTTACAAATACAATAGCATTCTTTACATTGGTTGATGGGAATATTGCACTTGTAAATTTAGGAGAAGGTTCTTGAATTAATCCTTCATCTTTTAAAAACTTATATATATCTTGAACAAATATTTCATCTGTTAAAGGCATAAGTAAATGATGTGAGTTTCTAGGATGTAAAAGAAGCTGCTTTTCTAAATCTAAAAGTTTTCTATCTAGACTATTTGCAACAATATATTTCTTTTTATATTCTTCGAAAGAGAGTATATCTAGTCCTACTTCATTAGAAGTTTTGGTATAATTATCATATTGATCTAAAAGTTCAATATCTGATAACTGGTTAAATATTTTATTTTGAGTATCAGCAGCCCAATACAATTTAAGTTGGTCAATGTCAAAATCTGAACCAGCTTTAATAACTATTTCTGAAGGAACTAAAATATAGTTTTGCATAGTCGGAAGATTAAATCTCTTAACTTGCAAAAACTCGTTAGAAGAAAATTGCTGATTAGGAATACGTAAACCTTTAAATTGATAAAGTTCAGGTCTAACTTTTATATCCTCATTTAATAAATCTATTGCTTTTGCTAAGTTAGAAGTTTTAGCCCAGCGAAGTAAAGGTTTAATCCAGAAATCTGGAAGCGGCATTATAATTTCAGCAGGTTCTACTTCTGTAACATTTCCTTCTTCATCAAATTTAGGATTGTAGAATTTAAGAGTGTCTTGATTAGATATTTGGACATTTTCTGTTATTCCTTCTACTGGTTTATATACCTTAATTGTTTTTACACCAGCAGCAATAAGAGAATAATATCTATGCCTACCCTCAACCAACTCATTCAAATTGTTAAGTAAAACAGGGACACTCTGACCTTTTTTTATATCTTCTTTTAAATAATCAAACTCTTTACTAGAGCTTGTTTTAGTTGGAGGAGAAATAGAATCTATTGAAACTTCCATCTCCTCAAAATATTTAAAACTTAAACCCGATGTTTCCAAATCTTCAGCTAAAGGATCATTCAAATCATTAAGTCTTTCTTCAGCATTTTCTATATTTGCCGAAATTACTTCTTGAAAAGTTTTATACTTAAACTTCCTGGAGCCTAATTCTTCATAGCCAGTTATAGCTGCTTGAGGATAAGAATTACCAGGTCTATCAAAACTAATAATACCATTAGTAATTAAAGAGAAAAGAACATTTTCAATTTTATTCTTCATAGGTACAGTTTCAATACCAAGTGAAGGATCTTCAAAGAAATTCTCTACTGCATTCTTAATATTTTCAGGACTATTTTGAATTTGACTAGATTGAAGTATTGCTACTTTTAATTTATCTAAAGTGTCAAATTCTCCTAAGTCTATATTATAACCAAGTCTTTTTAATAAATTATCATGATTGACTTCAACCATTTGACTTACTACTTCTTTATAAGAATCAACTAGTTGTTTAGCACCTTCAAATCTTTCTAAATTATTTACGATTAGATTAGAAAGAAGAATCTTTAAACTTTGAGTAGAACCTTTAATTTCGGTTTTGGTTTTATTTCCAATTTCTACTTGGTTTTTTAAATAATCCCAATCTGAAAGATATGTTAAAATATCTAAATTGTTGGTTAAATCATCATGATTAAAATATCCATCTAAATCATAAAAATCTAATCCTCTTTCAGCAATTCGTTTAAGATCTCCGTTACGAGAGCCAGTATTGCGCCAATCATTGTTATCATTTAATATCTGTTTAGCTGCTAATTTAGGATCAACTCCACCAACTTTATTTGCTGAACCCATATGATATATATCAACACCATTGGATAATAGACTAAAGTTCATCAGTTGAAGATTAGTACCTATGATAGCAGATGGTAAAAGTAAATGTTGTGATGTTTTGTAAACAGAATTAAACCAGTATTGAACTTCACCTTTTAACTCTTCGTAATATTCTTCAGGAGTTGAATAACCACCGAATTGAGTTTTTAAAGTATGAACAGGATCTATTTTAATTACTTTTCCATTCACAATTCTGGTTTTCCAACCATCATACTCCTTATCATCTATTTTCTGAGAATGAATATTAAAAGGTTTAAAAGTTTGACCTTTAATAGTTACTTCAATATTAGCAATATCTTCTCTGGATTTTAAACCAGCTATCTTCATTTCAATCTGATAAACAACTTCCATTCCATCTGTCCATTTACCAATCCTATTCATAAAGTTCTTAAATGCTGGTAAAGTCATGTAACTTTGACCATCATTTTCATTTATATTAGAATATTTCTTTTCGTATAATCTAATCTTAGGTTCATAAATTTTAGATATTTCTTCTAAACTTTTATTGGGAAAGTCTTTGATATACTGTTGTTCATACATTATAAATAATGCAGACTCTTGTTTACCTGTAAACTTAGATACAATTGGTTTACCAGATGGAGTTATAGCAGGTCTTAATAAGACAGATTTGTAGTTTTTTCTTTCAGCACCAGTGACGGCTCTAAAGTATTTTTCCTGTCCTGGTTTTATTTTAGAAGCAGGGTTAACTTCTTCTATTTCTCCAGTCTTAGGATTAACAACTTCAAATGTTTGATCCAACTGCTCTCTAATAAATTCATTTGTTACATCATCATTTACAGCAAGTTTACCAGTAGAACTTTGTGGAGCTAATCTTTTAAACAGATCTGTACCAGACTTAAATGACTGAACTGAGCCAGAAAAGAATCTATTCTCAAATATATGAGAAGACACTTCATTAGCAAAAGCAGAAGCTAATAAACTATCTGTATTTCCAAATTGCTTAACTAAAAAGTTATTCAATCCTACTACTTTTCCTTTATGTTCTTGGAGAAGTCCATACATTCTAACATCGTTTTTAAATTCTAAAAACTTATTAGCGACAAACTTTTTAACAAGTTGATTATCTACTTTTTCACCATTTAAAACTTTCTCAAATTCATCTTTTCCAATTACATCTTGAGCAAAGGCACTGGTTTTTATTTCTCCTGAATCAGTTTTAATATTACCTATATATTGAACAGGTAAATTTCTATTATTCAAATCTCTAATAAACTTGGCTTCTAATTCAATTTGCTCAATAATATTATCTTCAACAATACTTAATGAGTCTCCAACAGTACCTGTTTGTCCTTTAGAGTATAAAGGAGAATTAATCCCAAACGTATAAGCAAAAAATGTGGAACGGTCTGCATGTTTCATACTAAAATTAACTCCTTGTAAGGCTCCATTCACATGTAAAGACATTATATCAGGTTCATTTAATTTAGAAACCTCAATATCAGATGTTTTAGTATCTGCGTTATATGGAATAACCAATTGAAGATTATCACCGTTTAGAATTTTCTCTAACCATTTATTATGGATTTGATAAGTTCCGTCTGCCAGTTTAGTTACATTAAATTCAGAAACCTGAAAAGGTGCATATTTTCGAATAAGATTAATCTTATCTTCAATAGACATTTCTGGAGTAAATTTAGATTGAGCATATCTAATATTATTTAGTACTGTTGTTTGTTGAGTGTTTAATCCTAATAGATAAATCTTTTTACCATTTAAGTAAACCATTAAATCTTGAGCATCTTCGAACTTAGATTGTTTTTCTGCTAACTCATTTACATAACCTTTGATACCTAATTCTTTAAATATATCTTGTCTGGTAGGTTTGCCTTTATTATACTTAATTGCTTGTTGCAGTATAGTTCTTAAATTAACTTGGACATCTTCTAAAAGAGGATCAACTATAATACCGAAATGTTCCAGTATATCTTCATTAGTTGGTTTTCCGGTTTCAAGCTTATTTAAATCTTCTTTCCACTGATCCCAATCCTCTACTAATTTAATTAAATTATTTTGCCATTCTCCTACAATCTTCTTAACTCTTGTTTGAGAGTTAGCGTCACTAAAATAAATATCACCATCTTTATATCTGGCAGTAACAAATTTATTTTCTGTTAAAGCCATTGTTGATATAAACTCGTTTCTGAAAACCTGGTTCTTATTCAAAATATCTATCAGATCTTTAGCATATGTTAAATTAGTTTTTGCTAATTCTGACATAAACTCAGATGTAGGAATACCTGCCATCCTAGTTGCTATTTGAACAAACCCTTTAGTCCAACTTAAAGGTTTAGGTAAACCAAATGCTGAACCTGTATCTGAAGTATCCATCAAACTAGTAAGTAGAAATTTGATTTTTCTACTCATTGCAGACTTAGGATCAAACTCTATTGAAGCTTGAAATTCTCTAGTTTTATTTTCATATTCTTCTAGAGAACCTTCTGATTCATCTTCTTGATTTTCTTTTATTTCTAATCCTAATAATTTAAGTTTTTTAATCATCCCATCTAGAAAAACAGATTCTTCCATAGGATTATTATTTTCAAGAACATGAGTAGTGTCTGCGTATAAAGCATCAACTATTGGGCCAAAGGCATCTTCATTTAAATCTAAAAGATCTGTACCAACTTCTAATACAACATAATCGTTTAAAAGTTCTTTTATTTTAACTGGATTTTTAGATAAAAATAAATCTATATCTCCATTTAAATAGAGCATTGCTTTTACAAACCTTTGAGTCAGAAGATCTATAAGTTCATTCTTTTGTTCAACAGTAAACTCTTGCTCTTGAATAATTAGCTTATCAGCGTCTTTTAAATATTGTTGAGCAGAAAGTTTCTTTCCCTTATAACTTTTAGATAAAATTTTATCGTAAATAGTTTGCACCTGATTAGGTTTTAAACCAATAATCTTTTTAAGAAAATTAACAAGTCTATCAAATAGAGATTTAAGTAGAGTTTCTGTTTTAAAATTTTTATTAGAAGTATAGTCTGCAAATTCATCTGCCAAAATTTCTTCTATTAATTCATTTTCAGATAACTTGGGATAAACTTTCTTATAAGATTCTATCAAAGCTCCTATATTCTTTCTTTTCTTAACTTCATTAATTGCTAAAAGTCTTTCTGGTGTTGATAAATATTTTCTCCAAACTCTATGGAAAGCTTCATGATAAGCTATATTAATATCAGCTAAATTAGATAGTAAAATTTTACCATCTGATTTAAATCTACCTAAAGACTTATTATCAATTAATTTTTGAACTACAATAACTTCTTCTTCTGACATACCAAGATAATCAACAAGAAAGTCAATACTTTCCTGCTGATTTCTTGATGGTAATTCATTCACAAGTTCTCGAAGCAATCTATCCTGAGAATAGAGCTTACCTTTGTATTTATAATTACATTTACTCATTTACAATCTTGTGTTATTTCTCCTGATTTAATTTTTGCTTTTAGTAAGTCAGAAGTAGTTAGTATTTTATCCATATCTTTAAAATCATCTAAAGATTTAGTAAGTCTTTTTCTTGAACTTGGTTTAGATTGTTTCTTAGAAAAAATAAAATCTCCATTTTCTAATTCAGTTTTAGTAAACTCTTTTGCTAATCTATTATGGATTTTAGGAACCTGTTCTTTATTTATTCTGCTGTCTTTCGGAGAAACAATTCCTTCGATTCCTTCGGGTAAATTATTTAAAATAAATCTATACATATTTGTTCCTATTCCTTTTCCTCTAAACTCCTCCCTTAAAGAAACCATTCCAATATTCAGATACTTCTTACCATTAATTTCTACAACCTCTAGTTCAAAAACAGCAGCCTTTTTATTTGTTGTCTTATCTGATAAAGCAAACAAAAAAGCATTTTCTCCGTTTTTAGTTAATGTTGCTTGCAGATTTACAGGAAATCCATTCTGATCTAGACTGTTATAATCTTCTTGCTGAATAGCCTGTTTGTTAAACCACACGTTTCTTTGAACTCTATTAGGATAACCAGCAACTGTTTGGGTTGTAGTGGTTAAAACGTCATTTAATAAATGATCGTAATAAGATCTACTTTGATCCCATTTTAACTCAGGATATAATTTACCTGATTCATTTCTTGTATAAACTAGTTGAGGTTTAGAAAAAATACTATTACCTGATGTTTGAGTTTTACCTAAAAGATGCTCATTAACATTAAATCGTTTCTGTTTTAAAAAATTCATTAGTGGTTGAATATTTATATTCTCAAAATCATTTTCTTTAATAACAGCTTCTAAAACTCGTAGATCTATATTATGAGTAATACCTTCAAAATCAGTCCATACCAAAGTAGGAGTAGAGTTTATAGTTTCTTTATTAAAATAGATTTCTCCTTTACCACCATCTTTGGAGCCAAATGAAATTAAAGATTCAATTAAGTTAGCTCTTGATTTCTTAGGTTCTTCATTATAGAAAATTGGAATATTTTTAAACTGTATATTTCCAAATCTAGCTGGTTGTGGAGAAGTTATGTTAAATGATTCTGTTGGTCTTCCTGTTTCTGCTCTTAAGCTTAATAAATATAAAACTGTTTTAACCTCATCTTCAGTTATATTCCTAGCTCTTAAAGGATGTAAATTATCATTTGAATCTACTAGTACAATATCACCAGAAGAAATTTTAAATTCTTCTGTACCTACTTTAATATAACCTGTAGTAGAAAGTTCTAACCTGCCTCCTTTTAAATCAGATGGTTTAGGATCATTATTTATATCTAATGATAATCCTGGAATACCTTGTAATGGATTTCCCCACATAGGCTCTTTACCAAATTTATCTTTAAACATTTTTACATTGTGACCTTTAGTAATTCCATCAATTTGTAATTGAGATGGATTAGCTTGTAAACTTTCATACCAGTTAACATATTCATTTTTAGCAAATAAGAAAGCTGCTAAAGTTATACCTTTAACTGAAGTATCTTTAACTCCAGCCAAGTTTAAACTATCTTTTTGCTTCTTAGACAAGTTACTAAGATCTTCAATATGCAGATTTAAACCAGATAGAAAATTATCTATAATGACTCTTTCTGCTATTAAGAATTTAGGATTACCTGATTTATCAATACGATATAATGTATCAGGTCTATATAATCCTGTAAATACATAATTACCATCTTTAATAACAGGTTTACCATCCTTGTATAATATAACAGATAAATCTCCATCTTCAATATAAGTAGGATCAGAGTAATTTCTAAGAATTTGTTTATGTAAATCAGGATTAGATTTATCATCCGTTCTAACTACCTGAACTGTATAAGCTTTAGGATTTTTAGAAACCTCTTCGTCTAATACTTTAAACCATAATTGTTGACTTGGAAGATCTATCATCTTTTCAATCCAAACTCCAGGTTTTATTTCAACTAATTCATCTTGTAAATTTCTACCTGTAGAATTAAAAAATGTAGTACTTTTTCTTTTATTATATTGGTCTATTAGCTGATCTACAGAGTCAGAAGTATCTTCTTCAGTTTGATTGTTAATAAGTTCGGTTAGTTTTTCTTTTACTTTAATAACTTCTTTATTAAAATATTGTTCTAACTCAGATTGTTTAGTTTGAGCAATCTCTTTTTCTTTTTCAGATAAAGGTTCTTTATTAACTAGCTTTTCAGCTATCCTTTTTAAAGTTCTATTAGATACTTCACCAGTTTGCTTAAAATTCTCATATTGTTCTTGAGAAACATCGTCAGATATTAAACCTAAATCTTCTACCTTACCTTTAATGGTTTTAGCAGGAACTCCATCTAAAGTAGGATCATTGGTTGCAGGATCTTTAGATACAATGTGTGTTTTACCATTTTTATCTCTAACTATAGTTTCGCTATCTCCTAAAAAATCAGATAAAGCAGCTTCATTGGCAGCAGGAAGATCATCTACTTCTTTACCAAGTTTTTCTCTTTCTTCAAGTTCCTCTAATTTAGCTTTTTCAAAAGATTCTTTTCTATTCTTAAATTGGTCAAATAATTCTTTAACTCCAGTTTTAGAAAAAAACTTAGTATAATGTTCTTCTAGTTGAGGTTCAAGTTCTTCAATCTCGTTCAATTCAGATTTAAGTTCTTTAGCTTTTATTTTTTGCTTACCACTTAATCTAGAAAAATCTTCTAAATAAATACCTTTTTGAGTAGCTTCTAGCAAAATTTGCTCTCTTCTAGTTTTAACAGAATCCAGATTTACCAGGGTGGCAAACTTTTTATGAAAATACTCACGTTTAAAATCTTGATATTCTTTAGATTTTTCTTCATAGTATCTTTCAGGATAATTTGTTTGTTCAGCTTGAGTATAAGCATCAATCACTCTTTCACCAGATTGAGTAAAGTTTCTTTTATAATCGGCTACTTCTTTACTAGTAGCAGGTCTATTAAAAGTATCTTCAAATCTTTTTTGCCAAGCAGGTACAACTTGTTTATCAACATGATCTTGAAATAATTCTTTAGAACCTTCTTGACCTAAAAAAGATTGTACATAGTTAGCAGCTAAACTTTGATTTAGAATCTCTTGAGCCAGTTTATTACCTTGAGCAACAGATAAATCATAAAGTATATTGGTTCTAAGTTCATCAGCATTTTCAATTTGAGCATCAATTAATTTTTGTTCATTTAATTGAGGGCCATCTGGAGTATCTTCAATTAAATCTTTATAAGATCTAAATTGCTTTATATGATCTTCGACTAATATATTTCTTAGACCTTTTTGATCTTTAGTCTCAGGAAGTATTCCATATTTAGTCCAGAAACTATTATCTTTTGTTCTAGCTTTAGAACCAAGAAGTGCACTTTTAAGTGCTCTATTTTCTTGAACAGTTCCTATGACAGATGCACCACCTCCCAAAAGACCTCCCAAAAATATAGATTCGTGCAGCTCATCATTATCAGCAAAGCTATCAAAATAAGATGAAACCACGTTAGACAAATTGCCAAGAACAGACCCTTTATCTTTTTCAGCTTCAATGTTTTGCTGTAGTAATGTTTGTGTACCCTCTTCATAAAATCCTTCTTTAGTTATGCCTCCAGCAAAGTTTTGTCCAGTCTTTTTTAAGAATGCAGCTTTGGTAAATTGCTTTGGAACATCTGCTAAAGCTTTCATATCTATTTCTCCGTTCTTAAATATTTTAGAAAGAATAGATTGAGCAGCTTCTTTTTCACCAGCAGTACCAATAGTTTTCCATATCCAAGCTTCATCTAATACATTAGATACCATTAGTAAAGCCAGATTACCTTTGAATACTGCTGCTGCTGCATCTCCAGCTTTAGAGTTAGCATCATCTTCTGATAATCCTTGTTGAAGATATTTAGTCTTCATATTATCAAAAGTGTTAGCAGCTTCAGCAGAAGCTTCTAATGTTGTATTAATAGCAGCAGAAGCATAACCATTTGCATTTCTAGCAAAGTCAGTAGTATATTTAAAACCAGATTCGCCAGCAGCTTCCATTAATCCTAACCTAGCTACCCAAGATTCACCAGTTGCGGTTTTACCAAGTCTAGTACTTATATTAGCTAAACCTTCTCCAACAGATGCTATACCGGAACCAATTTTCAAAGCTTTGGCTGCTGCTCCAGGTGCATACATAGATAACATAAATCCTAGACCTTCTGCACCAGTAGTTGCCCACCATGCACCAGATCCTAATTTATCTAATAATCCACCTTCTTGTACCTGTTTAGAAATATGAACAGGCATGAACTCTTTAGCTTTTTCATCTAATTGCTCAAATGCATTCACCCATGCATTATCAACAATCATTTGCATAGAGTTTTTACCATCCCCTAATGTTTCATTGGCAATAGCACTTCCTATACCTGCAATATAACCTGGTGTCTTACCAACTTCAATACCAATAGTTTTAACTACATTATAAGCACCTTTACCTAATAACTCTAAAGCTCCTTGGTTATAAGCTTTTCTTTCATTAATAACTTGTGCTGCAAATCCAGAATTACCATATAAAGATTGACCTGGATCTACTTCTAATGTAGAGAAATCTTCTAATGGACTTTGAGATGCACCAAGAAAAGGATCTGTTGGTTGCACTGTCATTAAATTCCTACCAGTAAGAACATCTCTTTGCTGGTAAGGATTTAACGAACTATCTTTATTGGGAATTTTAAATTTCGACATTATTGAAATTCAGTTATAGCTTGTATTGTACCTTCTGGTATCTTTTTAACTTCTCTTTCTACTGGAGTTTGAGATATAATCTCACCAGCTAAATTAAAAGTATTTATTTCAGATACATCAGAAGTATAATTCTTTCCATTATTCAATGGTATTACAACTCTGGCTCCAGTTGGATTTCCAGATTGATCTACTACATCACTTACATTAAAGAATACTTTATTACCAGTTTTATCTTGGCCTACATAAGTATAGTAATTTACACCACCATAATTCTTGGTATTAATCTTTCTGGTTTTAAACCCTAATTTTTCAGTAGTTGTTGCTGTACCATCTCTATCTATAATATTAATAGCTTGAGGTTGAACACCTTTTAAAGGAGCTTCTTGTTCTTGTCTAGAAGTTATAATATTATTAGTATCAAACTTAAATAAATTCTGAGCAATAGCATGAACATTAGTCCAATTGTCAGTAGCTGCATTTTGAGCTAACTCTTTTCTCATTGCTCTTTCTAGAGTTTTAGCAATTGGATTACCATCATTTAGATTAATCTCGGTAGAAACCATTTTTCCAGGTTGACCTTGTTTACCTGGTAGTTGTCCAACAGCTCTATATACTGGTTTATTATCAGGGCCAACAGAAACATAACCATCTTTAAATATTGGTTTACCATCTACTACTTCACCTTTCATATCTCGCAATACTAAACCAGACATTCCTTCAGAAGCAAATGTACTTTCTACTTGACTATTTAAGGCTGAATTGATATTATTGTAAACAGGTCTTAAGAATTTATCTTTATCCCCTGCATGTATTCCCCAAATATTTTCAGTTTTAAAGTCTATGCCTTGTTTCTGAAGTTTAGGAATATCTGATTCCATTGTTTTTTTATACCATTCTGCTGGGTTCTGACCTTCTCCAGATAATATAGCAGTATCCCTTGATTTAACAGAAGATGGGACTTTGCTATTTGGATTGGCCCCAGATACAAAAGTTTTTACAAACCTCTCAGGATTAACTAAAGCTTCTTGAGCTAATTGAGTATCTGATAAACTTTTCAAAGATGGATCTTGAATAGAAGATCGTAAATTAGAAATAGCTTTTTTACCTTCTTGTGTATCCACATAAGCAGTGGCTACTTGTTCAGTATGAGCAGTTAACATTTCTTCAGCATGATCCATAGCAGCCAATTGTTCAAATGTACTATTTACACCAGTATCAGTTTTAATACCATTGTAGATACTAGTTACTTGTTCTGGAGTAAAACCAAAAGAACTATTTTCTCTTAACTTATCATTGAACATCTGTTGCCTTTCAACTTCAGTTAAATGCCTACCTTCTAAAGTAGTAGGAACTTCATTATATAATCTTTGAGCTTCTGCAACATTAGCCATAGTCCATCCATTAAATACAGAATTTGGATTTTGAGTTAATGTTTTAGTAGCACCTTTTTCAAAAGCTTCTTTATTAGCTTTAGTCTCTTTTAAAAGTTCAAAAGAAGATGTTAAGTTAACAGCAGATTGAGGAGTTACTAGAATATCAGGATCAACTACAGGGGCTAATCTATCATTTAATTGAAGTAATGCTTTAGTTCTTTCTTTATCTCTAGCATCTTTCATTAGTACTTCTCTTTGCTTATTAAAGATTAATTCTTTACTTATCTTTTTATTAGAGAGACCAGCAGCATAATCTAAATAAGATTTTTCTATTTGTTTTCTTACAGCAGTTTCTTTAATATTTGGACTAGCTAGGTTAGTGTCTAAAACAGTTTTCTGCTTTTCTAAAAAATCTTCAGTAGCTTTTCTAGTCTTATCACCGTATCTTCCATCAGGAGATACATCATATCCTTGATCTACTAAAAATTCTTGCCATTCTTTAGTACCTTTACCTAATTGAGCATCTTTAGCTTGAGAAGTTAAACCTGTTAGTTGGTTTTGCATTCCTTTTTTAAATCCTTCTGTAATCTTTTCATCCTGACCATTTCTACCTTGATACCATTGTTCAACCTTTAATTCATTTGCAAACTCAGGTTGCTCCATTAAAGCTTGAGCTATTAATCTAAGTTTTTCTTCAGATTTACCTGTACTTTGAATCTTTTGAATCCACCAATCTTTATTAGTATTTCCTAAGAATTGTGTATCACCTGATTCTTCAATTTGTTTTGCAGTTTCTAAAATAGCTTTTCTGAGATTAGGATTTTTAAATAATTCAGGAGATTGAACTGTTTGAAATTCTCCAGTGTTAGGATTATACTTAGGGCCAGCTAAAACTTGCTGTTGAAGTTGGTCATAAGCATATTGTTTAAACACAGGATTAACTTCGTCTTTATAATAATCATCTATAGTTTTTTTAGATTCAGCGTAGCCTTGATACCTTTTATTCAATACGTCTGCTGCTCCACCTGGTTGATAAGCCTTTTTAACCTGATTAATATAATTCTTATATGCTAAATTTCCAGCAGAAGGAGATTTTAAAAAAGCTTCTGAAACTTGTTGTGAACCAGAATCTACTAAATTTTTAACTTGCTTTTGTAAAGCTAAATCTTCTGGAGTTTGTAGAGCATTTGGAATTAAAGTTTTAACTTGTTCCAGGTTATCTATTTTAGCTTGTTGTCCTGCTAATAATTTATCTAGTTGTTCAACATCTAATTCTGGTAATTGAGGAATATAAGTTTTCCAACTAAAATCTTTTTCTACAAACTTATCGTATTTGTTTATCATTATATATTAGCTTTAATATCTGATTGAATTTCTGATGGAACATATTGTAAGAACTGATCTAAATCAATTTCTCCATTTTTAAATTTATCTACAATTTGAGGATCTAATTTAAAATTAGGATACTTATTTCCCAGTATTGCTAATGTCTGACTTGTTTTAAATTGATTAAGTTCTTTTTGATTTTTAATCATTTTTTGTGATTCGGCATAAGAATTAAAAGAACTACCTATACTTGCTAAATCTGAACTTAATACTCTATCTGCATATCTAGCATTAGCTTGATTCTGCATATTACCTTGTTGATTTTGATATTTTCTATTTGTTAAATCTACAGCTCTTGAGTTTTCTATTTGTCCTTTAGTTAAATTCAAATTAGATTGAGCTAGATTTTGTTGTTCAGCTATTCTTCCCAATTGGTCAGATAGACCAGCTAATCTTGCCTGTTCTCTACCTTGAAATGAAGCTACATTAGAACTTAAACTTCTGTTAGTACCAGCAGCTATGTTGGAAACTCCTTGAGCATCTTGTCTAGCTTGTGTATAATCAATATTTGCAGCTTGTAAATAATTGTCAGATTTGCTATAATCAGGTTTAATAAGTTCTTCCTTTTCAGGACTTCTTAAAGCATCTGAAATAGATCCAATTAAAGCAGCTCCTTTTAATCCTAAACCTATTGCGTTTGCAGTATTTGGCCCTAGAATATTAGATGCTTTTTTCTTTTTAGGATTTAAAATATCTAACTCACCTCTATCAGGAACATAATCAGTAGTTATATTCTGACCCACATTTAACGTATTACCAAAAGAAGTTGTGTTTATAGGTAAACCAGTTTCTTGTGGAATTGGAGTAGTACCTAAAGATTGAACGGGTTCAAATGTAGGAAGAGTTGTGGGAAATACAGATTGAGCTGGCCACATTATATTTTCACTTGGTGGTATAACAGGGTCGCCGTTATCTGTATAACCTCCATATGCTTTTTGTTTTTTATTTTTCATATCTACTTTAAGTCTTTCAGAATCATTTAAAGCAGCTAATTCTTTCATTTCAAAATCCAAAGCTGCTCTTTGATCTGGTTGTAATCTGGCATCAGGATACTTTTTATTTACACTTGCTGCATCAATATTAAAGGTGTTACCTGTTTTAGGATTCTTTAAAACGTCAGACATAACATAATGTCTGTTTCCAATCTTATAAGAATTTTCTTTATTTTGAACAGAACTTTCACCATTAGGATCAGGTAATCCATCTTGACCCACAACTAAATCTTTTCCTGACTTGTGTGAACCAGTATTATACTGAGTAAAACCATCATTAATAAATCCACCATTTGCTAATTTACCAAATGGATTTAAATTCATATTCATTTTTTCAGGTGGCTTTAAAGCTTCTATTTCTTCAGCAGATAATTTTTGATCTATCATACCAGCCAAAGGAGCTAAAATTTGTCCTACTCCTGGTATAAAAGATAAACCCGTTTGAATAATATCTCCACCTAAACTTTTTTCTCTAAACCTTTTTGTATTAGATTTAGCTTTATTACTATTTGATGTCTTCATCATTAAAGTTGCATTTAAAATATCAAATTTAGTTTGAGCTTCATTAGCCAAATCTATATCTGTAAAAGGATTAAAACTTGGTAGCTTATTAAAGCTACTATCATAAGGTTGTGTTTTTATAAAAACTTTGGTGGACTCTATTGGCCCACCATTATTACATTTCTTTTTCATCGGATAGATTGTTGGTTATTTAATACTTGAAGTATTACTGTTTTTCTATAATCTAACAAAGGATTAAAAAACAATCTTACAAACACAAATTTATCCCAAATATTACCCCAATCATAAACAGATTTATTACTATTTATACTAGCAGCATTAGAAACCTGATCTATATAACCATTATATAGTTTTACTGAACTCCAATCTTTAGTTACTACTGGTTGATTAATAGCTAAGTCAGATAATCCTGCAATCTTATAATTTTGATCTGTTCTTACAACATACTTAGATACCTTTGGAATTTTATTATTTAGATAAGGACTTATATGTTGATCTTGTAAAACTAATGTTTGTAATCCTGTAGATTGCTCAAAATTATAAACTAAACATTTATCAAACGTAGCATCTACGGTTTTAAACTGTTTAGATAAACTATCCCAAACGTGTGTATAACCCACATAGTATAGATTACTTACATTAGAAGAAACAGGATCAAAATTAGACCATTCAATTATAAAATCATACTTAGATCCAAAATAATTTTGATATTTTGTTTTATCTAAATGTTTAAAAATTCCATTAGAACTAGAATTAAATCCACAAGTATAAAAATTATTACTGTCATTAAATGCTATTCTTGGAATATAAGAATGCCAAGATGTAAAACTTTGATCTTTAAAAGAATAACTTAGCGTCCAACTTTTCTTTTCAAAATATGTAGAATCATCTGGATAAACTTCTACTAGACTTGCTCCATTTAATTTTTCCCATCTATTATTAAGATCTGACCAAAATGTACTAATTGGCCCAAGATCAATTGATTCTTCTTTATGATCTAAAGGTAAGTAGTCTTTTTTAGTAATCATAAGACGTTTAAATCTAGGATCATAATATAAAATAATACCTACTCCTTTTCTATCTAAAGTAGAATTTATAGGGAATTTTTCATTTGTAACAGCAAAGAAATTAGAGGTAGCTTCAGAAGGAAGATATTCTTTAAACCATTGATTTAATCCTTTATTAGATAGTACTTCTAATTTATTATCAAAACCAAATATCTCACCTCTTTTCTGATCTGCCCAAAAATGACCAAATGGAGTATCACATTGACTTTGTTTATTTTGCAAACCACCCATACCAACGTCTGTCTGCATTAATTCTTGAGGAGGAATACTTAAGAAATCTCCAGTAGTTAAATAAGCAGTATTTTGATCTGTTGCAATCTGTTGAGGATTAGGTTGTAAAATAAATGTAGTATCTTCGGTATGAACCAGAAGTTGATTGTTCTGATATTTTAAACCAGTGATAGCTCCTCTATGTGCAGGAAGATCTATATAATCATTTATCTTATTAATTCGATATAGATCAAACGATTCTTCTTCAAATGATTGAGGGCTAAATATAATTCTATTTGGATATTCTGCTAAACAGTCTGTACAGTAATCATAGTTAAGTGGTAAACTTACTTTACCTACTTCAGTAGATTGAACATCATAGTCTTTATTTATTGCAAAATAATCTTTAATTATTTCGTTCGTGGGTCTGATGGTATATTTTCCATCAGATTCCAATTCCGCAAACTTTTCCAACAAGACTGCAATATCAGAACCAGGGCCGTAATATTTTGTTGCCTCACCTGTACCCCCATGTCTCAAAGAAGTATTTATATCGTGCTCTTCATAAAATGTTGTATAACATAATCCTTGTAAAATATTATCCGGAGTAAACAACGGCCAAAATGTACGAGTTTGTGTATTTAAACTAATTATTGTATCGCCTCCATAAAATTCATTATCGTCTGCTATTACAGCATGATTAAAATGGATGTAATTATAATTTAAATTTAAAATATTTTCGTATGGCTGAATATTGACTTTTTTGTAAACATAAAACGAATTATACTCTAGTGTTCCAGTTACAGGATCAGTAACATTAGCACCACCAAGAACATTCCCTGCTAATAATGTGCTAGCATCTTCTAAAGGATAAGATCCAATCTTAATTATACTGTCATCAACAGAATCATCTGCTGATTGAATTGGCATGTCAAATAGTGACGCTGGAGTATAAGAATTTGCGGGAACATAAATTTGATTTGATACTAAATAATTTGATCTGGTAGGTAAAGCAATATCCGTTATATTAAAAATGTAAGAATAAGCTGTAATAGTATCTGTTCCTCCAGTTTTAGTAACTATTGTTTCTTCCGAATCCGGAGAAGATTCTATATGGTAAGCTTGATTCAGCTTAATATAATCAGGATTAAATAATTTCTGATTATATAATATGTTTGCCGAATTATATCTCACATACCCATTTGTAGATACTAAATCAAAATCTGTGAAGTTCGCGTCCAAGTATAATCTGTTACCAACACCTGTTACAATTATTGATGGTTGGCATGCCCATCCAGAATCAACTACAGTTTTATTTGCAGCATCTCTTACAGCATGGCAAAACCTATGACCTACTACATCAGTAGATGGATAAGTTATATTATCAAATTTAACACCTAACGGTTGAATGTATTCTCCATTAGTTCCAGTTACGTGAGGTATTAACCTTCTGTCTGGAAATCTAAAGAATCGTAGTTTCGTAATAGTTGTAATAGGAGTTCCATTAGAATCTTCTCCAAAGATATTATCGCCATCACAATTAGACAAGTCAGGATAAGTTGTATTATCAGATTGATAAAAACCAAATTCTCCTTCATATGTATATGGGTGAGCAACAGTATTAGATGTAGTAATACTAGCAGTGTTAAACACCTTCCATTTAGGAACAGTTTGACCAATAGTTAATCCAAGATGCTCTACGTCAGATTCCCATACATCATTAGTACCAAGAACAGAAGCATTAGAAACCACTGTTAAAACAGTTAAATCAGATGGAACAGAAGGTCTTCCTATTAATTGGAAACATGGAGTCCAATCTCCGTTTTTTAGAAGATACTGAATAGTAAAAGCATAAACTTCATCTCCTTGAAAACTAGTACAATCCCAATAAGTATTAGGATTTTTAGGATTACCTAAATCAAACTGATCGTCTGTTTTTACTTCCTTAGCTACCCATTTAGCTGTTATTAAACTAGCGAAGCGTTGATAAGTAGAATAATCAACTCTATCTTGTTCTACATTAGCTCTAACTAATCTACCTTGCACTTGTTCCTGAACATAAGATTTTTTATATTTAACATCAGGAATAACAAGACTAGAGTAATCTAATGGAATATCTCCCCCACTTGGATTATAACCTGTATAAGTCCATTGAAATTCAGTTCCTGTAATAGGAACTAATTGACCTACAGAATGAGCTTCTATAACTTGTGTACCAACTATTTGCTTAACAACATTAACCTTTAAGTAATCAAAACTAGTATCTAGATTATAAAATCTTAAAGTAATAGATTTATTAGTAATTGGTACACCACCAATACCAGAATCATATTGAGGAGCATTTAAACCTCCATCAATATTATTATAAGCATCAGTTTGGTCATCATCATAAATTATTGTTTGAGGGCTAATGTCTGTTTTATAAATAGAATTGCCATCAACATCAACAACTTCTAATTGAAAATAATAAGAGCCTAATGAAAGATTTCCACCAGAAGAATTAACTTGAATTAAATCTATTTTAGGACATTGAATATTAGGAACAAACTTAAATTTATTTGCATCAAATACTCCAGATGTTTTAAAATCATTTGGTTTATCAACATTAAACCAATAATCTGGATTATGTTTATCACCCCAATAAATTATTCTTTCACATCCATTTCTAACTCTATATTCTCCTGTTGGTGGATGTTCAGTAGAAAAACCTAAATTTAAATTAGCTAAAGTTTGGTACCTACCTTGTTTGAATAATCCTATTTCAGAAGAAGCATTATTTGTAGATAATAAATAAATTTCTTCATCTTGCCCATATATAGAACCTAGTAAAATATACCCTGTTGGTAAACTAGCAGATAATTCATTTCCTGGTTCCGACTGATATTCTTGTCTTCCACCTTCATGATTATCTCTAATAGCATTCAAGGCAAAAGTAACATCATTACTATCTTGAAATGATCTATCCTTATTAATTCCATTAGAATGAACTACGGGAAATTGTTTATCTAGCATAGAACAAAATTTCAGGTAATTTCATAAGTTTAGTATATTGCGCATTTAAATTCGCAATGTCTGCAAAATCAGTTTGAGCTAACATTACAGATCCTCTAGCTTGTCTCAAAAGCAAAGCTTGCTTTTGATTATATGTATTGTAAAAATTATAAGCATTACTTTCTTTAGTAAATTGCCTATTTTCCCAATGTTTACTTATTGCATAAGCAACTAAAAATTCAATCACCAATTGATTATCAGGAATCAAAATATCTTGATTTTCATCACAAACAGGAGAATCATAGTTTACACATATCCAACCAGAATCAATACTTAAGTACATTGTTTTCTGAGGAGTGATAACAAAAGTTTCACTACAATTTGCGTAAAGACATTCACAGCCGTTATTAATTAAACTTTTGTCTGTTCCTACATACTTTAAAACTTTAAATGTTTCTTTAAAGAAAGCTGAATCTAACCACATTTGATATGTTAATAAAGGTTTACATACAGCAGGGTTTATATCAGCAGGTTCAGCTTCACAAGTTAATTCTTCAATCATAGAAGAAGTAGGATTAGTTGCTTGCCAATGTATAGCATTTATACTTTTAACATATTTTGGTAATTGTACTTTACCATCAATAATTTCAAATAGTTCTATTCTAGGTTCGTATTGAATAGTGTTTGGAAGTAATTTTAATCCATCCATAAAGCGATCCAAGAAAGAAGCTTCTGTATCCTCTTCAAATAAAGAAGCAGGAATATTATCCAATACTGTTCGTAATTTTATATAGTTTTTCATAAACGAGAATCTTTTAATTTGTAAATTTTTGTAAAGTCTTTTTCACATTCAGCATATATGTCTCTTATCCAGAATCTATTAAGTTTTATGGCCCAATACCATTTAAACTTTTTATTAGATTTACATCTAACCCAAGAATAAGTAATAAAATAATTATCAACATTGTTTTTGGCAAAGTAAATCTGCTTTTTATTTTCTTTAGATTTTTTAAAATCTAAAAATTTCTTAGCTTTTGCTTTAGCTAAATGAAATTCACCTAATCCTGATTCCAACATTATTGAATTACCATCTTCTAAATAAAGCTTTAATTTTTCAATATATGCTGTAACTACAGTATTCCATTCGTTCCAATCAGCAGATAATTTATGGTCTGTACACTCTGAATGCTTTATAAATGGCATAGGAACAGTTCCTAGTTTATGAGGAATGTTCTTTTTGTATTTATATGTTAAGTAAATATGAACAAGTGTTTTACGCTTAGACCTTAACAAATTCATTACTGTCGTTGGTTTGATCTTGAGGAAGTTGCATTGGAACATTTAAAAGTTCCAGTGTTCTTTTATAAGTTCTATGAGCATACTCTTCTTGCAAAGGATATAATGTTATAAGAGGATCATAGCATAAATTTGTAGAATTTCCATCAGGATCACAGTTAGGGATTGTTTGTAAACTTAATGGATCTGACCATACTCCTGATACAGAAACAACCTTTAATGTTAAAGGTGCATTCCATATAATTAAATAAGAATTAATAAGACTGCCATAATATTCTGTAGGCTCTTTATCTTTCTTTCTTCTCCACTCAGCTTCAGTAATAATATTAATTTGCTTACCTGCAATAGTAGCAATATTAATTTTAGATTTATTCATTCCAGCAATAACAGAAGGAATTTTATATTTAGATTTTAATATTTTACATTCTAAATGGTCGGGAACACAATCGCAATTATGTGATTTACTTATTTCCAACGACATGCAAAATTGGAACCAATTGTCTTCTGATAAAAATGATAATTTTTCAAATTGTTGTTTTAAAATGTCAGCTCTAGAAACAGAAAAAAGGTTATACAGACCTTCGTCCGTATAACCTTCTGGGTTTCTACCATAAGATTTAATTAATCCTCGTATAGCTGATATATGTTGTCCTATGGTTTTCATAGTAATGTTGTAGTTATTAATTGAGTATAATCTTTACACTCAATTATTTCGTATTTATTTTCTTTTAGATCAAACCATACAATCTTACTTTCTCCTAATTGATATTCAGGAATTACATCTTGAATTACTTTTCGATAGAAAGAAGTTTGTAAAGAATATTTTTCAAATTCACAATCAGGTAAATCAAATTCTTTAATTTTACCAAAAGAAGATTTATATCTTAATTTCTTATCTGTTTTAAAATCCCAGATCTCATACTTTTGAGTTAACTTATTAAAGTACAATCTATCAAATCTTCCAGCTTTCCCTAGCTTAGGGTCACCTACTGCATATTCTGCTGCAACTAAAATTAGATTTTCTTTTGCGTATTTTACAAAATCTAAACATAATTGTTTAGCAACATTTAAACTGTTAATATAGTTTATGGTTTGAGCAGTACTTAAACTATTTGGTAGTTCTATCTTAGGTTGATCTAAGATTCTATTTTCTAAATTCTCTAAGTAATTATGAATAAAACTACCTCTAGTAGTTCCAATAGAATTTTCTATTTTCCACTGATCTAATACATCTTCTGGTGTAACTTTCAAATGATCGTGATTATCATAAATAGATACTGTTGTATAACCCGATTCTAGCGTAGGATCTATAATTTTAAACTGTGAAAAGTTATTCCATATAAATTTAGTTTCATATCCAGAATATGTATAGGCTTTTAGTATTGACCAAAAATGACTATTAAACTCTGGCTTAAGACTAGATAACCATTTAGTTATTGATTGAAGTTCTTGTTCACCATAAAAGTATTGGTGATGTTGATCTTTATAAGTTATATCTTTAAATCTTTCTTGTAGAAGCTCAATCATGAAATGGAATTAAAATTGGTGATTTATCTAAAATAACAGCACAGGATAAAATTGGTTTTTTATCTCTTTTAGCATAAGCAAAAGCATAAGAACTAAAATCTATTCCACAACCAACCTGAAGTGCAAAGTTTTTACCTCCATTCATAAACTCAATATATCCTTCAGAATGTAAATGTCCTTGACAAACCGATACCATTTCTTGTTTAGCTTTAGTTCTAGCTGTACCACCTTCTCCGTGTACATAAAGAATATCATTATGTATTAACTCTTCAACAAATCTCCAGTTTGGAACCTCTAAAACTTCTTCTAAAGGTTTCATCCATCTTTGTGATAGTCCAACTTTAAATAGCTTTCTTGCTACAATTCTATCATGATTACCTAAAAGAATAGTTGCTTCTGGAAAAACAGAATACCATTTCTGTAATTTCTTAATAGCTAAATTCAATTCTTCAATTGCTGATAAACCATCAGCATCTGAATCATGAAAACTTTGAGCATGGAAGTCTAGAAGATCACCTGCAAAAATTACCTTATTACAGTTAAACCGATCATATTGCTTTTTACAAAATTCCAAATAACCTTCTTTTTCAAATGGAAGATGAATATCTCCAATAAATAAAACGTTATTTTCGTTATATTGAAAATTTGAATCTGATGATATTGGTTTATCAAATCGAATAAGTGTTGTAATGTCCGACTCCTTAAGAGGAACATTTAATTTAAAAGGTTCAGAAGAACCTTGATATTTATGAACTTTCTTCCATAACCTTCTGACATAATCAGATTTTTGCTTTGGAGTTCCTTCTACTTTGAAGATGTTGGCAATATCTAACCATCCACCTTTTTCTTGCTTTTCCTGCAAGTAGGAAATTAATTCTTGATTCATTGTTTAATTATTTTCCTACAAAGATACAGTTATGAACTTTATGCAGTATTAAAAAGGATCTATATAATAACTAACATTTGCTAAATCAATAACACCAGAATCTAAAAGATTACCCGTTAAGTTTTTAAAATAAACATAACCGTCTGGATGGACAGAGCAAATACCTATTGCATCATAATTTCCAATTACAGGAAATTGTAAAATTACAGTAGGTCGTGTATTAGTTGGGAGCCTGAAAGCTTGAATAAATAAATTGGGTGTAAATGTTACCAAACTACAATCTAGCTGACCTCTAAAATAAATAGCCTTGTTGTTAAATCCTGTCAACCATACTTTCAATGGAGTTGTAGGATGTTGAGTAAAATTGTTATAAAACGTAGAAGGTTGATGAAAACCTTCACCAAAGGTATTTGCAGTTCTTGCTTCAGCAGAGTCTAAAATAAGATCTGTGGAAAATTGTTTTGTAACACCACTTTGAACACCTGGAAATACAACACTGTCTGAAATAGTTGTTGCAACAGGTAATGTTGAAATTTTAGGCATATATAGGAATATCGTTTTCTGTTAATATGGAAAGACTAGTTTCTGTTAATATAGGTTCTATCGGAGTAACTGTGTATTTAGGATTACACTTAGTATTTGTAAAAATACAAACAGACGTAAGTTTTTTTACAAAAGCTTTTATTTCACATAATATTTTATATGGCACTTCACATGAATTTTGTAATATGTTTAAATATGCATAACTAAGTTCTAAATTAGAAATTATTGTTTTTCTATCACAATCTAATCCATACCAGTCAATCTCAATTAATGTTTTAGTGTTTTGAAAATATAGACATTTAAGAGCATCCACATCCTCCTGAGTTACTGGAGATACTGTTGTCATTTATAAGTAGTTTTAAATCTGTGTACATTAAACACATGTCTGTGCAATTACAACTATCACAGTCATTACCTTGCAATAAAGCATAATACAAAAACCATGCTTTATTATCTTTTGTATTGTTCCAATATTCTAACACCTTACATTTTAAATCACAACCAATTAGCAAACAAGCTGAATCTTCAATTAAATATTCCGTTCCACTTATATCATAAGTTACAGATAATGTATAATGATACACAGCATCACAAAAAGAAGTACTTGTTTCGTTATCATAAAACAATGATGCTGAAATTAGTACTTGTTCATTAGTAATTGATCCGATTAAACTAGTTATATTTAGTTCAGATTCTGTTGAAGAGCAGTTAGTACTACTCTTCAACGTTAAACCTGTAATTGTTTTTCCAGGTGCTTCAATTAAAGCATCTGACTGTAATGTTAGAATAGAACAATCTGAGTTGATTGTTGCTATCATTAATCTATAAGTTTAATTAAATTACTAATCCATCCAGCAAGCTTTTTATCCTTTATAATTCTAGATAAAATCCAATCCAGATTAGAGAGAACAAACTTAATAAATTCTGGACTTTCTAAAAACTCTTTCCAAATTTGTTTAAGCTGGGCACCATCAGGTTTTACATTATCTGTAACAGCAACCAAAGTTTTAGTGATTGGTGGAATTAATAAACTTAAACCTTCTTGAATTGCAGGTTCATCAATTTTAGAAATTGCTTCTAAAAGAGCTTGTCTTACAGCTTCAGTAATATTAGGATCTGAAGTAAGAGTTCCCCAAATAAGTGCAACTTGATCTTTGTTAGCAGCATTATCATCAGTTAATACAATTACAGTAGTTTTTAATCTTTCTAAAACTTCTGTAGCGGATACTCTTGCATAAGAGTTGTCAATTAAAGGGATAATTTCTGTAGAAACCAGATCCAGATTTGTGTTAATAACTTTTTGAACGAGGTTGTTTTCCATGTTTTATTAGTTTGTATTGTGTTAGGAATTTGTTGAACGTTGAGTTCAGGAGATTTAGTTATCTCTTCTTTTTTAGGATTGATAATTTTTATTTTTATATTCTGTTCTTTATCCAGCTTTAACATTAAACGTTTCAGTGCTATAGTAGATTGTGTAATTGAATCTTCTTTGAGATTCATTCCCACTAAAATACATCCACTTGTATCAGCAATAGTGTTACCAGCATGAATTAAAATACCTTTAAAATTAGGTACGTGTTTCAAACGAGGTAATATTTTTTCAAATCTTTGTGAATAAGATAATTCTACAATGTATTCTCCTTCTGGAATACATGTCTCGTTTTTTATTTTTTCCGTTCTAATTTTATCTTCTAAAGTATAACAGAAAAATTTATTATTTATAAATAATTCTCCAAAAGTAATATCATCCTTCTGTTGTTTTCTTTGAAGTTGTAGTTCCATTTTTTAATTTAAAAAACCATGAAAATTTACTAGCTACGGTTTCTATAAATGACCATCCTGAAAAAGATTCCCAGTTTTCATCAATAGATTTAATTTCTCGAACAATGATTAAAAAAGCACCAACAGAAGTGATATTTAATTTCATCATTGTTTCAACATTTTCAGGATCAAATATAGTACTTAATATAGAATGACCAAATTCTACGAAAAATATATTATGTATTAATTGTAATACTATTAATAATGAGCAGTAGAATAGTATTTTGAATCCGGTGTCCCCCATTTTTTTAGATTCAATAGCTTTAAATCCTTTTTGGCGGTACACTAAATAAATTTTAGTTAAAAAATCAAACAAACACAATATAATGCTTAGAAAAACCAAGCCTTGTATTGGTGCGATAAAAGATAGAAATATAGAGGTTATTGTTAATGCAAAACTATTCAATCCTGCTAAAATTTTAATTAAATAAGACTTCATTTTACTTTTTCATGTTTCACGGGGGATTTTTTCACGTGGGATTTTTTTGCAGATTCTTCTTTTACTTCTTCCAAAGAGTAAATATTAATTTCCTTGTAATCTTCTGAAAAGAAAACACCTTCTTTTAAAGGATTAACTCCTTCTTGTAAACAAATTCCAGTTACAAATCTTTTAAGCGCTTCGTTTTTAGCATTAAAAATACTTTGTGCTTGTTGCAACTGATCTCTTAAAGATTTAAGTTCAGTGTCTGCGTCTAAGATTTCTTTGGATACAGCCTCTTTCAGGGCAATTTTTCTTTTTATTTCTTGTTTCATATTAATGATTTTAAGTAGCAAATTTACAATAAAAATTTTATCGCCGGATTAAAACATTTGGAGAAAATCTCCTCCACCATTATAGGTTATAATTATACAACCTACTCTTCCAGCACCACCTGCTCTATCTGTAGCAGATCCGGCTCTACCACCAGAACCACCACCGCCATAACCAGATATAGGAGCTCCTCCAGCAGTATTAGTGGCTACACCATTAGCACCTGGGCCAGCAGGCGAACCCCCTGATGTTCCTCTAGTTGACCCAGAAGCATTTCCTCCAGCAGAAGTACCTGCACATCCTCCACCAGCTCCTCCACCAGAAGTGAAGTTACCAGTAGAACCAGATCCGCCTGTATTTAAAACTGTTCCAGCAGCACCTGTACCTCCAGCTCCCTCTGCTCCATTTGAACTATTAGCTGAAGCTCCTGTGCCACCACTACCTCCATTGGCACTCAGTGTTCCAGAACTGTTAAACCAAGTAGCACCTCCAGCCCCTCCACTACCACCTCCTGAGAGGCCAGCAGTTCCAGCAGTTCCTATTTGAATACTATAGGTAGTGCCACCTGTTACAGTTTGGGTTGCAGCAGCATAACCACCACCACCTCCACCTCCTCCAGCAGAAGGATTTCCAGAGGCTCCACCACCTCCTCCTCCACCACCGAAGCATTCAACATAAATTGAATCAACACCTCTTGGACATGTCCAAGTTGTTCCTGAAGTTATTATACTTCTTGACATATTAAGCCTCCATGTTTATTGATACTATATCCCACTTTGTATCAGTTGAGTTATAGATACATCCTATGTAAAGTGTTTTACTAATTACAGTAGTTGTAGGAAGTATTACTCCCATTGCTCTATAAATAGCGTTATAAGCTAAAGTTCTAGCTATTCCATTATCTTTTATTCTGTACAAAAGTTTTGTTCCCTGAACAGGAGTTCCTGTTGGTGAACCAAGAGTACAGTTACCTGCTAATGCAGTTATAATATAAATATCTGTTGTAGATACATCTGGAGCTGGTGCAGTATTAGATGCCGTTGAAGTTACTCTTGGATCTATACGCTTATTTGTAAGAGTCTGTGTATCAGTAGTTCCAACAATAGTTCCTGATGGAGCAGTAACTACTCCGTAAGCACCTGATGTAGCAGTAACAATACCAGAAGTAGTTGCAGCTTTTATAACTTTACCTGTAGTAGAGTTAAAAAGTACAATTTGATTATCTACTGCTGAACCTGGGCCAGTAACATCTCCCGTACCAACTGTTGTCCAAGACAATCCTCCTGTACCGTTAGTAGTTAAGGCTTGACCAGAAGTACCATCATCTACTGGGAATGTGAGTGTGTAGGAAGTTGTTAGAGAACCTGTAGCAGGAACAGTAAGACCTACATATTGAGTTATATCAGAGTCATACAAACGTAAAACTCCATCAATATATTCCATTTGAGTAGTACCTGACCCCACAGTAACCGACGTATTACTTGCGCTAACATATTGAGTTCCATCTTCTGAAAACATAGAAGCTGTTGAGTTAGCATCATCTAAGAATAAAGCACTAGAACCAGAATTATAGTTAAAAGCTAAAATTCCAGAATTAACTAAAGTACCAGTTAAGTTAGCTGCTAAAGTACCATTGGTTAATTTAGCAAAACTAACATCATTTATTTTAGCATTTGTAACAGCTAAGTTATCTATTGTCCAAACTGTACCACCTGAAGATACTGTAATATCTCCATAGTCACCATCAGTTAAACTAGATGCTTGTTGATCTAATTGATATCTAGTTGAACCTATTGTAAAATATAGGTGAGAACCATGATATTCAATAGCTCCATCTTCAGGAGTAGTTAATGCTGTCCCAGAATCTATCTTAATAGGGGCTGTATTTGCAGTAGCTGTTCCACCTGAAATATGCAATTTGGCTGTTGGACTAGTTTGTGATATACCAGTATTAATACTAGAAATAGTAATATTGGCAGACGACATTGTAGAAGGATCAGTTCCTAATCCAATAAATAATTTATCAGAACCAGAATTATCAACGCCAATAACATAACCTATTTCAGCAGTATTTAGTTTTACAAACGGATCTCCTCCACCTACTGATGTACTTAAAGTTAGTACAGTGTGGGCTGTTGCAGAACTAGTATTTGAATTTGTGAGGTTCAGATTTACAGAGCCTGTTGCATTTGTATTACTTCTAAATGGAGTAAATGCTCCTGTTACTGCTGAACTAGCTGAAGCATCAACACCACCATTTTGACCTTGAATACGAAGCCCATAAGATGTACCACCAGTTAGTTGTAACTGATTGGTAGTATCGTCAAAAAAGAAATTTGTTGCGTCTGAAGAAAATGTACCGGAACCTCCAGATATTTGAACTGCTCCAGCGATACCAGAAGAACTCCCACCACCTGAAGGGGCAGTAGGAGTCCAATCTGTTCCATTGAAGGCCAGCACATCATTAGTATTAGCTCCTGTTCCAACTATCTGTTTAGGAGTAATTTTTGTTGCTGCCATAATTTATTATACTATTTTATAAACCATTAAACTTTCATCGCTAGTAAGTGCTGTTGCAAGAGTAAGAACTCCAGTAGCAGATACCAATGTGTAATCTCTAGATACTGTTCCAGAACGAGATAAAACTACACCGTTTCTAACAACAAATGTTTTATCTAAATCTGCTGGTACAGTAAATGCAATATTAGTTCCATCAACATCAGTTACAGCCGTACCTGAGTCCAAGTCAATAACTGAAGAAGTAGAACCTGTCAAATATGCTCTAGTGATAGTTCCACCTGCGGCTGCTTGCCATGTTGGAGCAGAACCAGTTGTTGCAGTAAGAACTTGTCCAGTAGTACCATTAGCAATTCTCGTTAATTCGCCAGTTGTACTTCTAGTTAATATATCCCAGTTAGCGTCTGAACCTACATCTAAGCGAACTTTACCTGAATCAGAATAAATCGCATAATGAGAAGCCGATACATTAGCATAAAAACCTCTATAGTCAGAAGCCGCAGTTAATGTAGGACTTACGTTTACACCATAAGTAATACCAGTATGTCCACCAGTTTGATTAATAGTATGGTTAACATCTACACCAGCAAATGTATTAGTACCTGCTGCTGATGGTGTAAAACTGCCACCAGATCTAAACTGAATTTGATTGGCAGAAGTACTAGTTCTATTACCAGAAGCACTTAAATTAGGTACATTTGAGGTGTTTGCTCCCATAGCAACATCAACACCAGTATTACCTGATCCAGTAAACATAAAGCCTGTTGAAGCTCCTGCATAATCAAAAGAATATATGCCATTGGTTGTAGCACTAAATCCATCTTTTGTTATACTTAACTGGTTGGTTGCACCAATAGTTAAAGTACCATCATCAGCAACTCTAAATACGCTTGTACCAGATGAGTTCTGACCTGTGTAGTTATAAGTACCTGAACCTGTTCCAGAACCTCTAGAAGTTAATCTAGTAGAACCTGCTGCGGTAGTTGTACCTACAATTAAATTATTACCATCATAAGTAAAGTTGGTATTAAATGTAAGTGTATCTGCATCAGACCAATAAGCTACCTTATTAGCGGAACCAGTACCATCAATTGTACCAGTTGTTTGAATCCTGGTAAAGGTAATTGTATCAGTACCTAAAGTAGTTACTTCAGATACAGTGATCCAAAGAGTTCCTACGTTAGCAGTACCATCTTCAACAGCTACATATACGCCATCTATTTCAGAAGCTGCATCCATCCAACTTACGCGAGTAAGAACAACAGATGAACCAATTCCACCTACGGTATAAACACCATTGTTAAATGCACCACCTGAACCACCTGTTACTGAATCTTTTACCAAGATAGTATCACCATTCGCATAAGTTATTCCGTCATGTGTAAAGGTAGTTCCACCAAGAGTTATCGTAGTAGCTGTTTGAGCTGTTGCAGTTAAAATAGCAGTAGTTGCACCTCTAACTGAACCTCTCCTAAGTCCAGCTACTGCATTGGCAATAGCTGTATTTACAAACGTTACGTTAGTAACGTCAGTTCCAGCAGAAGGAGTTCCGTTTAATGTAATATTATTACTGAATGTCCATGTGCCAGATACAGTTTCGTTATCAGATAATATTGCAACTAAAGTACCGACATCTAAAGTTGGGTTTCCTGAAATACCATCACCGTTTGTAACCACAATTCTATTAGTAGTTCCAGTAATAGTTCTTGTATTCCATGTATCGGTTGCTGTTCTTACAGCAATACCATTAGTAGCTAATCCTTCTACAGCAGCCAAATCATTAGCTAGTGTAAAAGTCGGATTGCCAGATACACCATCGTTATTTGAAATTGTGATACCCGCAGCAGGAGCCGTTAAAGATCTACCAGTAAATGTATCTGCTGCTGTTTGGACAAGAAATCCGTTTGTATTGTATGCGGCTAACGAATTAAGTGTAGCATCTAATGTCACATTCGTTCTTGTGTTACCAGCATCATCTGACGCAGTAAAACCAGCACCAACAAAGTTTAATTTTGTTCTGGCTGTAAGAGGAGTACCCTCTTCTTGTATTTCAGCATACCCACCTGCCCCAGCAGAAGCATTAAGCGTTGTTCCTGAAATAGATAAATTTGTTCCTATTGTTAACCATGCTATTGCAGAAGCCGAATCATCGTAAAACGCAATTCTATCTGCACCAGTAGAGGCTTCTAAGAAAGCAACTTCAGTAGAGCTGTCTGTTACCATTAAGGCACCAGGAGCAACAGATGTTTGAAGCTGTTTTCCATTTCTAATTCTTGTTACTGCCATCTTTTATATATAATATTGAGCAGTGATTTTATCACTTGAGTTTAAAGTTGTTGTCAATGTAAGCGAAGAACCCGATATTGTATAATCATCGGTCACTACTAATAATTGACCATTTTTGAAAATGTTTAGTGAACAGAAACTACAAGGCGTTGCTGCCAATGTTACTAATGTTCCTGATATTCCTGATTGTGTTTCTACTATAGGTGAAACAGATACATAACCTGTTCCATTATGAACTAATATACTTCCTATTGATGCTCCAGTTAAACTGAACTTTCCGTCAACATATTCCTTATCAACTAGAGATCTATTTGAATATGTTCCTGCATAATTAGCAAAATATCTTGCATCACTTCCCCTAATAATTACTCTATTTGTAGTAGGTGTTGTTAAGGATATGCCTGAACCATCAGTAATAACTTCACTATTTCCTGCTAGATCATAATAACGTAATCTTCCTTCTGTAAAGTTTAATAGCAAGTTACTACCTGCTAAATCACCTATATTTGTAAAAAAGTATCCTGATGGATTAGTTGTTGTAAAAGTAATATTATCAGTAAGCGTAGCTGTTACTGTTGTAGGAACAGTTCCAGATCCACCATATATTCCGCCACCTGTGGTTGTAATTGATGCTAAAGCATCATCAACATATCTTTTTGTAATCAGTGATTCTAATGTAAAGAATGCTGAATAATCTGCTCCGTACTTTATACCACCAAGATTATTAGAATCCGTAATAATAAAGTTATCCAGAATAGTTAATGCTCCTCCACCAGTTGAATTTAATTCAAATAAGTTATTAGTGTCACCAGTAAAAGACACTCCATTAGCATTTAAATTAATCTGACCTTGACTTAATGTACCAAATACATTACCTAAAGAAACACTATCAGAGTGTATTTTTACTCCGTATCTTTCAGCAGATATACCTGATATTCCACCAAACTGAATATTTCTACCTATTGCTCCAGTAGTATCTATATTAAATGTACCTAAAGCTGTAGCAGTTGTGTTGTTTGGAATGTTACCGCTACCAGAGTAGATACCGTTTCCACCACCACTTAAAACCAGACTTTCTATATAAGTTTCTAACTCTTGTAAAGCATTTATTACAGTAGTATTGTCTGATATAATAGAACCTGTAAAAATACCAATATCAGTAGAGCCTGGAGTAACACCAACAGCAGTATTTAAATCAACATCTGTACTATTTATTTCTAAATCACCAGAATCAATTTTTTCTTGAAACCAAATCCCAAGATTTATTCCTTCATTTCCTGGCCCTGCTGTAGTAGGTCTAGAACCAGGCATTCCAACACCCAATATAGAATTTGCTGATGAGACAAATAGCTTGGCTATATTAGCCGGAATGATTAAATCTTTGTATTTATCGTATTGTCCCATAAAAATAAATAAGAAAGGGGAGAAACGCAATTAAGCATTCCTCCCCTTTCGATAAAATATAAGTAATTATTATGCTATATAAGTTGCATCAGTAGCATCAGCACCTACTGTCAAATCAGAGTAACCTAATGTTTTAGTTGATTTCAACCATGCTGATAAAATAGCTTCAACACCTGTGATAGTATTAGCAGATATAATACCTGCACCTGCATCATTAGAGTTTAACATTGGAATTGGAGTACTACCAGCAGCAATTCTAGTTACAACGTTTGCAACATTTACCACAAAAGCAGCATCCGGTTCACAACGGAACAAAAGTACTGTTTTCTTAGGAGACTGTATGTCAAAAGTAAGAGTACTTTCTACTGCATAATGCTCGATAATATAAGAAGTATAAAATGCTTTTGATAAATCAATATAAGACTTACCTTCAGAAAACCAATCACCGTGAGGTGCATTCTGCATGGTATGAATATTCAATTGATTTCTAGAGTTAGACCAAAGTTTCCATTTAGAAGTATGACCTGTACCTTCTTCAGGATAGCAAGTAGTTACTACTGGATCAGAAGTTCCGGAAATAAAATTACCACCAAGACTAATCCTTGGGAATACCATCTTCTGCTCAACATTATCATAATAAGCAGCAAGTGTGTGAGGTAAACCAACTACTATTAAAGCATCAATTTTAGCGGCTGCACCAGCAGTAGTAATATCAACTGCCTCAATGGTTGAAGTATTGGTTAAAGTAGAATCTTGAACCAATCGAGCTAAAGCTTGTACTAATTCAACAGAGCTAGATAAAACCTGATTTACACCATTAGTAACCTGAAAGGTAATATTGGTAGTAGGTGTAATTGTACCAAGTGCTTGACCTGCACCACCAGCAATTTTCACACCAAATACAACAAAAGGTTGAGTACCTTTACGAGTATTAGAAGCTACTGCTTTAGACTGACTATTAAAATCAGTCATAATGTTAGTCAATACATAATCCAAAGGATTGGTAATACCAGCATAGTCAGCTACTATAGGAGAACTTCCATAGAGAGAATTGGAATTAGTAATACCATACTCTTTTTCCATACGAACAGACTCTAAAGTAAGATAACTATTGTAAACACCATTGTTTACGATGGTAGGAAAAGTTGTTACTGCTTGTGCACCTAATGTAGCAAATTTAGCTTTTTTTACATATACTGAACGAACAGCATTACGTAAAATAACATTTGATTCTACATGTGAAGGATCGCCAACACCCCAAATATCAGCAAGCTGAGTATTTGCTGAAGCTGGTGTACCTTGAACTACTTTAATAGCAGCTACTTCAGCAGCATCATCTCCAGCAGCTAAATATTTACCAGTTGGTTTAACAGTTGAGTTGAGGTCAAAACTTAATACACCTAATTGACCATTAAGTAAGTTAAGATTGGTACCTGCGGTTGTAAAATCCCCTGATGCTAAAACTTGGTCGCCAGTTGGAACCAATACAGAAATCATGGGAAGTTTGTTTGTTTTTCTCATATTTTAGATATGATTTGTTCTTTTTGTAATTGAAATTTATTATTATCTTCTAGTGTACGACTGATATATTGAACAGTCATATCTACTAAAAGATCATGATATGATTCTGGTAAATCTGATGTAACTGTAGGACTACCAGATTGATATGCGCTTAAATCACCATTTTCATATTCTAAAGAATTATACCCACCTGAAAAAACTTTAACAGGATTTCTTAAATAGTTTACAATAATTTCGTTTATTGTATATTCTTTTGTATAGAGAACTAACTTATTATCTTGAATTGAACCTAAACATCTGTTCCAAGTTAAACTTGGTTGAGTATTAGCATCTGTTAATTTTACATCAAGATCGTTTAAACGTGTTATTGTCACAGGTATCTTTTTAGCTGTACACTCTAATGGTACAACATATGCTCTAAGAAAATGTCTATATGATGGATTAAATAAAGATATATCCGCAGCATATTTATTTACATCTAAATTAGCTACTGAATAAGGCAACTCTACTACTAGAGTTTGTAGCATATCAATCCTTTGTTGAATTACCTCAAAACCGAATTTATATTCTTTTGAATTATTTCCAGAATAGAATATCTCAATAAAATCATCAGTGGCTTTATTGAGAGCATCATCAAGATAAGCTCCAGGTAAATCTTTCTTATGATTAGAATTGAGTTTATTCCATCGGAATTTAATTTCTTGATGAAGACGTTCTATTGTCATTCTACCCAGACGTTTTTCGCTTTTACTTCCTCAAATAATTCATTATACCAGTTTGTCACTGAAGTATCAGTAGATTCTGGATCATAAACAATCATGTCTGAAACTAAGAACGAAACCAATTTTTCATAATCAGTCCATTTGTAAACATTATTAGAAGCAGATCTAGATTTCCAAACAATATAACCATTAGAGTTTTCCATAACTCTTGCATTAAATGCTTGACGAACTAAGTATTTGATTTCAAATCGTTGTTTACCTTCTGATGTTTTTAACAGATCCATTATCGTCATAAACTTACCAATGTTCTCCATTTGATATTGTCTATCATTCATGAAATTATTAATAGCTTGTTTTACCTGATCTGGAGTTGATACACCAGTAATCAAAGGTGTTCCTTGATGTGTAGTTAAAAGACTTGCTACTTTATAATTCATAAAGTAAGGAGACTCGGTTTGAAGTTTATACTTAGAATAATTAGCAGCATCAATTACATCTTGTTTTCTCATTTTTTCCATTTCAGCTTCATTCTCTTCTGAAATATAGAAAAGATGTTCAGCAGGGTTTGCTGAACTTTTATTTAAAGCTATACTTGGATGATTTTTAATTAACTGCATTGCCATTCTTTGACGAGGAGTTTCATCGGTAAAACGATTAGGTCTATCAAAAAACACTACAGAAAATCTGGATATAAAAGATGGTTCTGCTTTTTCAGGGCCATGTAACTGATAAGGTTGAAAATTAAACATTGTTGGCCCTTTTACAGTTGATGTATAAAAGTCAGGATCAACATTATCTAATATTTCAAAATAAGTTTGCCTTGAAATTTGAGATTGTTTTATAATTTTTGGAAGCAGATCTGTCCATTTAGAACTTAGGTTATAAGTTGACCTAACTTCTTCTTCAGAAAGATCTAGAAACGGATTAGGAATTAGCTCATCTAATCCCGTTACGTATTTATTTTTATTAAAATCAATAAGGAATTTTAACACAACTTCTGTGCCAAACTCCCTGGTTTTATTCATTCTTTCTCCTTTCTTTAATTCCTTTGTTTTAGGATCAATATAATTATACGTTTGAGAATCTCTTCCTTGAGAAGATGCCCTTAATACTGGAGAAACAAATAATATAGAGTGACTTTTCATATCTTTATTTTTCTTATTTTCTAAAAGAAAAGGAAGGTATATTTCAACCTTCCTTTTTAATTTATGCTAATTTTAATCTAATAGAACCAATACGACTTACGTCCCATGCGTTCAATGAACCAGCGATAGTACGGTAGATACCTAACTCCTTAGAATTGGTAGATACATTACTACCTGACACTTCTGCACCAGTTGCAAAATCATATGCACCTGATACAGTGTAATATTCTTCCACACCATCTTGCATAACCATAGTCAAGTTTTGACCATTCATACCTTGTGGAGTTTGATCGGTTACACCCAAATCAAAAATATCCATAGTAAAAGACTCTAAGGTAAAGTTGGTTCCAGGAGCTAACTCAGGGAAACGACTTCTATCATCTTTAGTAGGATCATGAACAATGGATACTTCCAAACCGTTCATCATTTTGATTTTAGTGAATTGCGCACCATACTCAAGTTCATTAGAATGATACCCTTCAGGATCAGTTCTCTTTTGAGCAAACAAAGTATCTACTGTTACAATAGTTGAGTACTCTTCAAAAATCTTTTGACTTAAAAATTGAATTCCACCCTCACCAGATGCAATCTTAATCTTACGATCAGAAAAACCTTTACGAGTTAAGAACTGGTTTTGAAAGAAACCAAAAATATCAGCAAGACTTAAATCACCATTATGTTCAAGATACTGACCTTCTTTAACAAGTTGTCTCCAACCTGCTGGAATCTTGATTGGACGACCTGAATCAACATCAAATGTTTTTTGCAATTGACCAGATTCCATTGCCATTTCACGATCCCACATTACTCTTTCTTCAAGGCGAGCCTCAATATTAGTAATAAAAGTACCTTTAGAAATAGCCTTACCCTCTTTAGTTTGAAGATTAGTTTGATAAACATAACCAGAGCTTACAGCAGCTCCTTTCATTTTCTGACCAGCTATAGTATAACCGTCAGTTGGTCTTTGAGTTTTCTTTTTTGCACATTCAATTTCTGTACGAATGAATTTGTCTGTAAATTCTGCTTTACGAGAATACTGAGTACACCAGTTTTGCAGTTTAAACATTTCACCAAAATCATCAGGGCCATACTTAGTATTAAGTTCGTCCGCAGTGAAAGTAGTTTCTTGTACAAAAGTCATTCCAGGTTGCAAGTACTTCACTGGAATCCAAGCATTCATATCTCCTGTTTGAAGTTCAACTTCATATTCAAAAGAGTTTACTGAACGCTGGGTAGCTTGACCAATAATACGCAATAAGGGAAGATCAGCACCAGCAAGTTTAATATAAACTGGCTCATGCAACCAATCTCTATCAGCAGCAATTTTAAATCTTAAACCACCTTTACCAGGAGTAGATGCTGGATCTACCAGCAATTCTGTAAAACGAAATTCGTTTGCTGTGCTACCCATGAGATACCAAGAGTAGTCGTCTGTTCCACCTGGAAGCATATGAACTTCTTTTTGGGCAACAGTATAATATGTGAATTTTTTGTTCACCATGTCTTCTCCAATTTTAGAAGAAAACAGTTGAGCGCCTTTTACGCCCATTTCAAAAGGAGAGTAACTTCTGAATAAGTTAGCATGAGTGAAGCTATCAAAATAGCTACCACCCCAAGCTGAACGCTCATGAGTTACTAATGCGGATCTACGTTCCATTAATGTTAAAAGTTATTAAATAATCATTGTATATTTTTTCAAATCATCATTCTTAGAAAGATCTGTTGGATTACCAGACTTAGATTTACCAGCAGAATCATAACCAGATTTTTCCAACTTCTCTTTTAATTGAGATGTTGCTCTAGACTCACCTTGTTTCAGATAAGATTCCATGTTAAATTCCTTACCGTCAAACTTAGATAAGAAATCTATAAGTTGAACATAAGCCTTTGGGTTTTTAGATATTTCTGCGAAAATTGTATTTGTTTTAGGAATAGTTTGTAACACCTTATCTTTCTGAGGTTGTGTCCATTTTACTTCCTGAAGTACTGTTTGTACAGAATCAAAAAATTGTTTTTGAGCTTCGGTTATTTCAGTATTTTCTACTTCCTTAGCTTTTATAAGTTTATCTGTTTGTTTTTCTTTTTGTTGTAATAATTTTTCAGCTTCTGATATAAGTTCATCTGAATCTTCTAACTCATCTAATTGAGCTTGAATTGCAGCAGGTCTTAAACCAGATTGCTTAAGATGTTCTTCTAAGTAAGACCTAGCAGAATCTAATGTAGATACGTCAGGAGTATCTTGTTCATTAATAAATTCTTTTACAAAATTTTTAAATTCTTCTTCTGTTAGATTTTGACCAGCAGTAGAAACATAGTTTAAAACTTGCTGTGAAAAATCTGGATAAGTTGATATTTCTTGTTTTACAAGTTCTTTAGGACGACTCAATAAACTTTGTTCAATATAATCAAATGTCCCATCAAAGTCATCGCTTTTAGGAATTAAGTTTTTTTCTACTAAAGTCTCATAAACATGTAATGCCAGAATATCACCTTCAGGTTCATTTGTTTCTTCACCCGATTCTTCAGGTTCATTATCTAAATCTTCCTGATCTGATTCTTCTGTAAACTCTTCTTGTATTTCAGTTTGAGTATCTGAAACTAAATCTTCTAAAGTCAAAATTACATCTGACTTGTTAACACCTTCAAGTGTTGGTAATGTTGTCATATTTCTTAATTTTCTTGAAACAAAATTACAACATATTAAATACTTAATGAATTAACATTAATCAATATGCTATAATTTTGCCCCTATGATTACATAAATGTAAAATACTTATTTACTTGATTTTTTATTAGCAACCTTCTTTTTAAAGAACCACCCTGATCTCGAAATAGTTTTGTTTTGTAAGTTTCTAATAATACATTGCACTGACAGTCCAAGTTCATTAGAACAGCTTTTGATAGAATCAAATTCTAAAAACTCATTGTCTCTTTCTGCGAATATAGGAGTTTTGTTGATCCTACTAATAAGTTTAGATCGTGTTTCTATAATCGGAACGATTTCTGGACAATACGTAAATTTTCTTGTTTTATAGGATACGTTTAATCCTTTACTTCTTCTTCTGCAAACATTTGCGATTATTCCAGGATCACAATTTAATTGTCGTGATACAGTCGCTACTGAATTATAAGTGTTAATGATATTTCCGTTTTCGTTTACTTCATAAACCATTTTGGATGTTGATATATGACTTCCAGAACGTTCTTCTAAATTTGCTAGAATACCTGAACCATCAAACAAACATCCAAATTTTCTTATAAATTGTGATTCTACATTTAAACATTCTTCTTCGTTATCAGAGTAATACAACTCCTTAACTAAAAAGAGATTGTTATTTTTAGAAACGATCTTATTCCAAATATCATTTCTTTTATATTTTGTGTATGCTCTACGATAATGGTTTCCGTTTAATATTGCTTTTCCTATATAGAAAACATCCCCATTAGGTCGATAATGCGCGTACACACAATATTTTAATTTCATTTACTAGTCGGCTTATTTGCAATTTTTTCTTTTATTTTTAATTCTTTTTCTTTTAACCTAACATTGTCCTCCTGCGTTTTCTTATCCAAAGATAATTTTTCTTCTTTAAGTGTATAGTTAGCAATTTCTATAACATCAGGAGTTCCATCATCATCTACGTCAGTATCCTTACTAAAACCCAATGCAGAAATAGTAGCTTTTTGAATTTCAGTTTCTCTACGCTCCTGTTCTTTTAAAATAATCAATTCTTTTTCTCTTTCATGTTGTTGGAGTAAAAATTGATTTTGAGTTTCCTGTAACTGTTGTTGATTATTAGCTTGTAGTTGTTGAAGTTCAACTTGTCTTTGATGAAATTTATTTTCTTCAATTTGAATACGTTTGTGAATTTCTTCAGGGCTACCTTTAGCAACAATATCTTTTAAAATCTGACTTACAGCAGTAATACCTTGACCTTGATTTTGAGCAAAAGCTTGAGCTTGTTGTAACATATATCTAGCATATTCTTCTGCTCCAGAAGCAGTTTGTAAAAATAAACCTAGATCAATAGGTTCTAGCATTTTAGGTGTTACAGTCAAAGTTTCTTCAACGTTACCTGGAAGCCAATACTGAAAAGATAATTCAGGAACATCTCTAAGTTTCATTTGAGTTTCACAATAAGTTCTAAAATCACATAACCAATCATTTAAAGCATCTTTCCAAACTAACGATTGTATGAAGAAATATGGTTCTGTAATAGCGTAACTTTGTTTAATACTTTGCTGGTTATCTGAAACATTAGATCCTTGTTGGAAAGTAGCTTGCCTTTGAGGACTAATTCCCATAGCCATTGCTATTTCCTGTTTCACTAATTCAGATAACTGATGAAGATTCATTAATTCAACAGCAGTTCCTATTAAATAACCATTTGAACCTGGACTTCTTGTAGAAGGTGGTAGAGCACCGTAACTAGTTTGACTACCTGAGTAAATATCTTTATTAGTCTTTTTTATAAAAGCAAGATAAGTTAAAAGTTTACTCCTAATATTATTTCCATATAAATCTTCTCCTAAATTATCTGGAATTTGATCTATATCAATACTTTGAATAGCACCTTGATATTTAGCAAGTTCTCTATTCATAATATGTTTTATGAAAATATATTGTAAGTAAGGAGGAATTGCTCTTTGAACTAAAGAAACCGATTTTGCATTTCTATTATTAATCACTGCTCCTTTAGTAGAAAGACTAAAAGAATCAAATGGACGTTCAATGTTAGTTACTTGATAAGGAACTTCTCTATAAATAGGATATACGTCTGAACCTAATCTAATTATTTCATATTTTCTAGGAATCCACAACTTTTCAGCAGTAAAGAATAATCCGTAATCTTCCCAAGTATATCGCTCGGACTCCATATCATACCTATTAATAAATTTTTCTTTTACGGCTTTTTCTGGAATTTCAAATCCTGAATCTAAAACAGAAGTTACGAGTTCTCCATATTCATCCTTATAACTCAAAAAGATTAATTCTTTAAAAGCTTTAAATTCAAAGTGAGTTTCCCAAATCAAAGTTCTATTATTAGATAAATAACTATCTGTCTGACTCAACCCAATTGTTTTATCAATGCTAGGTTTAGTTTGATTAATAAGTAGATCTTGTTTAGTATGGTCAAATACTACCTTACCGTCTGGCCCTAATGAATGCCTTTTGTCTAATCCTCTTCCAAAAGTAACTTGAAGTTTTTCAATATCATCATCTGATAAATTATATTCTTCTATTGCAGAACCTAATGTAATTGGTTGTTGATATGCAAACCAATCTCCCTTGTGAATAAATTTCTCATTAGGTGATTTTAACCAAGTTCCGTATAAAGGATTACGAATTGTAATAACAGGTCTTCCATGTCTCCATCCATTATAGATAAAAAATCTATCAGATATAGTAGCATCTACCATTGTATCTGCTTTTTTATCTAAAACATTTTGTTCATAATTACAATATTGTAACGCTTTATTATAAAATATTTCTAGTTCTGATAACCAATTTTGTTGTGCAAGATTTTCAGGTTCTAACTGAGTTCGTAAATTTTGAATAAATTCATTAGTTTGTTTTTCATCCATCCCTTGCATTTGCATTTGAAGTTTTTGAATTTCAAGTGCAACTTTTTCATCAACAGATCGTTTAATTAATTCAATCCTTTCTTTATTTTTTGCTTGAATCGCATTGGCTGATAAAAGCATTATATGGAGTTCATCTCTACGCTGTATCATTTCTCCCTTTAAAATATTTACAGAATTGTGTAATTCTGGATAAGGTTGAACTTCTTCATCAACTTCACCAATATCTTCTCCAAGAGGTTGACAAAATGTTTTCAACATACTTTTAAAATCAGATAAATCTCCATTTATAACTTTATAACAAGTTAACATTGAAGTATAATCATCATTGTCCGGTATTTGAGCAGGTACAATTTCATTAAGATAATCCTTAAACCATTGACCATCGTTTTTATATTTTTCCTTTTCGGAAACTTTTAATTTAATCATATAATATATGAGACGTGTTTATTAATAATGTGGCTAAGGCAAAGCTGTTTAATAGTGCCGTTATAACTACATTAGTAGGATCCAAAAGATTTGGATCAAATTGTTTTGTTTTTACATTGAATGTTTGAGAAGAAGGTTCCATATCAATATTTGCATTAGATAATATTTTTCTAGCAGGGGCCAGAAGTACATTTCTAAATTCAGAAGTAAATTCTAATTCTGCAATATCTACTAATTCAGAACCTGCACCTTTTACGTAACCAGAATTACAAGCAGTTTTACAAGCACCAACAGCATCTTCAATTCTATCAAATTCTTCTTGAGCATTAGCTAAAGTTCTACCACCAACATATATAATTGCAGAAGTCTGATTTAAATTATCAATTCTACGTTGATAGTCAATAGCATCATATTCTTCAGTTACTGCTTCCAGTTGAGATTCTAATTGTCCAATTCTCTTTTTAATTTTAGTTTGTTCAGGATTATTATAAAGAGTAAAATCAATCGGAGTAACTGTAATTTTATTTACAGAATCCTTTTTTATAAAAGATTTCATATCTCTTATGTTTTCTTTTACTGCTGCTCCCCATCCTGGAAGTTTTAACAAACAAATATCCAGGTTTTTTGATTCTTTATTAGTAAGAGAATACCTGATAAAAGAATCAGAGAAATCTCTAGCAATAATTACTAATGGAGTTTTGGCTTCATGAAAATCATTTATCATTTCCACATAACCCTGAAAATCATTCATAATATCTTCAGATATAAGAATAGTTGGTTTCTCAGCTTGATAAGTTCCATTTAACTGATTAGCAAATCCAGGATGAATCAGTCCACCGTCAAAATTTAATCCTTTAGTAACTTCATACATAGTATGAGGACTATCATTTGACATTTGAACTGAAATAGAAGCTTTTAATCCAACTTTTCTATATATTTCGTATATCAGATTCGCAAGTTTATCATTCTTACATGATGTAAAAGCAATATTATAAATATCATCCAGTTTTTCTATTTTAGAACTTCTTTTTTGAAGTTCAGATACAACAATATTAACCTGTCTTTCCCAATCATCTAAAACATCATTGATTGGGGCTTTAGTACACTCTTCAAATAATCTTGATACAAACTCCTGTACAAATAAAGAAGTCAATGTTGTACCATCTCCACATTCCTTTACAGTTTTATTTGCAGCAGTAATTAACATTTGCGCCCCTGCATCTTCCTCAGAATTTTGTAGTTGTATTTTTTTAGCTACAGACACGCCATCTTTTGTAAACTGTAGTTTCTTTTTTTCAAACATTAATACATTTTTACCAGAACCTCCCATTGTAGAAGTTATAATCTTAGCAGCTTTTTCAATACCACTTAATACTCTAGTCACAGAGTCATTATTATTTTCAAGTCTCGTTTGCAATTCTCTCATTGAATTTTCTTATTCTATGCATAGTATCTTCCGTCTTAAATAAAAACGGATTCATAGATATTTCTGCTAGTATATTTTTATTAGGTTTACTTCTTTCTTTTATAATATCATGTTCCATTTCCTTTAAAGCTAAAGGAAATAAAATTAAAGCTGACACAGCGTCATAGTTTCCTTTTAATTCAAATTGAATAAGTTGTTGTACAGTAAATAAACAAGGATATATTTCTACTACTCTGGACTGCTTTCCATTAAATACAGTATGTTTTAACAACCATTCATGTGTATCATCACACATTTGAATTTTATCAACTTGGTTTCCAACCATTATACCATATTCCAATACCTTTCTTTGAACAGCAGAAGACCCTTTTTCTTTAGATGGTCTTAATGCTAATAAATGCATTTTATTTTTCTTCATATAATAACCTCTACAAGAATCTCCTCTGTTTGCTTCATACCATAATCCTCTTAAAGGATTACCATAATAAGCTAGAAGTTTTTCCTGATTTTCATAATAAGCATCTTTACCATTTGGATGTTTACCTATATATGTAGCAACTAAATAATTTCCATTAAATCCTTCAGAAATATACTTTGGGTTTAGAAAAACTTTAGTCACACCTAAAGAAGCACCTTCATCTATATTCTCAGAAACATAAGGGTCAAACGTTGCAATATACATATCATCAGGAATAGATCCTCTAAGATATTGAGGCTTCTCGTAAATACAAATACCACCATCTATTTTATTTACTGTCCTATCAAAAGGAAACGTTTGTATTAGTTCTATTTCAGGATCATATTCAGCTCTAACTCCATTAGGCTGTTTAGAGTCCCAAATTAATCTAGTTGGCTGACCTAATTGTTTAAACAATTGATCTCTAACTAATTCTTTTTCTCTTTCCATTAACTCAATAGTAGGAAAATAAGAACCTTTATTTGAAATCCACATGTCAGATGGAACTAACGGATAGTTCATCTTCTCATTATAAATAGAAGCAGGATCTGATTTGGAAGCAGCTTCTATTCTTCTTTCGGCATAATGTTGTAAAGCTGCTTCAATGTCAGTATTTCCATTTTCATCTTTAAATCTCAGTTCAGTAAGATAAGCAGGAATAAACAATCCAATTTTTTTATCTGATTGTTCCCATAAATTATCAAACTCTAAGAAATTATATTCAGATGGATTTTCAAAAACCAACTTAGACTGTTGAACTAATTCAATATTACCTGATGTACCAATAGCTATTTGAACTCCAAATTGCTCTCCATCTACAGAAACAGTAGCTTGGTTAGAAAGCAAAGCATCTCTAAAATTAGGCATTAAACCAATTTCCTCATATGCATCTAATAAAACCCTTGCTCCAGCACCAGCTTGTGATCCATCTTGTTTTTTATCAGAATAGTTTACATGATATAAAGCTGTGCCAGTTCCTTTGGGTGCCCAACCTCTTGTAGTTTCTATTTGATATTCATATCTGTAAGGATTCTTTTTATTTCCTGGTTTGTAATCACCTACCCAAGATCTATAAAATGGATTAGGCTCATATACAATAGACTCAGGAGTACCATATACTCCCAGATCTTTATCAACTGCTAATCTATTTAAACCTGTTACAATTTTAGAAACAAGTTCAGAAGATTTATCTGTAATACCTGCACCTATACTAATAGACGCAATTGTTGGATTTTCTACCCATTCTTTTGTATATTCTTTAGCGCCATCAAAACTTAATATGTGTGTTGCTATTCCAGCAACAGAAAAACTCTTTCCTCCCTAATTTAGACTATATCTTCACCCTCAACGTTACTTGGTAGGGGATATGTTTTATGTATTACTTGTTGGCCAATTTTAATATTGATTTTATATAACATTGATGGAATTATAAACGGTTTAATGATAGTAAAAAATTTATTTATCTCGTCTGCTTTACCGCATCTTAATCTATAGAATTTTTTTTCTTTTTCCTGATACCAGTTAATATTCCACACATCTTTAAAATACTTAATTATCACTTCGTTTTCTTTTTCACTTAAATATGTATTTAAGCGTATTGTACAAGATCTATAATTCTCCACACCGTCTTTTCTTTTATATTTTGCATTATAAATAGAACCATCATCCATATACCATATTGCTAAACCTAATGGATCAAGTCTATCTAAAACTTTTCTTGAAAATGTTTTTCGTTTATTTTGGTAAATAAATCTGTACAATATTTTAAAATAAGGATGATTTCTTTCAAACTTTACTGAAAGAATTTTACTTCTCCCAGATTCATCCTCATAGTAATAATCTGATTTCTTCTGAAATGTTTTAGCTTGTGAACTACTAAGTATAGTTTTTAACTTTTCTACTTTCCATAGAAAATAGTCAAACTGTTTATTCGAGTGTCGAAGCATAAACCTTGCTTGAACTGTATTATTTACAATTCGTTGATTTATACATCCGTCTCCAAGAACACAAGCTATTATAAAATTTTTATCGCTTTTTGTCATGCCTTAACTAAGTTAAAGTCTAATTTTTTAAAGTAATACTAGTCGTTGAACCTTCTCCGTTTAAGGAGCTTGGCTGCTGATTACAACACCTATTTCTTTTCAAACCCTCACACCTGTTTTTTCAAACTATGTTGTGGTGAAATAAGTTATGTCGCTTTCCAGCAATTTACATATTTCTTAATAATTATTACTAATTACTGCGGCAGAAGAGTGATCAACCGCGAGAACCAAAAATAATAATATTTCTTGCAGGATTTTCATATAAAGGTTTACCTAAATTTTCTTCATGTAATCTTTTTATATACTCTCTTGCAGGAATATATTGTTTTCTTTTACCATCTTTAGAATGTATGTGATTAAACCTTAGTCTAAGTTCAGGTTTACTAGATTTCTCTAATTCCTTATAAAGATTTTCTTTTATAAGTGCAATATCACAACTATATAAATTATCATTTTTGTAACCAGAAAAACCTTGTGCTTCTAAATAAGAATAATGTATTAACCAGTCTAAATCTCTTATAGTAGGTTTAACATATCTTCTGACTTTAGAACCACTTTCTGTATGTTGAATCTTAAAAAAGTTTGCGTAATAAAATAAAGTTGGTGGCATAAATCTCCAACCCCCATTATCATATGCCCATAAACCTTCAATACAATACTGAAAATACTTTTTCCATAATCCTGGAAAATCAGGATGATCTGGATGTAAAGATGGCACATTAACCAAGAATCTAGTTCTATCTTCAATATAAATAAGATCTTTTTTTAATCTTTGAATATCAGTAATCACTTTAATATTTTATTTATAATATATTGTTGCATATACGCATATACTTCTGAAGTATCATTTGTAAAAGGAGTATCCATAAACTCCATTAAAAACTGAACAGCATGTAAAGACTCATGTACCAACAAACCAATATCTTTCTTTAGTGGTTTATGAATATAAAGAAAAATTGTGCAGTTTCCATCTCGTACAGTATAACCAAAACTATAATGAAGATCTTCAACAGTCAAATGATCTAAACCTTGTGAATGCTGTTTAATATAATCAAAAGCTTCATCAGGCTTACTGAATATTACATGAAGATTTTTCGGAAAAGGATGCAATGGTATTATCTTTATCTCCATAAAGTATTTCGTTTTCTAAGTAACTATTTATTTGCTTTATCAGCTTTTCACAATTATTCTCAATATTTCCAGAAGAATATTCTTTTAAAAATAAAGCCATACTCTTACTGGAAACTAAAATGTCAAACAATTCTTTATTCATCAGGTGTTATTAAACCTCTCTCGCGAGCAGTTAGTTTTCTATTACCCCAAACTCTTTGTTCGGATTTATTCTTTTGAAACATTTTTTCTATTTTTTCAAAATCTTGATATATCTTTGGTAACTTAGCCTTAAGATCAATAATCTCTTTAACCGTATCCATTGTTATTGGAAGATTAGATAAAAACTGACTAATTTCAATTAACTGATCTTTCTGAAGCTTATATGCTAATTCATCAGCATTCAAACATAAGTATGGATATTTTTCTAAACATTCAGAAACAACAGGATTATTTGGATCAAAATTAGAATTAAATTTTAAACATATATCTAATTTTTCTTGTTTATCCACAATCCTATAATATTTATTAACTTCTTCATCAGGATCAGTTAACCAAAGCACACACCACATATCTTTAGAAGACTGTTCTTTACTCTTAGAAGTATCATTAGAATAAAGAGTTGCAAAAGGTTCTACATATTTAATATGTGGATTAAGTTCCCAAAAGTTCCCATCTTGATGCTTATCAATACTTGCAAAGGTACTCATCTTTTCATATACGTTTTAAGTAAATTCAACTCTTGTTCACTAAGATAAACAAACGAATCTTTTAATTCCTGAAAAGTGTAATCTTGAATATTAAGATAACCTTTGGGTGCAACCTCAAATGAATAACCATCACTCTCCTCAACAGGAGAATTTTCAAATTCATCTCCTTCCACTAGTATGTGGTCTCCATTATACCAAGCTTTAGTATTTAAATCATAATATACATGTATTAACAGCCAAAGCATACACGGGTGTATTTCTTGTTTATATCTTTTAATGAGTTCTTTTATCATATAGTTCTTTTTGTTCGGTTAAAAATTTCTAATATTACTTTTATTTCAATATTCATATTACAAAACCTGTAACTGTTAAATCATCAACAGTATCATCTTGATATGTAATCATAATAATCTTATTAGATACATAATTTGATGCTATACCATTTTTAATTGTCCAATTAACAGTTAGTTTATTCTCATTAAACTTATATTTCACACAAGAACACAAAGGCTCTATTTCCTTTATGGATTTAGAGCCTAAATATTCAAAGTGTGTTTTGTATGTATTTCCTTTAGTAAGATTACCAAAGTTGTGAAGTTGTTTATTCCAATTCTCCATCGTCAATATATTCTAATATTGGATAATTTCTATCATAGCTTTCTCCATGTCCACATTTATCACATTTATGATTAAATTGGGTGAGCGCAAAAGTTCCTGTAGTATCAGTTATTGACATACTTCCCCAAGTACATTGAACCATCATACCAGTACATTTAAGACAATACTTATATGTCCTTACTAACTTAACATTGAATTTTCTTTCCATTAATCAAGATTAAAGTTTAGCTTTAATTTCATGATATTGAATCATCGCATACCCGTAATGCTGATTGGTAATATCAGTTGGGGGATCTGCTAAATTACTATCAGGGTGACAAAAACTTTGAGCAACTACAATCTTAGCGTTAGCACCATTTCCAATAGCATGAATCATGATAGCTTTTCTAGATAAGAAAACTACATCTCCTGTTTTAAGTGGATTAGATTCTGGAGCCGAAATCACCACAGCTTTCATGGTGAAAGGAAAATCAGATTCTACTTCATTATAACCTGCAATTCCAGATTTAGTTTCAATTGGAATCATCTGCTTATAAGGCATAACAAGTTCTCCCACTTTTGTAGGTTCATGTAAATAAAATCTTACTAAAATTTCATGTAATGGTTTTACAGACTCATAGAGAGGATCAATAGTCTGAATATTTTCGTTGTATTTTACAACTTGCTCCATATAAGTATCAGTGTACTTAAAAGCATGGATATTTGTTTGTGCAATCTTAACCTGCTTATCCATTGGATTATCAGATTGATTTGCTTTAATAAAATCATTCATTGTTTGTTTAGCCTTCGGCTTGTTTTTTCTTAACATTGTTTTTGTTTTTTCTTCTAAATTTAATTAGATTTTCTTTCATTCGGTGTCTTAATTCTGTATTCTCATCCTCTAAGTGTAACACCTTATCTAACTTAGATTCTTTTAAATTAAAACATAAAAAATTATGTATTAATAAACCACTTTTACAATCACCAGGATCAGATAGAACAATTCCAATACCATCATGAAAACTCTTGCAAATCTCATACACCTTTTCTGGTGACATTTTTAACTCTCTTGCTACTTCTAATGCTAATGCTTTTTGCATCTAATTTAGTTCCGTTTGGAATTTTATCAAAGTTCTCTATATCATCAAAAAGTGGATTAGAGACCATTGACACTACGGTTCCATCTTTAAAATAATAAACTATAAAATTATCTTCTTTATAAACTCCTATTTTAGAGTGCATACAAAAGTATAATTTAAATTATCATATTTACCAATTTCTTGAATAATAAGTGTAGCTATAACTGTCAGACCATCTTTAGTCTGAAATTTTTGATAGATTGCTCCACTTATAAATTTAGATAAATCAATTTCATCAGGATTATAAACATCAACAGCAATAAATCCTTTTTCTTTTAACTTAGAACCAAAAGGTATTTTCCATACTCCTGTTTTGTTTTTAGAATGAAACTCCGTAAGTTCTTCTTGATATTCAAATCCCTCAATTTTTTTAGGCTGAGGTTTAATTTGTTCCGCCCTGCTTATAATAGCAATTTCATCAACCATTATCATAATACAACCAATTGTTTACTATTAATTATTTCAATATTCATATTGTGGATAGAACTTAAGTATCTATCAGACTCTAACTCTTTCACCAATATATTAAAGTTTCCTATACTCATTAATACCGTTGTAGGTACTCTTGATTTCTTCAATAATTCGATCTGGAGTTCAATTATTTTGTCCAGTATCATTTTCTATTTCAAATTTAATAATCATTGTCACATCATCTACTAATTTAGTAGCAAATGATTTAGAAACTTCTGTCAGTTCTTTATTAAGAATTAATCCTTTTTCTTCCAACTTCTTCAATACAGGTGGAAGATTATTTTTACTAATTCCTGTATCCTCTAGTGTCATATTAGCACTAAGAGTTGATAAAACTTTAATCTCATTTTCTGTAAGACCTAAACCTCTAAGATTTAAAAGTTTGTAAAAATATTCAAAAAACTGTTTCTTAGTTACCACAATACTCTCTTGTGGATTTTTATCCATTATATCTTTTAGTGGATTAATTATCATTGTTTAAGTTCTTTTTTAAAAATAAAATATAATAAACTTAATGGCCAAAATACTCCATTTATAATTGTCTCAATTACATCACGCATAACATTTACATAAAGTATATTTTCTTCAAAGTAAGCTTTAGTGTAAACTCCTGCGATAACAGCATATAATATTAAAAGCATAACATTTTTATTATGGTGATTACTACAAAAGTAATTGTAAAAATAACAATAAGTTTAGTATAATCTTTAGATTCATTGGGTGAAGGTTTATATTTTACTTGTGTTTTCCTTCTAACCATTTGTTTTATTGTACCGTGTTTTATAAGTTTAGTTGTTTTACTCATAATTTAAAAGTTCATTTTTTGATATACCTCTCCCTCCCCCATTGAATGTCACTTCAATTTGGTTGAGAGCTTTTAGCTCTATAATTAATGTAGAACTTCTGGGTGCCAGTGCGTACATCAAATCTTTAGGATTCAACTTTAACCATAAACAACTAACTTTTATACTCTTTATATAAAGATTACCAAGTCCGGCATAAGAAGTTCTAACAAGAATTAATCTTGAATATTTACTTCTTCTCTCCCAGTTGTTTAAATAACACCTTTTATATCTACACCATATTCGCATCTATCGGTGAAATTTCATTTTCATCACCACCTAAAGTATAATACTCTACGGGATTACTTCTTATAAACCGACTTCTGAACCTGTTCTAACATTTGGTTAAATGTAGTCCACAGGCTGATCTAAGGATGCTAGGTTTAGGTTATAAACTTGGTACAAAGATAAGGTATAAAAAATAGTGCAGGATTGAAATTAAGGTGTTTTTAAAACTTTAACTTTTCCTTAACTAAAAAAGTGCAATAGGAAGCTCCAGATACAATATGGGTAAATGAAAATAATTTTAGGTGTTTTTTGTAAGTACATTGTTTTGTAAAAAATTAGGTGATTTTATTTTTTTTTTAATTTTTTTTTTGGAATTTTTTAGAAAGAGTTGTATTTGATAATGTAAATTTATTTTTTTGTTTTTTAGTTTTTTTGGAAAGAATAACACTTGATAGAGTAACCCAAACCCCACCCCCTCTTAGTTTTAGGGAAGGAAGACTCCCCTGGTGGTTAGGTCGTAGAGAAATACTACGAACAGTTTGCGGCATTGCTTATAATGCCGACCTAACCATACATTTTATTTCACTCAATAAATTATCGTAAATCATGGCTAATCAAGCTGCTCAAGTACCAACAACCACATTTGGTTTCATGTCCATCAATCTGTTCAAGCAGAATGTTGGGGCTACTAAATTGGATGTTCTTCGTAATCCTAACACCAATAAGTTATTTGTTGCTGCTGACAATGGCACCAACTATAACTGCCAACAGGATTTGGATGTTAAGTTGCCTATGTCTATCCTCATCCCTGATGGTGATATGACTAAGGCTTGCCTTATCAACCCAAAGCCAGGTGCTGATGTGATTGCCACCCTGTAAACTCATGATGCTGCTCCTGTCATTACTTCCGGCTTTATGGCTCAAGTATTGATGGGAGCTATTGTTCTCACTCACTCTATAACTTATTATGAACTACGTACTGGTATTATGGCCTGAATCGCAGGCGTATATGGATAAAGAATGGTTTCGGTCAGAAGCCTATCTTTGTCAAGCTTCTGAAGAGCAGGAGCATCTTGATTCTGCCTACTTCATTCCTAAAGAAAGATATGAAGAGGGCCTAATTGATGGCAATCAGACTTAATCTACAAATAACACCAGTTTAAATCCAATAGTCTTAGATATTAGACATTGGACTGGTGTTTAAGAATTGGTTACACCGAGTTTCCCACATATAAAACTCGTTTTAAAGAATACTCAAGGCCATGTGCACTTGGGGTTATATGATGTACAAACAACAACTATTCTTGTTGATTCATATAATTATATCAAGGGATGAATAGAATGAGGTGTTCATCAAAAAAGAGGTATCCACAGCCTATTGATTTAGGCTTAACTCTTACTAAGAATGAGAGGACAAGTGGATAACTGTTATATCTACCCTACGGTCTAAAGGGGTACAGTCTGGTATTTACATGGAGCATTCGTTTTCTCCGAGTCAGGCATATAATAGTAAAAAACTACGGGAACAGTTGGATTGAAAAGCACTGAGATTTCATAGCCTTCAATCCTTCTGTTCCTTCATTTGATTAATACACCTATTATATATCTGCGATACAGACATTGGAGTAAGAACAGTAAATTCTGTTGAAAGTCTCCTATATAATATGGTGTCAAGATATTATCAACAGTAGATATTACACCTGCTTGGCCCAAGGTGTGAGTTCCATGTTTTACACCTATATTGTAGGTAGAGCACTTCATGGTTAAATCGGGCAGGGAGAGATACTCATTGATCTCTACTGTTGATTAAAAATATATTACCAAGTTTCAATAGCGTCAGCGTTTGAGTAAGTTAAACTTGGTTATTCTTCTTAAACCCTTACATCCATAAGTCCACTTTCCTTGACTTAGTAAGGTAAATAACTTATCCTAAATCAGCAGTAGTAATATAGCTGAATTTAAAAGATATTGCAGTAATGCAGTTGGAGGGGAGACGAATGTTACCCTATAAACACTTGGATTGAGTATAAAACTTGGATGATATCAAGATCTCAATCCTTGTGTTTATTTGATAATTAGTTGATAATCAAGGATTTATAGTACTACGACAGTTGTCGTAGGTTAGTGAAATACCATCTCACACTATTTACCTCAATATAAAATTTCTACAAACTCGCTCTGATGTATTTTATTACATTAGAGCAAAAAAACACATCGTCATGGAAGACTATAATAAAGACTATGATCTCAATGGGATTACTATTCCAGCAGAGATTATTGACAAAGTAATAAGATCTGAATCAGGTCGTATTGTCGAAATCTGCCTTAAATGGTATGAAGGTAGAGCTTTCTGTATTCAACACAATATTGATTACATCTCAAGTTGTGGTTGGGTTTGTATAAGGATATAACACCAGTTTAAGATCAATAGAGACAATAATACTCGTTGATCTGATGTTTAAAAATACCGCAACAAATATCTCCACTTGCGGAAGTGCAGGTAAATAGGATTTGTCACTCTTATTGGGTGTTTTGCCTATTAACTCTAATTCCCACTAGTCCCTGGTAAGCTGTTATAATCTATAGTTGAAATTAATACACCATCTTAATTGATAGGAATGAAATCATTGATGATTATAACAGAGTGCAGAGGGTTTATAAGGAGTATGCCAAAAATCCTTCAAAAGAGTAGGCAATTATTCAAAAAATAAAAAGTATTATGTACAAGCTAAAATTCGGAGATGAAATTCTCCATGCTTACGTTCAAGAAACAACCGACACTCATGTAACATATACATGTTACGCTGTAAATACTGATGGAACTATTCAAAAAAATCCATCCAGAGAATGTGAAACCTGGGAAGCATTCAATAGAATGCATCTTGCATATCTATTGGACAAAGCTAAGTTCTATCTAACAGCAGGAGGAAATTTACTTGTAACTACATTACAGCAATATTGGTTTGCAAACCCAAATGGTAATTTTCTTCGGCTTGTAAGCCATGAAGAAATGTTAAGATTGACCGAAATTCTACCACAAATAGAATTTCAAGAAAACAAACCAGTCTTTGATTTACCTGTTTATTGGCAGTTGGTATGTTCATCGGAAGATGCAGTCACATTGTATTTCTTGCGTATCCCAGCAAGAGGAAGAGCAAAATTCCTTAAGCTGGAAACACTTAGCGGAATTGAAGAGCCGTCTGGATCTATCGTTATAGGTGCAGATAAGATGTTTTCTATTCCTGAAAGAATAGATAACGAATATCCTCACGAGGATATTATCCTTGACCAAATTGGAACAGAATGTACCATTGAAGAAATACTTCAACAAGTTCCAGTAACAGGAACTATTGAAGAACGACTTATTCAGATGGGTGTAAACCCTAATGGATATTTTAGAAAACAACAAAAATAAAAAATAATCTTACTGATTAGAGACACAAAAACCACCGCGTGATAGGCGGAACAATGGGAAGAAACGTAGTTTACTGAAAGGTAAATCGCACTCAGTAAGATTAAAAATAAACAATAGATTATCAATCACTCTACTACCATTGAGCATTGATTGGTTTAATAGTGCAATATGTAAATATATGTAAGTATATGAGTTCATAGAACAACTTGCAATGACACTATTATTTAAATCTCTTTTCTGTTCTTGTAAATAGTTGTGAGTTCTACATTGTAGTTCCATACTAATACACAGTCGATTTATCACTGGATAAAACAGATGTTTATTTTTTTCAAAATGTATGAGCAAATTCACTAAAATAGTTGTAAATACAATTATTGCAATCTTATTGATTGTGGTAGTTGTACTTATTTACGACAAATGCAACCAAACTCCTAAGCGGACAGGAGTGCCTATGAACACCGAAATTAATCCTAACTAATGTGGTTCTGGATTAAAGTCGCATGTTATATGCTATCAATATACACATTATGTGGAGCTTTATATTGCTATTATACAGACTTTAATGGAAGTCTTACACAAGCAATGGAAACCACAGAGGTGTTTATTGTAGCATTCCTCTTCTCATTTTTTTCTCTTATACCTATTTTAGGCAAAAGAGCAGAAAGAAAAGCAGAAGAAGACGCAAAAAAATAAGTCCGTAACAAACTGCGGTAACAGAATAATTATAGCAACGGAGCTGAATTATTTCTCTTATTGTATATCAGGAGTTTGTCCAATAGATCAATGCCTACTAGTACAGGTTCTATTGGTTTTATCTGATATTTTCACTTCATTTTTTAAATTGTAACGGATATGCAATTGATAAATTATAACTATAAAGTTTCACAAAACTTTGTATATGTTACGTTTAAAGGTAATATCTTTAAATTAAAACCGACCGAATCTTTTGAATTATCGTTTGAAAGACTTGGTGGAATTTATATACCTGAGGAATCAGGAGAACATGGAAGTGTCTGGAAATTTCCATCTTTTGTCTCATCACAAATAATTCAAGAAATTATTCGTAACACTTGTTTTGAATGTGGTGGATTAATGATGAATTCACAAGCATTACAAAATACATTGGTAACAACTAATGATTTTGACAATGATGCTGGTCAACGTGGATCAACCCAATCACAAGTTGGTTCACCTATAATAAAAGATGTACGCAAATGTACATCTTGCGGTCATTCACACACATAAGATTACAGTATGGAAAATTTTAACATAGGCGATAAAGTCTATTGTAACTATCATCATCTACATGGTGTAGTATCTAGCATAAACAATCATCCAATCTATCCGATTAACGTAATTTTTTCCACGTATGATACATGTTTATATACGGAAGATGGCCGATATTTACCAGTTGACCCAACTCCATCATTGTCAAAAGTAGAATCTCAATTTCCAAGAGTAATGGAAGTTCGTGATTCTAATAGTGAATGGGTCAAAAGAGTTGTAATTGCATTCAAACAAGGTTATTATATTGCCTGGATACATGCTGAAACATTTGAAGAGGCTGAAAAGGAAACTCAAACTACCACTTGGCAACAAGCCCGTGAAATTCAAGAATTTCAAGTAATTGAGGTAACACTTGAAGAGATTGCGAAATTGAAAGGTTGTTCTGTTGAACAGCTTCGTATAAAAGATTAAGTTAGACCATAGACTTCTAAAATATGGTAACAGTTATTATAAGATAATAGTTCCGAAGTTCTACTGTAAAAAGAACTTTAAAATATTGGCTAGAAATAGACCGTATAAGCCTTATATCTGAAACTTGAGTTAATTCAAGTAAAAGGTAAACAGGATAAGTTTGAGTTATAACCATTACACTCAAATGATGGCAGCGAGATTGCGTACTCGCGTTTTATATATTGTAAAGTTGTACCCATTAGTAGGGTTTAAATGAGACTAAGGTCAGCAACAGATATATAATCCTATACTAATAAAGAGTAATTAACTTTATTAGTAATTGTGCAGTCAGGAGTTAAATCCTGAAATATTGTTAAATTTTAAACAACTTATTATGAGCAGAGTAAATCGTAAAATACGAAAAACCCAAAAACAATATTCAAAATTGGTATTCGAGTCAAAAAGACCAATTTACGCACCTATTAATGAAGGTTCCACAGTCACAATGTTTGTGGGCTTCACTAAAGGTATTACATACGTAAAACCAGAAGAAATTCTTCTATAAATATATGTTTACTAAACTACAAATCTCTGACCTTAATGGGATTGCAACCATTACTAGAACAGGAGGGGATAGCCTACTAAGTGTAGGTGAAAATGCTAATCAAACTCCATTTTCAGCACTTGCTAATGGATTTGATCTACGAATGGGAATCAAAGTTTCTGAAAAGCAGTATGATAAAGCTGCTCGGAATCAATCCAACAATCAAACTATTATCAACAGGTCAACTTTGTTGAAAAAGATCAATCCTTCGATGTTTGGTTCACACTCAAATTCTTCAGTTACAGAAATAACTGGTAAGAAAGGTGAGTACAAAATCATCAAAGGACAAAAGCGATTTATTCCACCTGTTCTTACAGTGGAAGAAGAGATCTGGTGCAGTATTGCCGATTGGGCGTATAGCTCATTTGGTACTCTGCGAGGAGTAACTTGTTTGATTTCTCTCCAGAATGGAGAAAAAATGTTTAAAAAATTCTGAAATGCTGACAATCGAAATTCAAAAAGAAGATTTACAAAAAGGGTTTGAGGCCCATGCAGCAGAATTGTTCAAACCTGGAAATTTCAAAACGTCAACTTAGAAAGAAAGAACGAGCATCAAAACGAGATAAGTATGGATATTCCATGACATTGTCTCGTCGCCAACGACGTGCTTTACGTCGTACCTCAATGTATAACAATTTTAAGTCCCAAACAGGCACTGTAACCATAAACCATAATGGTACTTTTACTGCTCCAAGCGGTCATCGCCACCATTATGCAGGTACACAACAGTGTCATTAAATAAAACCAATTGGAAACAAATCTAAACCCTGATAGAAATTGTATAGTAATATACAACATAGATGTAACTGTATGAGATATGTTACTATATACTATGGGGAGTTCTCAGCAAGATATTAAGCAGCCGGATGCTAATCGGCTTAAATCAGTTTATGTAAACAAAGAGGCTTAAATATCGTGACCCTAATTCAAAGTGCTTTGATTGTATCAGAGAGTGACTATGAAAGGGTGCTAAAATCAAATTATAAAAAACATGACAAAGATTTATACCATTTTTCAAACAAAAGAAGGAGAAGAAACGGAGATAGTGGGTCAAACTACAAAAAACAAAATTCCTGAACAGTCACAAATTGTAAAAAAAATTACAGGTAAAGCACCTGAATCAGCAAGTAAAACCCAAAACTCTTCTACGTTTAACGTAGGAAAGAATACTAAAATTGATTTTGTTGAAAAAGACGCTTTCAGTAAGTCCGATATTTCAGATTAAATAATTATGAAAGAAGATATAAAAATAATTTTAAAAGTAAGTTTAATTATCGCAGCAATATATTGCTTAATGGTATCTTTGATTGTAATTATCACAACATACATTAATCATTTGCTTGGAAGTTCAAGTTGCGAGGTGTTTACGATTGATAAATTGTTAGAATCAATAGTATCCAATTGTAAAGTTTTACTTGCTGCGACTGGTGTAAGTTGTGTTATAATGATTATACATATAATCATTAATAAATATTTAAAATTACCAAAATTACCAAAAGTAGTAATACCGATTTTCAGAAAAAACACAAGAAATAATTTCTAAAGTTATTGCTTGGTTATTGGTGATTTCTTTTACCGCTATTGCAATAATCCTGTTTTATTTTACAGTGACAGGTAATTTGTGTAAATAAAATTAAGTTAGCTTAATATCTGATGCAATATCACTATTAAGATGTTACTGGAGATTTATAATCTCGCGAGTAATGGGTCAAGCAAAGGCAATCCTTGAGAATATGTAATCCCAGTCAAATTTACATTGAAAAGAGAATGGAAATCTAGTGTATAGTCTTAGTCAATACGAAGATCGCATAATTCTCAAATTTTTTGGTGAGGTAACTCAGTTGGTAGAGTATCGGTTTGAAAAGCCGAAAGTCGTTGGTTCAAGTCCAACTCTCACCACAAATCCTCAACTATGAGTTAAATAGTCGTATAGTTAAACGGATTAACTCCTTAAGTTTATTCTAGATAAACGGATTTAGATATTTAACGGTTAAATAAATATCGCGTGTGCCAGCCATGTGAAGCTGGAGGATTTTTATTGTTTTTCCAATAAACAATCGTTGATTCTACGTAAAGGAATTAAAGGCGTGCCACTAAGTCTTTTCTAAAGGGTGATTTCCTAAGTGGTATTCTAAAATGACCTATAGCTCAATGGTAGAGCATCGGCCTTTTAAGCCGAAGGTTCTAGGTTCGAATCCTAGTGGGTCAACAAATCTTAATTAAAGATATCCAGTAGTAACGAGTACACTTTTATGTGTGGTGCAAGATAGGAGAAATCCTCTGGAGTTAATTAAGAAAACAAGGGTATAGCTCAATTTGGATAGAGCGCTGTCATTGACTCCGTAGCTCAATTGTTAGAGCGTCAGGCTCAGGTCTGAAGGTTGCAGGTTAGAGTCCTGCCGGAGTTGCCGAACTAGACAGAGGTTATTGGTTCAAGTCCAGTTGCCCTTACTAATTTTAAGATTTTAAAAAATAAGCAACGAGGTTTTACATTTAGCACCAGAAAGCTCCTAAAGGCTTTACAGGCAAAAGATCTTTGATGTAAAACAAGTTAAATGCGTGGGTTGGAATACCCATAATTCCAGGATGTATATCAGTTGGTAGATAGCTTGCATTGGACGCAAGAGGTCGGTTGTTCGAGTCAATCCATCCTGACTATTTTAAAATACCAATAGTAAAATTCTCAAGTTGCACATAGAGAATTATTAAACCTAAACCAGTAAGGTGTGCAGTACTGTCAACGAAATATGAAATTTCAAGAGTTTAACAAAGCAATTAAACAGCAGTTTGCATTTATGTGTGAACAACCTGTTTTATTCAGATCTAAAATTTCTGGACATGAAGTTTGGGATAAGTATATCTCAAGTTTCACTAAAGAAGCTGATCCTGTATTCAGAGATCCAAATTCTACTGAACATACATGTAATCATGACAAGAATTTTATTCATCGTTATGGTAACATTGTAGCTTTAGTCAATGGTGAGATTGTAACAATGTTTGATACAGTAGATCTGTCTGATAATATTTACTCTCGCCCTGCAAACAATGTAGCATTTCTTTTAAAGAATAATCCAATTGAAAATGTATTTGTAGAATCATACGATACTCTCAATAGACTATTAAATTATGAATCTACAAATAAAACTCAAGCTGAATATAAATTAGGCTTTGAAAAAAGCAACAAAATTTATACTCAGGAAGAAGCTGACAAATTTGGTGTAGTTACTCCAGGTCAAGTATATACATTTTATCATTTTAATGCTATACTTCCTAAAAAGTTTGTAGATTTTTCTAGTAACTCAGTTGAATCTATTCAAGGTAATCATCGTGATGCTAAAAATGTATTCAAAAGAGGTCTTGATGAAATTTCATTGGATACATTAGTGTTAGTGCGTGATTTGATTCAACAAGGTAGTTTGTTGAATGGTGATTCATACTTAGATAAGCTTAAAAAGTTTATTGAGTTTGCAACTGAATACAAAGATGTACCAACTAAAGAGAAGGATAATTGGTGTTGGATTAAATCCAACAATCTACCATTTGCTAAATTTAGAAATGAATTAATTGGAACTCTTTGTGTAGAATTAACACAGGGGGAAGATTTGAATAAGGCTGTACTTACATGGAATAAGCGAGTTGATCCTGCTAATTACATGAAAGCTACTGCTCCTATTAGTCAAAAACAAATTGCGGAAGCTAAAAAGTTTGTTGAAGAAAATGGATACGAAGAATCATTTGATCGTAGGTTCTCTACATTAGATGATATTAACATCTCAGAAATTCTTCACCAAAATGTAGGCACAGATACTATTAAACAAGCATCTGTATTTGATAAAGTTGCACCATCTACATCTACTCAACATAAACGTAGTCAATTTGATGGTATTGAAGAAGTTTCTATTGAAAAGTTTATGAAGGATATTCTTCCAACATGCGCTTCAATTGAAGCTTTTCTTGAAAATAGATTTAGTGGTAACTTAGTAGCATTGCATACGGCAAATAATCCTGACAGTAAGAAAGCATTTAAATGGTCTAACAATTTTGGTTGGACTTATAATGGTAATCTTGCAGGTAAAAGTATGATTAAAGATGCTGTTAAAGATCGAGGTGGTAAAATTGAAGCTCCTATTCGAGTAAGTATTCACTTTCCAAAAACAACATCTGATTACGACTTACATTGTAAAGAGCCTAATGGTAATGAAATTTACTATAGTAATAGACGTAGTATGCAACCATCATCAGGAATGTTGGATTTGGATGCTCAAGGATGTGATGGTCATTTTCCACCTGAAAAACGTGTAGAAAATTTGACATATTCAAATCTTTCTGTTATGCCAAATGGTGAATACAGATTGTTTGTTCATAATTATAGTGGACCGACTGTTCGAACAGATTTTACGGCTGAAGTTGAAATACTTGGGGAAATCACATCTTTATTTGTTAAGGCTAGTCATAAAGGAACAGTTGAATTGGGAAAACTGTTGTGTAAAAATGGACAAGTAGAATTTATTCCTGATTTAAATAATTGTCAGATTTTAGAATCACAATCTGCTTCTACGAAGATTTGGAATCTTGATACCAATCAATTCCATAAAGTCAACTTGGTTTGCTTATCTCCTAACTTTTGGGGTGATAATAATACAGGCAACAAACATTACATGTTTATGCTTGATAATTGTAAATCTGATATTGCTTTACGTTCATTTCATACGGAGTTCTTAAATTCTGATTTATTAGAACATCGTAAAGTAATGGAAGTATTAGGTGAAACTACAAAACTTGAACCAGCAACTAAACAGTTGTGTGGATTGGGTTTTAATTCGACTATTTCCGAGGAGTTAATATTGAAGTTATCAGGTAGTCATAAACGAACAATTAAAATAAAATTTTAAAATGAATATATTTGAATTAGCCTCACGGCTTAAACTCCGTTTTCATTTAGGAGGGGTTATTTCCTGCGAACAATTGTGGGATATTAATCTCGATATGTTAGTTACTCATGAAGAGCAATTAACTGAAACCATAGAAGGTTATGGTAAATCTACTCGTCGTAAGGCTGGTCGTAAGACCAAAGAACAAGAAGCAAACGAATTGCGGCTTGCCATTGTAACATCTATTCTTGATACTCGTATCAAAGAACAAGAAGAAACTCAAGCTGCTGCTGCAAATAAAATCCACAATCAAAAAATTATGGATTTAATTGCTCGAAAACAAGATGCTGAATTGGAAGCAATGTCAGCAGATGAGTTAAAAGCAATGTTGAAGTAACTTTAAATTAGTTAGTGGCGGAAGATAGACGCTAACCAGAGGATGATAGCAATGAAAATGCCCAACGATAAGTCCTGTTATGGTATCAGAAGTGAAGTAGTTGTGTGCAGGTATCGAATCCTGTCTAACTAAATTAAAACTACATAAACGCGTAGTAAAAAACTAAAATAGCGAAGTTTCTCAAGTAATTGAGTTTTAGATAGCTATTTTTGGCGGGTTCATCTAATGGTTAGGATAGTAGGTTTTCGACCTATTCATGAGAGTTCGATTCTCTCACTCGCTACAATACAAGGCCTTATAGCTCAATGGATAGAGCAAGGGATTTCTAATCCCTAGATAGAGGTTCGATCCCTCTTGGGGTCACAAAAATCAAAGTAATATGTGTAAACCATGTAATAATACAGGATGGATTAACGGTTATCCGTGTCCCTATTGTTTATCAGATTTAAAAATAAAATATTATGAAATTTTCAGACTTCCCAATAGAAATACAAAATAAAGTAAAAGAAAGAGTTGAAGAGCAAGGAAGAAAATATTCTCCTAATGTTTTCGATTATGATATATATTCAGATAAATATAAAGATGGCTTTAATTGGTGGCAAACAATAGAGGGAGATCTTTTTTGGGAAAAAGTTCTTACTAAAAAACAATTTGATATATTCTTTGAAAAGTATCCTCAAGAAGAAATATGTGGATTTAAAATTGGAGATAAAGTAAATCATGTTAGGTTCCCTCATTTAATTTTTGAAATTATTGGGTTTAATATTCATGATAATTCTGTTTTAATTTTTTCAGAATTATTTACTGAAGGACACGGAGCAAGTACAAACGATCTCACACATGGTAAAAGAAAAGATTACTCTTTTGGACACTTTTTTGCTGGAGTTAAAAATATAAGTCATTTAAAAGAACAATCTATATCAAAAAATGATTCAGATGATATTTGGATAGGAGATACTGTTGAGGTAATAGCCAAAAATGATGATGCTGGATTCTTTGATGGAATAGCTTACATAGGATTAAAATTTAAAATTACTAATGTAAGGTCTTGTTCAAAAAATGAGTTTAATCATGGATCGAAGATGGTACATTTCAATAATAATGAATATTGTGTAAACTGGACTAGAAATATGCTTAAAAAAGTATCTCCTGAAGAAACAAATTCTAACAATTTAAATATAATAAATAATGGCGAAAGCACAAGCAGTCCAATCATATTTGGATTCACTATCAGCCTCGATAGAGGATCTCCTGTTCGAGGAGCGGCTATTAAAAGTTCAAACCAAGAAATCAGAGTGGGAAATTAGCATTGCTACTACAAAAGCAAGTATTGCTAAAGCGCAACAAGAATTGGCTCAGGCTATTCGTAATGCTGATTTACAAGGTATTATAGATGCCAAAAATAAATTGGCAGGATTTGAATCTGGCCTAGAAGTAGCGTCTATGTATTTTAGACAGCTATTTCCAGTAGAAGTATAATTTATCCTGACAGTGATATCGAGGGATAAGTAAAGTTTTATAAGTTGTACTTTCTAATTAGAGAAACAACTTATATTTTATTGCGAGGGAATGAAACGAATATATAAATCATGCAGCGCAAATCTTTAGGTAGATATAATACTGAACAAGAAGCTATTGAAGTAAGATCAAACTATATTAATTCTATTCCAGACTGAAACTGGACAGGATTAATTTTTAAATATAGGAAGGCCCCAGTTGACTGAGGTACACACTCTTGAAAAGTGCTAGGACGGTAAAACGTTGTAAGGGTTGGACTCCCTTGCCTTCCGCCAAATTTTATAAGATTTTTTTAATTAAGAAATAATGAATACAATTGGTAAACTTTCCATTGCGTTACAACATTTTTCCGAAACATGTCTAGAAAGAAATGTTCCTGTTGGGTTTATAGTGACTTGTTCTGGTAAGTATGCTATTCGGTTTTCTTTAATTGATTCAGTTATAATTAAAGATTCATTAGATACGGTGATACAGACTATCGTTTCAATGTATGATAACGATATATTAAAAACTTAAACTAACATGATTTATATTATCAAAATTAATTTGGAGGTTGGTAGAGTCTAGTTTTGGAGAGCAGGTAAATATTGATTTGTTACTTTGATCTACTAAGTTAGTCAGCTTAATCACGGTTAGAGTTCGATTCTCTAGTTCTCCGCTCAAATTTAAATTATTATGATAAATTTTAATTATTTGGAACAGCTTCCTTTTAAGGAACCCATGCGTAGATCTGACGTTTGGTATGCATACAGTTACGGTGATTGTCATCCTGTAGGAGGAATAAATACTTGGAAAAGAATTCGACGTATTATATATAATAATATTGGAAAATCATTTGATATGGCCTTTCGTTATTATTGTAAACAAGTTCCAAAATATCAGCAATATTTATTTTTAGACGAATTTGATAATAATTCAAGTTTTTACGTCTTTAGTTATTCTATTGATAGTCAAGGTAATATTTGTAAACCTAAAAGACAATATAATATAAAATCGTCGTATAAAGTTTATTCTAAAGATTATAAGGTAAAGTGGATTCATAAACAATTTAAATGGGTTACATACATTCGTCCTTGGAATGAAAATGAATATGAAAGATCTTATGATGGATCTGTTTTAGAATTTAAATCTAGAAAAGATCCTTTATACAAAAAACTTGTTTGGAAACAGCAAGCTGAATCTAAACAAAATAATCGTATTAATAAAAAACTACAGAAACAAAAATCTCTGGATATTTTTAATAATGCGTTATTAAAACAAAAAGAAAAACTATTAGAACAAAAAGCATTAGATATCTTAAAAAGAGATCAAGCTGGATTTGATGAAAATAGTTTTAAAGGAGAAAATTATCACGGAAGAAAGAAAAAAAAATGCAAACAACAGAAGAAATTATTAAAATCTTTGAAGGATTAAAAGAATTTTATACTCATAAAGAGTATTGGGAAAATCAACATAGACTTGAGGAAGAAAAGTTTCAAATGTTGGTTCATCTTTTACAAAATGAAAAACTACCTAAAAGTAGTCGTAAGTTTGTAGAAGAATTAAGAAAAGTTAGAAATCAAAGATGGTTAGTAAGTAGAATTTGTATGCTTCAAAATCAAGATATGAAATGTGCATTAGGACACTTAAAAACTTTTAATGAACCAAAGATTCGAGAAACAAAAATAAAAGAATTGGAAGAATATTCTCAGTTCATAAAAACACTATAAATTAATAAATTCACTAATAAATTCAATTAAAATGTTCAATCTAACATTCAATTCAGAACTCAATCAATTTGAAGGTCAATTCAAAGCTACAGTAACTTCTCTTGGAGAAGCTGTACAAACAAACGTTAACGGTAAGGAGTATGTTGTTGGTGCTGTGAAATTCACCAATAATAAAGGTGAAATAGTTGAACGTTCTGCTATTTGCTACATGAAAAACCTTGAAAAAGGAATTTCAGTAGGAAATGAATATCTTTGCAATGTGACAATTACGGAGGCACGCCCAACAGAACCAATTATTTCAATTAGTCCTTTGACATCCGCAGTTCGTGCAACAGCAAGTGATTTTGATTTCAATTTCGCCGAGGCCCTTGCTTTACAAGGTGTTGGTGTTGAAGAAGTAGCCTAAAACCAAATAATCCATATAGAGTATAGCTAAACTATACAATCTTCAGTTGAGAGAGGTCTGAAGGAAAGATGGTAGAAAACATCCCATTGTTCTAAGAAGTGGTTGGGTCATTCCCAAATGATTTTAGGAACTTGAGTACAAGTGCAAGATGGCGAAACCTAAAAGAGAATGATAAAATAGCGCATCCAGATAAAACTGGTTCGATTCCAGAAACCCATATAGTATAGCTAGAGTCAATATAGCAAGAGTCTTACAGGTTGGAAAGACATCAATTTGGTAGAGTACTTCGTATGGTGACAGTCTGGAAAGACAGATAATGGGGAGGTGGTGAAATGGTAAACACGAAGGGCTTAAGCCCCTTTGGTCATTAGACTTTGAGGGTTCGAGTCCCTCTCTCCCTACTACAATAATATTTAAACTTTAGTAATGAAATTAGCCGTACAACTTGGCCTTAGAGATAAGGTGGAAAAAGGATTTAGTTTAATGCTGGATGATATGTTCAGTAAATTCAAAAACAAACAAGGATTATTTAAAGGTTATCAAAAAACATATACTCCTATTGATGGGTATGCAGATGAACCTAGTAAGCGTGGATATGAAGCAGTTGCTTCAACTGTTGGAGAACAATTAAGTTGGTTTAAAACTCATGTTCAAGATTATTTCAATATTGTATTCAGTATTGAAAAAACAAATGCAACAGGAGTAACTTCTGATTTAGTTGTAGATGGAAAAAATTGGGGAACTTACACTACCCTGGAACTTTTAAGACTCAAGTCTATTTTGGACGGTAAAATTAAAAGTTTGATTCATGAACTTCCAATCAGAAAAGAATCTGTAATCTGGAAAGAATCAACAAATGGAGAACATGAGGGACGTGAGATTTATGAAAGTCCAATTGATGAAGGTTTTTCAAAAACCACAATTAAGGAAAGTTATATTTTAGTTGATCCGCATCCAGATAAAAGTCGTCAGCCAATTGTAGGTGAAAAATCTACGCAAGTAAATATTGGTTCCTATACAGCTCAAGAATACTCAGGGGAGTACACAACTCGTCAACGAGCTATTATTTTAGCCAAATATGATAATTTATATAAAGCTGTTATTGCAGCTTTAGAAAATGCAAATACAATAGAAAGTCAAGAATCTGATCTTGGAAACAAGGTACTTGAATTTCTATTTTAAGAATATTGACTCTTTATAACTTTAGCATTAGTCTTACAAAATGATGGTATTTACTTTTAGTAGATAGTTTTGTGAGTCAAGCTTTAGTTTTAGTCATCTTTGAAAGCCATCTGTTCTAACTCAAGGTCAGAAGTTCAATTCTTCTTACGTCCTCTATTACTTATTTAACTACGGACGTATAGCTCAGTGGTAGAGCATTGAATTTAAGTATAAAAACAGATGAATGCGAGTAATTACAAAAGTTTCCTGTTTACTAGGGTATATGTAGCAGGAAACTACTGGGAGTGTATGCCAATTGGTAGAGCAGCAGATTCCATCATTCTGTGGTTGTTAGTTCGAATCTAACTTCTTCCACTGTGACTATAGTTTAACGGTAGAACGTTGGTTTGTGGTTCCAACAGTGCAAGTTCGATTCTTGTTAGTCACCTAATTTTTAAATTTGCAATAATGAAAAAACCTATAGGATTATCATTTTTTAAGCAAGAACATCATCTTGCAATATCAATTTTTTATTCTTCTAGTTGGGGGTGTAAAAGAAATTGTAAAACAGTTGCAGACTGCAATTTAAGTTGTAAAAATAATTAATATATATGAGCAAAATTAGTTTAAAAGCGCAGTGGACTTTATACCATATATTGTCCAATACTCACCCAAACAAAGATTTTTCAAGTTGGGTAGCAGATGAGAGTAGAGATATGAAAGGGATTGCAGAAGAACTTCTCTCAAAAGAATTGGTAACTACTGATTCAACTGGAAACTATATTCCAACTCAAGCAGGAATAAATTACTTTAGGAAATCAAATCCTGAAGTTACAGATTTAATTCGTCAGATTAAATCTGCTATTCCGCCAAATCCAAAATTTAGCGTGATTGTTGAAAGTTTATCAGATACTGCTTTGGTAGGATTGACTTACGCAATCTTTGGAGAAATTGGCCGTAGAGGTGATCCAGAAAAACCAGAAGTAGTAGCATGGTGGCAGGAAAAGATTCATGCTTTTCACACTGTTCTTACAGAAGCTACTCCTGATAGTCTTTGGGAACGGCAACAAAAACAAAATACATTCTTTGGAGAAACAAGTGAAGCTGTTAAACCAAAGAAAGCAACTAAAAAATAAACCTTAAGGTGAGCAATTTGTCTCTAAGAATGAAAATGTTCTTTTAGATAAATTGTTCACCTTTTTCTAAACCTTCTTATGATATATAGAAAAGGAGAAACAGTAACAGTAATTCCTAGAAAAAAACCTATTAAATATTATCTAATGGCTTTTGTTGGATATTTTGTTGCTAATGATAGAACTAGAATATTCAAACTAAAAAAACCATTAGAAGATGGTAGAAACTTAGTTCAGTATGAAATGTGGGAAACATTGAATTTGAATACCGGATTAAGAGAACTTGCTAAAATACCAGTTTATCTTTATGGGGAAGAAGAAGATTCTACTTTAGAAAAAGATCGCCCTAACACCATTGATGATAATAACGAAGTAACTTCTTTACTAGATCATTATTCTTGTTGGGAGTACTATATTCAAACAGGAGAATCTATTAGAGATAGAAAGAATTTCCATTTAGAATTAGCACAACAAAAGCATATAAATGAAGTTGCTAAGTTAAGAATGTTGGATTCAGACACCAGTTTATCCAATAACTATAAAATTGGCATTAGATATAAATTGATAATGAAAACAACGCCTAATCTGTTAGCATTAAGAGAGTTTTCTACCTGGAAAAAACAATTTCCAGAATTGTTCATTAAATTACAAAATGATGTATATAAGAGTAATGATAATTTGGAGTCTTCTGATTCCAACCAATTCTATTATAAATAAAGAAAAAGAAATAATAAAACAAGATTATAGTTATACTTTAAACAAGGATTCTATAGAATATTATCCATTAAATGAAGTAATGGCGGCTATTGCATATCATGAATGTTTTAATTTAAGCAGGAATGAACGATGGTTAGTTATGGAAGCTTTTCATAACAGACTATTGGATAATTTTAATAACAATGGAGAAACTGTAAAAGAGCAACTTTTAGCTCCTAAACAGTTTACAGGTTTATGGAAGTATTCTCCACAACAGTGGAAGTTTGATACTATGGACACACTTTGTACTGAAAATCTAAAAATGGCTAATTTGATTATAGCTGGTGTTAGAATGGCAGATCAAAGAATTTACTATTGGGCTGGTATTTCAGATAGAAATACTCGTCATGGTAAATGGGTAGGAAAACATAAAATTTATTCACAAACTAAACATTGGTTTCGATAATGTTTTGGATATTCTATTCTATTTGGGTTGTGTTATTTTGTATTATTGTTTGGACAAAACCACTAATATTTAACACAATATTTGAATTTATAATTGGATTGTCTCCAATAGGATTATTTTATTTAATTTACAAATTATTATGACAACACAAACAAAAAAAGAACAAGTTAATTTACCTGAAGTAAAAGTTACATTTAGCGAGTTATTTGTAATTAAATATTTTGATGGATTAGCTAATTATTGGTCTGGTTCTGGTAATTACACTACTAATATTAACGAAGCTCGTTTATATAAAACGGCTGGACATGCTCAATTAATAGCTGATAGTTTGTTAGCTACAAAACCACAGGTAGTACCTGTACAAATTCAAGAAATATGAAAAATTTATTTATTATTTTATTTACAATTATTTCGTTTACTGTTCAAGCACAAGATATGATTTTTGCAGGAAATACTATTGTATCTAAAAGTTCAGATACTTTAGAACTTGTAAATCATAATTATATTATGGGTATCGGTCTTACCAGTAATATTATTGTATTTGAAATTGACTCTGTTATGTTTGAAATCCCTATAATTGCTAAGATTAAAAAACAATCTTTAGTGATGATTTGGACAGAAAACTCATTCTTTCAGTTTATTCCTAGAAAGATTATTACTGAGTATCCGTATTGTTCTAACATTGAATTTATTCAGTATTATCATACACGTCCTATTAAACCTCAAATGGCTATAAAATGAATGATTTAGAAAAACTAGGTTATTATGGTTTTTATGGAGCTATTGCATTGTTAATTATAATTACAATTTCTAACTTATGAGTAAGAATTGTGCTTTCAAAAAGGATATAATTGGAATGACTTGCATTGGAGTAAAAAGAGAGGTAGTTTTATTGTTAAAAATACTTATAAAAATGGTATATTAGAACCTTCTTATTGGGTTAATGATCCATTGTATAGGATTGATAAAGAAGATGTTATTAGAACTAAATGGGAAGTTATCGAAACTCCCTTAACTTTTACAGAAAATAATTTTAAAAATTGGTTATGACACAAAGAGAATTTTTAGTATCAACAGTACAATTTTATACTTCTGAAAACCGGAGTGTACATTCGGGAACAAATGAGTGCTTATATGCACCAACTGAAAATAGTCCAGGTTGCGCAATTGGTAGATTTTTAAATAAAGATTTAGCTTTAGAACTTGATGAAAAAGATACAAAAGGGTTAGCTGTATCATTTGTAAAATTAAATACACCAGATCTTTTTGAACAATTTCCAGATTGGATGAAAGAGATGAATATTTCTTTTCTTAGAAAAGTTCAACTTTTACACGATGATTCTGAAAATTGGAATGAAAATGGAATTTCTGATAAGGGAAAGGAAATTGTAAAAGAAATTTATGAATATCATGAATTAGAACCTTTAACAGAAGATGAATTTAAGAGAATTGATAACTAATCTTCAAGTTTTAGAAGACAGTTTAGAAGCAAAAGGAGATACACCAGTGCTGATATCTGAATATGGAATAGTTAGTGATAGATCTGTTCAATTATATTTAAGAGATTTACAATCTACAGATATAAGATTTGAACAAGATTTAGACAGCAAGCCCATTGTATTAGATACACCTGAAAATAATGCTGTTATTTTTGGATTTATACCTACATATGTCGAAGAAAAAGTATAAACCTAAATTAAAGTTTAAAGATTCGAATATAACTTCTTCTTTTAATGATTTATTTTGGGTAGCTGGTAGAACATCTGCGGATATTTTAGAGTTTGCAGCATTAAATAAAATGCCTTGTTTTTGTTATTTAACAAGTACTCCTATTACGAGTATGATATATTTTCATCAAAAAATTAAAATCCATGCGTAAAAAAATAATTATTACAGTAAGCATATTAGCAACAATAGGTTTTATTTGGTTTCCAGTATTCATATTTAATTTTATAGCATGGCTAATTATGATAATGATTATTAAAACTTTTATTGAGATGATATGGTAGATTTTATATTACATTTATTAGGTTTATGTTCTGATAATTTAGGACATATTGACCTAATGGATATTTTAGTACAGTTCCAACATTTAATACAGTGGAGAAGAATTTAAAGAAAGAGCAGGTGCAGAATGAAGCCATGCAAGTTTGGCTAGATAATGAGAAGATGGGTACAATAGAACTTGCTACAGGTATGGGTAAAACATTTACTGCTTTTAAAGCAATATTAACTATGCCTAAAGGCAGTAATGTTTTATTCCTAGCTGAAACTACGGTTAGAGAAGCTACTGTATTAGAAGACGCTAGGAAATATAAAGAGTTTTATGGAATTAACCCATTAGAAAATTATCACTTTAAGTTTGCTTGTTATCAAGCAGCTTATAAATATTCTATTTGGGATTACTTTTCAAATACTACTCAAGAAAATACCATTATTATTTTTGATGAGATCCATGATTGTCTATCTACTGAATATTTCAAATTTATTCAAAACTCTAAATTAGATGAAAATCTAATTCCTAGAATGGGATTATCGGCTACGATAGATAGGAAAACTATTTATGAGATACAAGAACAGGAGATAACTAAGTTTGATCTTTTGCAAACATTCTGTCCAGTTGTTTATACTTATTCTTTACAAGAAAGCATTGAGAATAAAACAACCAGAGATATTAAGTTTATTGTGTATCAGCATAAACTAGAAGCTTTAGAAAAGAATATTCACATTAAAACTAAAGAATATGATTTTCATACTACTGAGTTAGCAAGTTACGCTAAACTTGAAAAAGATTTTAGAGAAGTAATGTTTTTACCTACTAAAACTCCTCAAGCTAAAAAAGCTAAAGAGTTTAGAATAATACAAACTGCTACTCGTAGAGCTAGATTTCTATATTCACTTCCAAGTAAGATTAAATTTGCCAAAAGACTTTTATTAGAACTTCCAGGAAAGACATTAGTATTTGGTCAAGATAGTAAAACTTTATTAGAATTATGCAAGACTTCTATTGTATCTCAAAATAAGAATTACATTAAAGATTTGGATAATTTTAAAAAAGGTTTGACTAAACTTACTTGTAGTAATAAGATCCTTAAGCAAGGTGAAAATATTCCTCATTTAGATAATATTGTATTATTTGCATATTATTCTAAAGTTAAGGATTGGAGTCAAATGATAGGTGAAAAGCTTGCCTATATCTATTTAATTCGGTGAACCCTAAGTCATAATTATGATATGGGAATACCGAGCCAAGCAGGATTAATATCCAGGCGTGTGTAGAGACTATCCCCTTTGTAGGGGAGTAGGGAAATCTGTCAAATTTCCCGAAACAGTAGATATTTGATTTTATATTATTTTACCAAAAAGGAAAAGGTGGTAACATATTTTTCTTAAAAATTAAAAACTAAAAAAGATTGAATACAATATATTGTATCTTTGTGTTTCACAAAATACAATAATATGTATATAATCTACAAACTTTACAGTAAAAGTGATTTAACACAAACACCAGTGTATATTGGTTACACAGGAACTTCTCTAAATCTTCGATTGAAAAGACATATCAATAAAGCAAAAAGTCAATATGGTAAACTCAATTGGCCTGTTATTAATTGGATTAATAAAGTTATTATAAACAAAGATCAAGTATTAATTGCTCCTATTGACCATGCTGAAACAATTGAAGAAGTAAAAAGAAAAGAGATTTATTATATTGCTAAATATAAATCCGAAGGATTAAATTTAAAAAATTCTACAAATGGCGGAGATGGTCAACTAGGTTCTAAAATTAAACAGTTTGCTAAAGACGGGACATTTATTAAATTATGGGACTGTGTTGCAAATATTGAACAGGAGCTAGGTTTATCTAATTCTCACATTTCTAGTTGTTGCAGAGGACGAAGAGGTAGAAAGACAGTCGGGGGATCTGTATGGAGATACGAAATAGATGGTTTTGATACGTATAATATTAAATATTCTAATTCATATACTAAATCTATCCAAAAGAAAATTTATCAAATTGCCACTGATGGAGAAATTATCAAGATTTGGGATCACGCACAACTTATAGAAAATGAATTGGGTTTCTATAGAAGGGGAATTATTAAGATTTGTAAAGATCCTGTTTCAAAACATAAACAAAGACCTAAATATCCAAGAATTTCATTCGGATATCACTGGGCATATGAATCAAATAAAGATATAGTCCAATCCTTACTGAAAAGTAAGAATACGATTCAGGTTGACATCTGATTTAAAACATCGTATTATAAAAAGAGGCTCAGGACAGATAAAGCCGTAGGAACAGTAATTGTATTTGTAACGTTAGGAACTCAAGAAGAAAAGTGGTTTCAATCAATGACTGAAGAAATGAATGTAAACTTTGTTTACTGTTCTTCAGTTGCAGAAATAATTAAAAATATATAATTTATGTGTTTACAATGTGAAACAAAATCAATAGTAATTGGAAATATCGGCGACATTTCCATACAAATAAGTACACAGGATCATCCTGAATGGAAAGAAGGTGCAATAGGATTAGTGTTTTTAAACGATCCGTTTGTTGTTTTTAATGAGATTAAAGAATGGTCAAAAGATTCATATTTTGATTTATCTGATGATGAGATTGAAAAAATTCTTGAATTTACATCAGATGAAAAACATTGGGATGCAGTTGAACTTGTAAATCAGATTAAATTTGATCCTTATGATGGATATAAGTTTATCCTTAATTTGAAAGCATTGGGATATGATGAAGAAGAGCATGGATACAGATGGGCATCATACTTTGTTCATAAAATCGCAGAAATGTTAGAAATGTATGAAAACAATTGAAGAAATTATTCAGAAAAATGAGCTAGAGTTTGATGAATATACAAATAAAACAATTATTCGTAAGGATGAGTTAATTCTAATAATGAAAGAGTATGCAGAGTTGTATGCTAAAAAATGTTTAGAAATAGCTGCTGAAAATGCTAATATTTTTTACGATGTTGGTGGTTATAATTACGTTGATTCCGGTTCTATTTTAAACATTAAACTACCTGAACATGAAGAGATTGCAAATTTATGATAGAGTAAATCAGTGTGAAACACTGGAAGAATTATCTCAAGTTATTTTAGAATTAGCTGATGAAAACGGAGAAATTCGAGGAAGAGAAAGATCTTTTGATGCTGCTAAAATGGCAGAAAGATGTTTAAATTTTAGAAATTATATTCCAAATGTTTTAACTAGACAATTTGGTATTCGTCAACAAGCAATGTATATTATTTATTATGACAACGGAGAGAAAAATTGAAATATTAAAAACACTTTTAGAAGAATATTCCGAAGGAATATATAATGAGGGATTGTGTTATTATATTGTCTATGCAAGAAGTTTATCAATTGATGATATTATAATATTTAAAGACTGGTTTGTTGAGCAAAGACCAAAAAATACTCATTCCGCTTATTGGTGGCCATTAAATGAGTATGGTCGTGAAGAAAGAATAAAGTTTTTAAATAATTTAATTAAAAATTTAGAAAATGATACAAGAAGCCTGTGGTTTCAAAGATTCAAAAGGAAAATTTTGGGATTCTTTGGAAGAAGCTGAAAAAGCTGAAAAAAAATATGAGTATAAATCTTTAGAATTAGAAGTAAGAAATTTTTTAAAAGAAGACACTTTCTACGAAAGAGATTATTATGCTTTAAACATACTTACACAACGTATTATGTCACAACCTGAAAAAGTTTTATCTGTTTTATGGAAAGTAACCAGATATAATTTTAAACAAAAATTTCAAGATGGAAAATAAAACCACTTTAATAATTATTCCAAAAAGTGATTCAGGTGATACAATTTATAGTCTTCTAAATTTGGATACAGGTGAAGGATTAGCTCAACACTGGTGTTCTCATGGTGGTTTTGCTCCAGGAGATTTATATTTTAATGTACCTGAAAGAGTAAAAGAATATCAAGAAAGATTCGGTGAAATAGAAGTAAAATTTATTGACGAAACAGAAATTACAATAGAAGAATTACTAGAATTGAATAGAGGATTTCATGAAGATATTAATAGACATAGAAGTTTATCCTAATTTCTTTATGCTTGGTTGCTGGAATTACGAAACCAAAGAAAGATTTAGTTTCGTAATTTCAGAGTTTAGAGATGATCGTAAAGAATTACAAAAGTTTTTAAAAGAGTATGATGGCTTTTGGATTTCATTTAACGGTATTCATTACGATAATCCAGTATTGGCTTATGGTCAAAGAAACAATTGGTGGATAAATGAAAGCTTTAAGTCTGTTTGTGCTTATTTGAAATCTTTTTCAGATGTAGTTATTAACTCTGAAGATTATTCGAGATTTAAAATAGAAAAATATTGGAAATGGAAATTTACTAATATTGATTTATTTTTATATTGGAGTCAAGGTTTAAGACAATCTAAAAAGATTAGCTTAAAAGGTTTAGGTATTCAGTTAGGATACCCAGTAGTTCAAGAGTTACCTTTTCCACCAGATCATTATCTATTACCAGATGAAATTGAAGTTTTAGAACATTATAATCTACAACATGATTTAGGTATTTTAAATCTTTTAACGGAAGCTTTTGAAGGAAAGTCTAAAATAAGTATTGGTAATTTAGGCACTATTCAATTAAGAGGTCAAATTACAAAAGATTATAATCTTCCAGCATGGTCTTTAGATACTCCTAAAATAGCATCTGAAATTCTATTAAAGTTTTATTCTAAAGAAACCGGATCTAATCTTAAGGAAACCAGAGATTTAAGATTCTCAAAACCTATAATTAGATTTAGAGAATTGTTTGAAGACCTAAATATTCAATTTACATTACCAGAATTTCAAAAAGCATATTTCGATTGGTGTAATGCTATAGATACATTTAATACTCAATTTATATCTGGTACTCAAGAACATCCTATTAAAATATCAATAGGTGTTGGAGGTATTCATACTATTCAAGAGAATCAAATATTTGAATCTGATGATGAATGGATGATAGTAACTGACGATATTGCATCAATGTATCCAACTAATATTGAGAATTGGAAAGCTTTTAGATTTCCTGAAGTGCTGGATAGTTATGTAGGATTTAAAACACTTAGAACTACAAAAACCAAACCTGGTTTAAAATCTACTGAGAAAGGTTCTCCAGAATGGATTAATTTTCAACAAGAAGATCAATTTGCTAAATTGATTTTAAATGGAGTAAGTGGATTATTAGATATGGAATATTCTTGGCTCTATAATCCTACAGGTATAATGAAAGTTAGATGTGGTGGTCAACTTATACTTTTAACTTTAGCTGAAAAGTGTATTTTAAACAATATTCATGTGATAAGTTTAAATACAGATGGCTTAGAAACTAAAATGAGGAGAGATCAGTATAATCTTTACCTAAGTTTAGTTAGAGAAGTTGAGCAACAGTTTAATGTTCAGTTTGAACAAGAAGAGTATCAAAAAATTATATACCAAAATGTAAATAGTTATTTGGCTGTTACTAAATCAGGAGGTCTTAAAAAGAAAGGAGAATTTGTAACTAATCCAGAATTAGGTAGTTCAGTTAATTTCTTAGTTTTTCCTAAACTTTTAGAGCAGTATTTTGTACATGGATTTAGACCTGAAGAAGTATTAAAGAACCCTGAACAGTTTGGTTTACATATTTATGATTTTTGTGCCAGCTTTAAAGTTAGTAGAGATTATACTGTTCTTCATAATGGAATTAAGCAGCAAAGATTAAATAGATTTTTTGTAGCTAGAAATGCACCTTACCTGTATAAACTCAAAAATACCAAATCTAAACCTGATAATATGTTAAAAGGTTGGGGAGTAGAAATTTATAACAATCATACAAAAAAACCTTTAAAAGAATATAATTTAGATATGAGATTTTACTTATCTCAAATCAATAAGCTTATATTTGAATTAGAAAGTAATAAAACAACTTTGTTCTAATGAGAAAGATAAAATTTAAACAACCTATTCTAAATAAAGATGGATCTTTTAAAGAATGGTTTTATTGGGGGTTTATTGGAGAACAGAATGAATTTATAACTCCTCATTCTGATTATAGAAGATGTTCTTCACATCAATTTACTGGAATATTAGATAAAAACGGTAAAGAGATTTATGAATGGGATGCTTGTAGAATAAGAGGTGGAGAACAATACCAAGGTTATACTGAAATAGATATAACAGGAATAATTAAATTTGGATTTGGAAGTTTTAACTTGGTAACTAAAAACGAAATTCATTATTCGTTTGATCAGTATGATAGTATTGAAATTTTAGGAAATATCCATGAAAATCCAGAACTTTTAAATAAATTACAATGATACCAACAAAATGGAAGTTAAAAGTAACTTCAGAAAATAGAAAGCTTATAAATAATTGGAGGAATACTCTTAAATCAGATTTTATAAAAAAAGAAATTAGGCATGATTATGTTGTACAAGATGGCTATGGATTAAATGAAACACATAGCTATACATATCCAGAAATAACAACAGATCAATTTAAATACCATGTGTTAGGATTATTACCAAATAAATGGTGTGTTAAAGCATCTAATAATCCTGAAGAAAATATTGAGCTAGTTGAATATGCAAATAGATATGGAGAAAGACCCATGTATTATACTACTATATCTGGTATTTATTATCATTTTCCATGTTATAAGGGTAGTTATACAACATGCTTGAACATAGTAAACGATTATACTGAAATTACACTTGATGATTTTAAGAAATTAGTTTTAAAAAAACAAAATATGAAACAAGAAATAAAGTGTCCTATTATAAATGGAAGACCTCATCATTTGAAAGCTTTTGTTGAAGACTGTAAAGAATTTGGTTATAGAACATCGGATCTATGTCTTGTTACAGAAAACTCTGATAGAATTAAGTTAAATGGTAATGATTATAAAAGAATTTTATCTGAACCTGATAACTTTGAAATAATTGTTGCAGTAAATAAAGCAAAACAAGTTAACTATAATTTTGAAAATTCAATAACTTTCAATCTTCCTCAAGATTGGGAAGAGGCTTTGGATTTAATGAAATTTAATATGAAGATCTGGAAAGATTTAAATGAATTTAAAGTTGGAGATATAGTTCATGGAACTATAGGAGTTCTTAACTATGTAGGAGTTTATTCTGCTCCAAATAAAATGTCTAGTTGGAAAATAATTGGGAGTAATTTTGGTATTTGTGAAGGAAATGGTAGCTTTAATACTATAAGACGTGCTACACCAGAAGAAGTAGAGTTTTTTCAAAACAAAGCTAAAATATTTAAAATGACTTCTTCTTCAGGAGATTTTGAATTAGAAGTTAGTAAATCAGGAATTTATTATCGAAAAGATGATGTTTATCTTGATTTAAAGAATGGATTTGTTGATCTTATTGATGATTTCGACTATTATTTATTACATAATAAAGGCCGATATACTACTAAAATAACTAAAATTGATGTAGGGTGTAAAAAAGATACATTGATATCAGAATGGCAAGAAGTTTATAATTATTATAAGTCAATACAATGAAAACAAAAGATAGATTACAGAATATTGCTGGAATAGTGATATTTTTATTAGCATTAGGATTTTTAATTTTTAAAGGATGTTCAGCGTAACCACAGAAAGTAATTACCTAGCTCAAATTGTCAAACTTGAAAAATCTAAACAACATCCAAATGCTGATAGACTTCAGATTTGGAATGTAAACGGGTATGATGTTATTACAGATATGTCTTCTAAAGAAGGAGATATTAAAATATTTTTTCCAGTAGAGTGTCAGATACATCATAAAATCTTATCTAAGATGAATATGTATCAAGACAGAGAGTTAAATGAAGATCAAACTAAAGTAGGTTATATCTCTAAATCAAGACGTGTGAAAGCTGTTAAGTTAAGAGGTATGATTTCAGATGGTATTTTATTACCTTTAAAAGATGTTTGTATTGCTTTAGATGTTCCTGAAGAACGATGTGCATATTGTATAGACGAAAAATTCGATACTTTAGACGGAATAGTTATTTGTAATAAATATGTTCCTGAAATTAAAGAAGTAAGATCTGGTCAAGGACAAGGTAAACCTAAAGGCCCAAAAATTTCAGATATTTTAATTCCTGGTCAATTTAACTTTCATTATTCTACTTCTAAATTACAAGATAATGTCTGGAGATTTAATAATCCAGAAAACACTATTGTAATTACGGATAAATGGCATGGTACTTCAGCAGTATTTTCCAATCTTTTAACTAAAAGAAAATTATCTATTTGGGAAAAGATTAAAATGTTTTTTGGATCCAATGTTTCTACAGAAGAGTATAAAAAAATGTATTCTTCTAGAACAGTAATTAAACATGTTGAAGATAGATATCATACTAAAGAACAAGGATTTTATAATTCTGATATTTGGGGTAAAGTATTCGAGGATGTAAAGCCCTGTTTGTTTGAAGGTTATACGATCTATGGTGAGATAGTAGGTTATACTGGAGAGAAAATGATTCAAAAAGGATATGGTTATGGTTGTTTACCTGGACAATATAAGTTTTTGATTTATAGAATTACTTCACAAGAACCATACGGATTACTTGAATGGTCTTGGAACGATATTAAATTGTTTTGCGAAGAATATAATTTAAATCACGTGCCAGAATTGTATTATGGTAAAATTGGAGATTTTATAAATCAATCTTCTAAAGGAGAATTTGATTCAGTGGAATTATTGCAAATTCTGAAAGACATGTACTTAGAAAAAGATTGTCGATACTGCACTCATAGCGTTCCTGCTGAAGGTATTTGCATTAGAAATGAATCTACTAGTAAAATTGCCTATAAACTTAAATCTAAAAGGTTTTTAGAATGGGAAAGTAAGCAATTAGATACCGGAGAAGAGATTATAGAATAATCAATTTTAAAAAAAAACTAAGTGTAAAATATAATGGCAATTTCAAGGATTACTTTAAAGCAACTTGATCCAGAAGTTCTTGATTACTTTGATAATCTGATTACAAGACGTTTTACTTTTTCAGTTACGGATTTAACCAGACTACATGAAATAGCGTTTACTTCAACACGCTCAGATGAACATTTTGAAAAGATAAAAGAGGCTGCTCCTGTTAATAGGTTTAGGGTTATGGATTTAGATGATAAAACTGTACTCGGATACAGAGGCTCTATGAAAGAAGCCATAGAGTTATTTAGGACAGCACATCCTTATTTTGATGATGAATCTGCAAAAACATTTATATATGACAATTGAAGAAGGTAATAAGTTAATAGCTAGTTTTATGGGTGCTACTATTGAATTAAAAGAAGGTCGTTGGCATGGTAATCATTGGTCGCCATATAGAGGGTTAAGTAATCATGCTTCAGCAAACAATAAAGATTTTATTGAACATCATATTCATTTCGATAGTAGTTATCATGAATCTTGGGATTGGTTAATGCCTGTTGTGGAAAAGATTGAAGGGATTAATGAACCAATAGCAAATTTTGTGCGATACTCCGTTGAAACAAGTAATAACAATTGTTATGTTTATCTTTTATTGGATTGGGACATACCTATAATTATAACTAAGCAGCAAGGAAAATCTAAAATTGAAGCTGTGTGGCACTGTTGCATTAAATTTATAGAATATTATAATGGAAACACTAGAATTAATACCTTTACTCCAAGCTTATGAATTTTCATTACAAATAGAAGATGAGTTAAGCATTTATGGAGTAAATACTCATTACAATAATGATATTCTCTTCGTGGATTGGGGAGATCCAGAAAGTCTAACTTATACAAAAACTTGGTTAATAGAAAAATGGGATTAGATATGAATCTTTATCGCACTAAAAAAGTGCAGGATGTATCAGAAGTAGATTATGAAGATTTATTTGAAGCTGCTTATTGGAGAAAGTTTAATGCTCTTCACAACTGGTTTGTTAATAATGTACAAAATGGAGTAGATGATTGTGGAACGTATTTTGTTTCGGAAGATCAATTTAATACTCTTTGTAAATTATTAAAAAGCTTAACTCCTGAAAATTGTCACGAACTTCTTCCAACGAGACCAGGGTTTTTCTTTGGTAATACAGATTATGATGAATCCTATTGGGAAAAAGTTAAGGATTCAATTACAGAACTGAATTATTTACTTAACTATATTAATTGGGATAAAGAATCTTTAATTTATACGTCATCTTGGTAGCTATGGAACAAGAAATATTATTTGAAGAAATCACAGCTTGTTGCTATTGGGAAAATTTATTAACTCGTGAACAGTTAGAAGAATTAGATGCAGACTATTGGGTAAACATTTTAAAATCGGATTATGAATGACGAACAAAAACAAAAATATTTTAAAGACTTTGTTGATAGGAAATTAGCAGGTATGTCAAATTTATCAGATTATCCTACAAAAGAGGAAACAGAGACTAAACTTAAGGATAGTATAAAATCAGAGAATATTAAAGACGAAACTTTAAAATTCTTTACAGAGAAAAGTGATGGAGTTAAATAGTAAATTAGTGAATTTTGTACAAAGTAAGACTTCTTCTTGGAATGAAGTCTTACTTTATTTGATAGCAAGAAGACATGATTTAGAAGTTAGATGTTCTGAAGAAGCTTTTCAATTTATGGAAAAAAATAAGTTAATTCAGCTTAATCTTCTAACAAATAAAATCATTCCTATTGTTGGTATTTATGAAGGAGATATTGTAGAACTACCTGATATTGATTTAAGTATTGAACAGGAAGTTAGAGACAGGATTGATGAATATCGGTCTTTATTTAAAGGTGTAAGAACAGGTAGTATTGGAGTAAAGCAAAAAGTTATTGAGTTATTAGTTCAATTTTGTTTACAGAATCAAGTATCATTTGATACTGTTTTAGAAGCTACTAAAGCATATATTAATAATACTGACTTTCAAATTGTATCTAATGCAGATAATTTTATTTCTAAAATAGATAGAGCTGGTCAAGAGGTAAGCTTATTAAAATTAGCAATTGAAGAATTAGAGATGGATAGTCATTCTAATAAACAAACTTATAAAGTGATATGACACCTAAGTTTATAAGCATAGAAGGTTTGTTTCCTGATTTATATCAAATTATTCCAGGGTGGATTAGAGGTACATATTATTGTATTACTGGAGCAACAGCAACAGGAAAATCTAAATTTGCACGATACTGTTTTGCGGAATGGACATATAAGTATTGTAAAGCTAATAATATTCCTTTTATTGTAATTTATTTTGCATTAGAAGAATCTGTAGATTTCTTTTGGTCAACTATCATCTTAGGAAAGTTAAACGAAAGAACAGGTAAGAAATTTACTTATTACCAATATAAAGGTTTTCATGAAGGAATGGAAGCTGAAGATTATGCTGAAGTTGAGAAGATAATGCCAGAGATTTACGATATGCAAAAGTATATAAAGGTATATGATGATGTTAGTAATCCAACTGGTTTATTAAGAACTATTGAAGAGGAATTAAAACCATTTGGTGAACTTGTAAAAAGCGAACCTATTACAGATGAACAGGGAAATGTGATTGTCCATAAAACATTTAAGTATCATAATCCTGATTTTCATGCAGTTGTCATTGGAGATCACTTGGGTTTATTATCACCAGAAGCTAATAAGTTTGCATTAGTAAATACTTTACATTTAGCTATTTCAAAATGGTCAGAATATGTAGTGAAACTAGTATGTAAACGATATAATTGTATAGTTGTCAATGTACATCAGCAGGAGATGGCTGGTGAGAATAATGATAATTTCAAATTAAATAGATTGGAACCTAGTGAAGCTAAATTAGGTGATAATAAAATTATCGGGAGAGATTATATGGTAACATTAGGATTATTTAATCCAGCTAAGTATGGATTAGGTAGTTATTCTGGTTATAATATTAGAGATTTTGGAAAGAATTTTAGATCTTTATCTTTAATTAAACATAGGAATGGTGAACCAGAAATACAGAAAGCAATGTGGTTTGAAGGTATTGGAAATAAGTTTGAAGAGTTGCCAAGTCCAGATAAAAAACAAGAAATTGCAGATTTCTTAAAAAGTAAACAATTAAATTAAATATAATGAATTTTACAAAACAACAAATTAGTGATATGTTTTTTGGAATTCCTACATGGAAATCTTATGAAGACTTATCAACAGAACTTTCTACTAGAGAAGTAGAAGTAACACCAGCAATGTTACAAGAGTTATTCAAAGCTAATGGACACAATTTGAGAAATCGTCCACGTAAACCAAATACAATTAAAAAATCTTGGTTTACTATTGTAGATTAAAACACCGAGTTACCAGTAGAAACAGAAGAAATAGTATAATGCCAAGTATAGCAGTAGTAGGAAATTCAGGAGAAGGAAAATCTACCAGTTATGGTCAGATTCCAGAGTTAGGTATTAAAGGATTAGATCCTAAAGAAACATTTGTTATTAATGTAGGTGGTAAAGATTTACCATTTAGAGGATGGAAAACATTATATAAGGGAACTAATCCTGAAGATGGAAATTATTTTGCTGCTTCTGAAGCAGATAAAATTGCAAAGGCAATTGGATATATTTCAGAATCTCGTAAAGAAATTAAAAACATCGTAATAGACGATGCTCAATTTATTATGGGATTTGAGTTTATGAGACGAGCAAAGGAAACAGGTTATGGTAAATTTGCAGACATTGGAGTTAATATTGCAAAAGTAGTAGAAGCAAGTAGAATAGCTCGTTCAGATCTAAAAGTATATTTTCTCTGGCATCCAGAAAAAGATAATACTGGAAAGATGAAGATGAAAACTGTAGGTAAGATGGTTGGTTAATCGGCCATTATCTATCTAATTGCTGGAACACCCTTAGAGATTAGTTAACTACAACGTAGTTTGAAAAGACAAACGTGAATGTTATAAAAATAACTAATATTGGGCAATCAGCAGCTAAGATTCTAAAGTTAGCATGATTTTTGCTATACAAAGAATAAAGTTCACAGACTATCCCTTGTTGTGAGGGAGTACATTTAAAATTAATTACCTTAAATGGAAACGGTAGATACCAAAATACAAATATACTGTTTGAAACATCCAATAACTCTTGAAGTAAGATATGTTGGAATGACTTCTCGTACCTTAAAACGTAGATTACAAGGACATATTGATAACGCTAAATATACAGGACATAACAAACATTTATGTAGCTGGATATTAAGTATTTTGAAATTAAATATGAAACCTATAATTGAATCTATAGACGAAGTAACATTAGAAAATTGGCAAGAAAAGGAAAGATATTATATTTCACTTTATCCAAGATTAATAAATGCTACTTTAGGAGGAGAAGGAACATTTGGTTTTAAACATAGTATCGAAACAATAGAAAGAGTAAGATTGAAAAAGATTGGAATTAAACCTAGTAAGGAAACATTGTTAAAAAGAAGTATTGCTTTAAAAGGCAGGATTGTTACTCAAGATCATAGAGATAAAATATCGGTTAAAAATACTGGTAAAATCTATACTAAATTCAAGATTCTAGTAAAAGATATTATTTCTAAAGAAGAAACTGTCTGTAATACAGTAAAAGAGGTAAAAGCAATGTTTAAAATGGGTGAAATGACAGTGAGAAGAAATCTTAATAAAGATTCTATTGTTAAGAAAAGATATATTTTGGTAAAGATATAGTCGAATCTTGATAGAAATATTAAGGATGATATACAGAAGTAATTATTCTGCAAGAAAATATATCATTAGGGTCATGCGATGACCATTTAACATTGGAAGGATTGTTTACAGTAGTTCTTTATACTAAAGTAGAAAGAGGCGCAGATAATAAAGTTAAATATAATTTTGTTACAAATAATGATGGTGAGTTTCCAGCAAAATCTCCATTTGGAATGTTTAAAGATTTGTATGTTTCCAATGATTTAGGACTTGTGTCTGAAACAATTGATAAATACAATTTAGGATGAAATTAACAAGTCAACAATTGACAGCTATTGCTAATAAGATTACGAGAGAAGTTAATGATGAGATTAACAAGATTAATCGTGTGGTATATGCTGCGGAAGAACTTATTGTTGTAAGCACTATCAAATCACAATTAACAACATTAGAAGATACGCTTAAAAAGTTACCTTTTATAGCAACTGGTAAAATTACATATGGGCATTACACTTTTGATACTAATGGTAATAGTTATGGCGTTGAACAAATTGTAAAAGGACGTATTAAAGATAAATTGGTTCCAATTCTTTCTTTAGATAAAGTAAAAGAAGATCTTATCATAGGAACAATAGAAGCTGCGGATATGGATCAATTAATTAAATCATTAAAAGAAAAATATCTTGAAACTACACATTAATATTGACGATAAAACAATTGCAATTGAAGGTCAAGCTAAAGTAGCTACAATATTCAATTATTTAATGTCTTGGTTCGCAGAAGATTGGGAGAATTGGAGTTTTATTCCATTTGTTCCCACAATTCAATATAAAGAAATTATTGTAGAAAAAGAAATACAAAAAAATCCATACTGGAATCCTTGGGGGCCTACATATGCTTCAGGCATAGATACAGGTACTCCAATGTTAAATCCATCTTACACAACATCAACAACCTTAAACTTTAAAGATTAATGTACTCAGGAACAAAAACAGGAAACGCCGCAGGTGGCTCATTTTACCACACAGGTTTAGCATCTTTTCAACTGTTGGGAGTAAATCCAACAGCAGATCAAATTAAAGAATGGACTGGACGAGAAGAAGTTCAAGAACCAAATTATGATCTTCGCAAGTATTATGATACTGATTTCATGGTTCGTCCATTGAATTTCTGGTTAAAGAATACACATGGAGATGTAGTAAGATACCGTTTAGAGGTGGGTAAAGATCCAAAAGTTACTAAGAATGGTAACTATCAAGTATGTACTTCTAACGGAAGTATTACTTGGGCTAAAGCTTCAGGTTCTACAGAAACTAAACCAGAGTTTGCAAACCACAAACCATTAGTAATTGGTGAAGAGGAATTGATTTCTTTTGTTGCTCGTTTGATTAATTTTGATTATAAGTCAGGTGATAATCTGTATGAGCAAATGGTTGCTAATAAAGCTGATGTTCAATCATTATATAATGCTAGTTATACTGGTATGAATAATACTGGTAAATGGGCTGCTGATAATGATAAACATATTATTATGCTTATGACTATTAACGAAAATACTGGAGTTGATGGTAGTGGAAATGAAGTGATTAAAACATACCAAGAAGTATGTACTCGTCCTGAAACCTGGTTTTCTGGTGAGGTAAATGATTATGTGGTAAATAAACTTAAGACTTTGTATGAAAAGTCTTTAGAAGTTCAACTTGGTCAAACTCAAGCTTATCCTATTGTAAAAGGATTCTTTACATACAAATATCAAGAGTATAAAAAAGAAGATTGCGTAAATGCAATTCCTTCTAATCCAACTTCTAATCCAAGCTGGTAATGTACACAACTAAACCAAACTATTATAAAAGGGATGATGTGCTTAATAGCATATCTCAAGAACAAGTCTTTAGTGAATATCTTGGGGTTTATCCTGATCTTAATAAAAGGTTTAGATCTCCATTTAGAGAAGATAAAGATCCTGGGTGTCGTTTTACATGGCACTCAGGAATCCTTTATTTTGTTGAAAATACAATGTTTAATAACAAACTGTATTGGTCATGTATTGATATAGTAATGTATTTTAAAAAATGTAGTTATCAACAAGCTTTAAATATATTACACCAGAAGATTTATGTTTCCAGTAAGATTGCTAAAATAGTTACATCAACTTTTGTACCTGAAATAAGATTTGAAAAGCAAGATTGGCACGAACCTAATTTATTTATGCTTCCAGGTTCTATTTTAGAAAAAGAATTAGTTTATAAAGTTAAAAACTATTGGATAAAAACAAAGAAAGGTTGGTTTAGAAATTATATTCACAATCCTCAAACAACTTTAGTTATAGCGTATTATTTTCCAGAAACAGATCATGTAAAACTTTATTTTCCAGAGCAAAAAGAATATCGTTGGTATTCCAACTGTTCTGTTGAAGATATATTTGGTTGGCATAAGATAAAAGAATATCACCGTAATTCTGATAAACTTTCTATTACTAAATCTGGAAAAGATAGACTTATGCTAGACTATCATTTAGGAATACCAGCTATAGCTTTACAAAATGAAGGTTGTTATATTCCAGAAGATAAAGTTCTAGAACTAGATGTTATGTTCAAGGATATTACATTCTTTTATGATAATGATATTCCTGGAATAATTCATAGTCAAAAGTTAAGTGAAAAATATGGATATAAATACAAGATTATTGATTGTTTACCAAAAGATTCATTTGAAATGATTGGCGAATTTGGAATTGATAATACAAAAAAATTAATATTTTGAATAGAATAACAGAACTAACAATTCAGAATATTCATCCTAAATGGAAAGTTCTTCTTAATACTCCTATATCAGAAGATAAATTATTAATAGATCTTTTAGACGAAGCTATTATAAAAATTGTAGAGTTAAAAGGCAAAAATTGTCCTGACAATCCTGATAAGATATTAAGATGTTTAAGGTTAGATCCTGATCTAATTAAAGTTGTTATTGTAAACAATGAACCTTATCCTACTCCAGGTATAGCAACAGGTCTAGCTTTAGCTTGTGAAGATAAATTCTTACCAAGTTTAACAATGCTTGTTAGAGAATTAGAGCAAGAATATAATGATCCTACAATACATGAAACTTTTGATGGAACTCTAACCAAATGGGAAAAACAAGGAGTATTGTTATTAAACTCTAGTTTAAGTTGTGAACAGTTTAAACCTGGAAGTCATTTTCATTATTGGAATGATTTTACTACTGGTTTGCTGAGAATATTAAATGATTTTAAAATTACAAGGTCAGAAGGAACTTCATCAGTTTTTGTTTTTTTAGGAAGACAGGCTCAACTATTTCAAAATGAAATAAATGAAAAACTTCATTATAAAATACTAAGATACCATCCAGTAGCAGAAGATCATGGTGATAAAAAGTTTGAAGGATTCTTTAAAGAGGTTAATAAATGTTTAGAAGAATCTAACCAAGAAATAATCCAATGGTATGAAAATAGAACTTGATTATAAAATAACTGTTTGGAGAAAGGCTTTTTATGATATACCTGATTCAGACCTACCAGAATTTTTAAAATCGGTAAAACAATTTGGTATAGATTTAGAACACGAAGGATTTGTTGAAGATGAAATTATTTATGAAACAGAAGAATTAATTTTACCTTCAGAAAACAACGGATTACCTACTATTGAATTATTTGCCAACCATAACTTAATTTGGAGTAATGATAAAACATGAATTAAAAACAAGGGAACATTCTGAATTCCTAGGTATTGAAACAGCTTCTTCTTTAGAATTAGCTTTCCTTTTAGATTCTTCGATGGTTATAACATTTAGAGATAATGTTACAAATGAACTTTTAGGTATTATACAGTATATTGAAAACTTAGAAAGTGTAAGTATTGTGAATAATGTTGGAAAAGATGACATTCAGGAACATCTTTTTCATATATTGAAAACATCCTATCCTGAAAATACAACATTTAATAAAATAATATGATTAATTTAGAAACAAAAACAGAAGAACATTACGATTTTATTCGTAATCATTTTACTTTTACGCAAGAACTTGATAATTTTTTAGAAAGTTCCTCTGAAATACTTTGTTATCGTCAAGGCGAAACATTGGTTGGACTTATTACTTATACCGAAAATGATGAAAATGTTATTCGGGTTCATTTTGGAGCTGTATTGAAAGATTATCGTGAAAAAGATATTCTTACTAACTTAGCTACAAGCCTTGAAGAAAAGTATCCAAATTATACTTTCTTAAGTTCGGTTAGAGAATCTAATTCTATAATGATTTCTTTCTTAGAAAAGAATGGATTTAAAGAAAGTGATCGTGGAGAGTATTCTGATGGTGAAGTAAAAATTAGAATGGTACGTGCCTCATCCTAATAAACGCAAAGGGGATACTTTTGAAAGACAGGTTGTAAATGATCTGAAAGCAAAGTATCCCTTTGCTAAAACAGCAAGACTTACAAGCAGATTAATGGATAATTGTAAAATTGATATTACAGGAGTTCCAATGTTAATCCAGTGTAAGGCAGGTTATAATAAACCGAGATTAAAGTTCGATGAATTGTATCTTGAGAATAAAAAACTTATTGCTGAAAACTTTAATTCGAATCATGTAATTCATAAACTACCATATGTCCTAATTAATAAGTTAAATAGAATAGTTGGTGGTAAACTAAAACAACCAGAAATGACTCAAGTAACAATTACTTATGAGTTTTTTTTGGAATTAATCGAAGGATACGAGAGTAAGAATGCTGAAGTATGATAATCAGACACAGTTTAAGATAGAGAGAGGCTTCTTGAATAGAACAAGAATTTATTTATATCCGGCAATAGTTTTAATGAAAAGTTATAGGCCGTATATTGGAAGCTTGAGAGAGAATTTTTTATGTACCAGTTATGAAAATGAAAGTATTATAGTTTATTATGATCGAGGTAACACAGTTGGTATAAAAAAACTAATAGATGTTTTAAAAGAAAATAAAGAATATTTGGATAGTTGGATGCCTAATGAAAATACATATGCTATTCGTTTAAAACCAGATCTTAATTACTCTGCTTTTGAGGAAGGAAGTTATTCTAAAATTTACAAAAGAGAATATTTATCTAAAGTATTTTCACCAGATAGTAAAACTAAACAGGTGTTGTCTAAGAACAAACTTTATAAACAAGAGTTTGTAGATCAACTTAATACCTGGTTTGGTGTAAATCATACAATTGAATCTTTGGAAAAAAGACCTGATGGTATTCATGAAATACAAGAATATGATATACCCCCATGTATGAATCAAGAGATTTTAAATTACGAAAAAGAATTAAAAATTAGAGGTAAAATTTCAGAATATGTATAATATATTTCAAGATATAAATAATTGGCTAAAGGTAGCAGGACAAGAACAAGTTGGAAATGAAGCTAATTTTCAACTTATAAAATCTTTAATTTTAGAAGAGCTGGAAGAGTTGGAAGAAGCTTATAAAGCAAATGATAAACAAGGTCAGCGAGATGCTATTGTAGATTTAATGTGGGTTACTTTAAATTGGGATTATTATAATAGTCTTAATTCAGAAGAACATGCTGACAAAGTAAGTTTTTCAAATTGGACTAAGTTTTGTACTTCTGAAGACGAAGCTATTAAAACAATGGATGCTTACATTAGAGGCATACACCCATCTAAACCTGGAATTAAAATAGAATGTTACATCGTACAATCTGGAAATAATTGGATAGTTAAAAGACTATCTGATAATAAAGTTTTAAAGTCAATAAATTTTGTAGAACCATGAGAAGATTTACATTATTTTATGGAAAAGTTTGTCCTATCTGCTTCAAATCTATTTTTAATTGCCAGGGACATGGGAAAAGTTAAATTTCAAGGAACTAGTTTAGATCCACAAGTAGAAGTTACAATTACCTCGAAAGGAAAAGAGGTAGTTGTAACTCCTAAACCAATTAAAATTAAAAAAGGTGAAGATTAATTATATAGAAAAAGATGGTGTTAAACTGTTTTCATTTCATAGACATGATTTTCAACAATTTGCAGAAGGAGAATTTATTGATGGTGGTTGGGATTATACAAGAATAGGAGGAGATGTAAAGATTGGTTCTGGAAAGATTTCAGATTTAATAGAAGATATAAGAAAGCAATTTCTTTGGACTTCTGTATTAGATAAGAATGAAAAACTTAGAGATAAATCAGAAAGTAAACTTTTAAAAGATTTAGATACTGACCACATATTATCAATTTTAATTTATATAACTGAAAAAAGTTTAGTGGCAAATGATTTAAATAGTAAACAATGGATTGCTACAAGGTTAATTTTATTAGCAGAATTAAAGTATAGATATGAAAGATCAGACGAAACCTAAATTATATAAAATGATAGTTTTACAATTTCCTAATGCTTTAAAGGAAGTTGCTAGAAGATGTAAGATTGGGCATGAGAAGTATCCTGAATTAGATCATGATTACAAAGGCTTTTCTAAATTACCAGTTGATGAATATGAAGATGCTATTATAAGACATATAATGCAAGATGGTGAAGAAGATGAAATTGGTCATTGGGGAGCTGTAGCTTGGAACGCATTAGCTATATTAGAATTAAAAATACAAAATGAGAATAACAAATAAACTAAGAAAAGCAATATCTTTTACGACAGATGGTGATGAAGTTCTAAGAAAATTAGAATCAACTGATCTAGATATAGATTATTTGGGAGCGGATGACGAATACATTACTTATATTCCAAAATCAAGATTAGTAAGATATTCAGCTTCAAAAAGATGGAATCCAGATAAAAGACAATTGGTAAGTCCAGGTAAACTTTACAAAACATTATTTCCAGAAGCTTTTTCTAATCAATATGAAAGATTTAATAATGAATTAAAAGGTAATTTGCAAAAAGTAAAAATTGTCTTTTTATCTGGAGAAGATATACGAACCGCTTATCTTGAAGATAATTGTGCAGCTTGTGGTAATCTCGGTGCCTCTTGTATGAGATATATACAGTGTCAGCCTTATTTGGATATTTATTGTAAAAATACTAATCATGTGCAATTAGCTGTTGTTTACAATAGTAGTGGAAAAATTATTGCTCGATCTTTAATTTGGTATCCAAAAACAATTAAAGATAAAAGTATTAAATGGTTTGATCGCGTTTATGCTATTGATTTTAGTACTGAATGTGCCATGATTATAGAACTTATTAAAAAAGGGTTTACTCAAATATCAGATAAAAATGATATTAAGCCTAATGAAGATGTTAGTGAATTAGAGATTCATCTTGACTATTTAAATTTTGAGTATTATCCGTATATTGATACTTTATGCTATATAAACGATAATTGTCTAAATAATTATGAGGATGGAGATTGTTTGAATGATACAGATGGTTCTAGATATAGTATGGAAAATTGCGATGAGTGTGGAGATGAATCGGATGATATTGTAGAAATAATTGCTGGTGTTTATCGCGGATATCGTTATTGCTGTGCGTGCAGATGTTTCTCAAATAGATATGATGGATACATATCCAATAGAGAAGCTGAGTTGTGTACTGTAACAGATGATTATATTTTAAGAGAGGACACTGTACAACTTTACGAAGGATCACTATGTTCTAATGAGGCTCCAAATTTAATATCTTGTTATGATGGAGATTATTTTATAAAAGGTGACGATGATTTTGTAATTCCTATTGGTTCAGAAGAATGGTATCGTATTGATAGTGACTATATTACATGTTTTGATGGAAATTATTATCTTATTAGCTCAGAAGAATACAAAAATTTAATAGATGAAAAAGAATTACAAACAGTATAGTACAATACCAGCAATAGTTCCGAATACTAAATTTTTTAAATCCATAGATATTGATTTGTTAAAACATTTATTTTCTTTACAAACACCGAGTTTAATTGACGCTAGTCAAAAAATATTCTTTAATTTTATTCTTAACTGGTGTAAAGAAAATAACATTTCTGTTAAACATTCGTATGATACCTATGGTAATCTTTATATTACTAAAGGTAAAGCTAGCTTATATCCATGTGTGGTATCACATGTAGATACAGTTCATGATTATAATCCACATCTTCAAATACTAAACACCAATGATTTAGTATTTGGTCTGGATATATCAGAAGGAACTCAACATGGAATAGGTGCTGATCCTAAAAATGGTGTTTACTTTGCTCTTCAAATGTTAAAACATTTGGATGTTGTAAAAGTAGTTTTGTTTAAAAATGAAGAAGTTGGCTGTTTAGGTTCAAAAGCAAGTGATATAACTTTCTTTAAAAATTGTTCTTTTGTTATTCAGTTAGATAGAAGAAGTTTTACAACAGATCTAATTGAATATACAAATGGAATAAATGTAATTTCAGAAGAATTTAAAACTGCTGTAAAGCCAATTATGTCTGACTATGGTTATGAATTTAATCATGGTACTTGCACTGATGTTGGAGAATTAGTTTGGAATGAAATTAATATTTGTGCATTTAATTTTTCTAATGGAAGTTTTAATGAACATAAAAATTATGAAGTTTGTTCTATTCCACATCTTCTAAATGCTGTTAATGCTGGATATGAAATTATTCAAAAGCTTGGTTATACAAAACAATTTATTCATAAACCTGATACTTATAAAGCTACAAGTAGTAAATTCAGTTTAGATGGATGGGATTCTGAATTAGTACTAACAACCAAAGTAAATAATAAAGAAGTAAAAGATTTTGTTGATAGCTGGTTAATTAGTGATCCAGATTCTTTTGCACATACTCCATATTCAGAAGAACATTTGGCTGGTTTATATGAATATTATACTGGAAAAATTTGTGATGAATTGGCAGTATTAAAGGCAATAAGTAGTTATTTGAGTAAAAAACCACATGCTCAAATTCAACTCTTAAAAAAAGATACGGATAATTTTATTAAACGTTTAGAAAAACATGAATATGAGCAATGGTATTAATATATTTTTAGTGTTTATTATTTTGTGTTTAAATATAGCACAATGTAATTCTAGGACATATTGGAAAAAACGATACACTGACACTTCTGTTTGGGCCGATACTTTATATAGTGATAATCTTAAATTGTGTGATAGTGTAAGATATTATAAAGATATGTATAGAACAATAGAAGATATGTATATTCAAGATACAACATTTACAATTAATCTTAAATAACTATGTTTAAATTCCTTTTAAAATCACATGGCAGATGTCCTCATTGTGGATTAAAACTTGGCCCACCAGGATCAAGTCATGTTTGTGCTTAATTTTTAAATTTAATATTTAACTTGTCAAATGAGATAAGTTAAATATTTTTTATATTATGTTTCCAAAACTGTATAAATACACGACAAAAGGCCAAATACAAAGTTGGCAAATATTTACTTCTGGTTCAGTATATTGGACAGAAGAAGGAATTAACATATTAACCAAGTCTAGTCCTACTATTTGTGTAGGAAAAAATATTGGTAAAAAGAATGAAACTACTGCTGAACAACAGTGTTTACTAGAAGCTCAGTCTAAGTTTCAAAAGAAATTAGATAAAGGTTATAATGAAGTTTTAACTTCAAAAAAGAAATTCTTTGAACCAATGTTGGCTTTTGAATTTAGTAAATATTCTAAACTCTTATTTACAGTTAAAACTTTTATTCAACCTAAACTGGATGGTGTAAGATGTTATCTAAATGATAAAAAGTTGATGACTAGAGCAGGGAAATCTATTGTAAGTTGTCCTCATTTAGAATTAAACTATTTTGGACTAGATGGCGAATTATATAATCATGATTTGAAAGCAGATTTTAATAAGATTATCAGCTTAACACGTAAAACCAAACCTGAATTAAAAGATTTAGAAGAATCTAAAAAGCTAATCCAATATTGGGTTTACGATTATCCTTATAATCATGACAAAGTATTTTCCGAAAGATATTCAATGTTAAAACATGACTTTAAAAATTTTCCAAACACTTTTAAGCTTGTTCCTACTTACGAAATTAAATCTAAAGAAGAATTGTTAAGGTATCACGAGGAATTTATTTCTAATGGTTACGAAGGTTCTATTATTAGAATGGATTTAGGTGGTTATGAAAATAAACGTAGTAAGCAGCTTCTTAAATATAAAGATTGGCAAGATGCCGAATGGGAAATTATTGATGTTTTGGAAGGAACAGGGAATAGAACAGGTTGTGCAAACATGCTAGTTATAAAGTTAGAATCAGGAGCTATCTGTAAACCTACAATGACTGGTACTGAAGATTTTATGAGGAAAATATGGTCAGATAAACAAAATGTTATTGGTAAAGAAGCTACCATAAAATTCTTCGGTTATACTGAAGATGGCAGTTTGAGATTTCCAACAGTTAAACATATTTTAGATTATGATTAAATTAGAATGGAATAATACTTTTATAGAATATATTTCCTATCCAGATGTTGAAAACACAGGAGGTAGAGTTTGGTTAGGAGAAGTATGTATTGCCGAAGTATATCAGAGGCAAAGAGATGGAAAAGGAGATTTGTTTATGAATAATGAAATTAAGTATGAGTTTTATATACCAGGTTGGAAAAAATATCAGGAATACGGAAAATGGTTAGAACATGTTTCTCCAGACGAACACACAAAATTAGTTAATACTATTGAAGAAGGTCTTCAATGGCTAAAAGAAAAATTAAATATGACAGTTAGTAAAGAACAATTAGCACAACAATTACTCAATTCTTGGTTTGCAAATAATAATCCAACAATAACAACGTTAGAACTTAAAAATGGATTAAGGCTTCTACATCCTGATGTATATTGGAATCAAGATTGGGTATCAAATTTTATGGCAAGTCAAAATTTATATTACGATACAGTTTTTAATAGTAACGGTTTAGAACATCGAGTTTATTATAACCAACTGTTACCGTCGTCCTCAGTACAGAACTCACTAACATTGCAAAATCTTCAGGATTACGTTGACCATGTAATAGGCGGAGAAATTACAAAGACTCAAATGAAATCTTATTTTCAAGCAAAAGGATTTTCTTTGTCTAATTTTAAAGAATTGTTCGATCAATTAGGTTTACAACATACTGGAAAATATACTTCTGACAATCATAAGATTTGGAAATATGTTCCCACAGGTAAACACTTGAGTAAAAATAAAGGTCAATTGGTAGATATTAAAGATATGGCTAAACCTTATTTGAGAAATGCTTTTCTTAAGCTTTGGAATAATAATCCACATGATTTTGACATTATTTTGGATGACCCAAATTGTGAAGAACATAAGCTCCTTCAGGCTTTCTTTACATTTGATATTCGTCAGAAGTTAAATCAGATTTAATATGGTTAGAAATCCTATTGAATTAATACTTGTGTCAGATCAAAATTCTAATAAATTTTATCGTATGTCAGATACAGATGATGGTAATTTTAAAGTAGAGTATGGACGAGTTGGGGTGACTTCAATAACAGAAGTTTACCCCATATCTCGTTGGGATTCTAAATATAGAGAGAAAATTAAGAAAGGATATAGAGATGTATCTGACCTTAAAGCTCAAACTATAGACGGTAAAATTACTTTTAATTCGACTGATGTAGAACATTTTTATAATTGTTTCTCCAGATATACTAAAGAAAATGTAGGTAGGAATTATACTATATCTGCTGGAGCTGTAACTAAAGCTATGGTTGATGATGCTCAAGGATCTATCAATTTAATGTTACAAGCTCAAACAGTAGATGAATTTAATTCTAACCTGTTAAAACTATTTACAGCTTTACCTAGAAGAATAGCTGATGTTAGAAATGAAATTCTCAAAGATTTAGAAAATAAAGATAAAAGAATTTCTAAAGAACAAGATATTCTAGATTCTTTATCTAGTCAGATTATTACCAATCTTGTTTCAGGAGATCAGAATATTGAAGATCTTTTAGGAGTTAAAATTGAATTGGTTGATAATCCTGTATTTATAGATACACTGGTTATGCCTACAAATTCAAGTAGATATAGACCTTATAAAGTTTATAAGATAACTCATTCAAAAAGAACAGATCTGTTTAAAGAATGGGTTGATAAACAAGATAATAAGAATTGTGAATATCTGATTCATGGAACTAGAAATCCTAATATATTTAGTATTTTAAAATCAGGATTGATTATTCGACCTACTAACGCTGTTATTTCAGGAGCTGCTTATGGAGAAGGTATTTATCATTCTGCACATACTGATAAGTCCCTTGGTTATACCGGAGGAGATCAAGATAAAATATTCTTAATTCAGAATGTACACATGGGAAATCCTTATACTTATGAAGGATGGTATAGAGAAGGAAAAGGAATATCCAGAAGTCAGATGAAATATGATTATCTCAAACCTAATGGATGGGATTCTCTATATGTTAAACCTGGAGATGGTTTAAGAAATTCGGAATATATTGTTTTTAATATGGAACAAACAAATTCAGAATATATATTATGGATGAAATAAAAATTGGTGATTTAATCACTGCATATAGTAGCGGATTCTTTAGAGTCACAGGATTTTCAGGCGATCAAGTAACTTTTAAACAAGTTTATACCTCAAATGGTAAACTCAGATCTAGTGGTGAACAAAGCTGTCATAGATATTATTGCAAACCGTTTAAAATAGCTATAGAAAAAGCTTTTGAAGATTACGAGAGATTGAAAAAAATATTAGAAAATGAAACTAAACCACAGTCTGCTGGATAAAATCTGGATTACTTCAGATACACACGCTTTTCATAAAAATATTACAAGAGGTACTACTAGTTGGGAACAAGATGGAATATTCAAGTTCAGAGATTTTGATACTCCTGAAGAAATGACTCAAAGAATGGCTGATAATTTTAATTCAGTTATTCCTGAAGATGGAATTTTGTTTCATCTTGGAGATTGGTCATTTGCAGGAAAGGATAATATTGAAATATTTAGGAAGATGTTGAATGTTAAAGATATCTTTTTTATTTATGGAAACCACGATCAGCATATTAAAAAAGGAGATTATGATTATTTATTTACAGCTCTTTATCCTTATTTGGAACTTAATATCGGAAATCTAAATTTCTGTTTATTCCATTTCCCAATTGAATCTTGGAATAATATTAGAAAAGGTGAATTTCATTTACATGGACACCAACATTTACAAGGAGATTTGAGATTTAGCAATGGTAAGAAAATGGATGTAGGTGTAGATGGAAATGATTTATATCCTTATAAGTTAACAGATGTTGTAGATCTTTTAAAAGGTCGAGAATATCAATCAGATTTTGACCATCATGTCTAAAACATTATTTTTATTAAGAGGATTACCTGGAGCTGGTAAAACAACTGTAGGTAATCTTCTTTCAGAACATGGTAAATATCCAGTTATTTCAGCCGATATGTATTTTGAAGATTTAGAAGGAAATTATAATTTCAACATTAATGAAGTTAAAGACGCTCATAAATGGTGCCGAAAATGTGTTATCGTTATGATGCAAAATGAAATTTTAGACCTTCCTTCTGACTATGATTATAATAAGATTTTTGTAGCTAATACATTTACTGAAGAATGGGAAATGGAAGAATATTTTAAACTTGCTGAAATATATGATTATCAAGTAGTAACAATGATAATAGAAAACAGACATGGGAGTAAGAATATTCATAATGTTCCTGATGAAACAATTGAAAAAATGAGAAATAGATTTCAAATTAAATTATGAAAAATAAAGCGTTGAAATTCTTAATTGAATTTCTTTTACCAAAATTTGAAAAATTACCGTTAGAAGCCAAGAATAAAATTATAAATAATTTATATCTCCATGATTCCTGGGAAGAATTTATTAATACTGTTAAACTTAATCGAGATGATTCTGTAAAATGGGTAATGTGTAATTTGAAAGCTTGGGATAAAACATTTGATTTTGATGAATTTATTGTAGATGAAAAATATGATGACGACTCTAACGATCATTATATAATTTTTAATATCGAAGATAAATTTATCAGAATTAATTTACTAAATTATGATTCAAAAACTGGATGTTTTCAAAAAATCGAGTATGATTTTGTAGAACAGAAAGAAATTTTAGTACCTAAAAAGATTTGGATTACTTTAACTTAATATAATGGAAAATATGACCAATAAAGAATTTAATAGTACTATAGACCTTTGTATCAATACTACCAAAAAGTTAATATTTTTAAATTGTAGAGATCACGCCCCTTTTAGGGGCTGTTGTGGTAATTGTGGTCGTTATACAAATTACGAAATATTACCTGATCCAGAAGTAGTTATACATAATTTAGAAAAATTAAAGAAAAATGAGAATAACACCTGAAGAATTAAAGAAAGATTGTGACTGATAGTATTATAAGCACTAACGTTAAACTTTCTATGATTGTTTATCTTGCTGTAAATAATGTTAACCGTAAAATTTATGTGGGTTATACAACAACCTCTTTAATAAGAAGAAAGATTTCACATAAGCATAAAATGGGAAAAGACAATTGTTATTTTCATAATGCTCTTCTAAAATATGGTTTTAATAATTTTAGCTGGTATATATTATATCAAGGAAGCTCTCTCGAAGAGATAGTTTCTAAAGAAATTGAATTTATTAAAATCTTATCGTCAAATGTTAAGGGAGTTGGTTATAATCTTACCTATGGTGGAGAGGGTATTCCTATGACAGAAGAAATAAAAAGGAAAATTGGAATTGCTAATTCAGGAAAGTTTGGAGAACTAAATCCTTTCTTTGGTAAAACTCATTCGCAAAATACAAAAGATCATTTATCTAAAATTCGTAAAGGGCTTCGTAATAGTCCTTTTGAAAAACATTCTGACAAAACTAAAGAAATATTGTGTTTAAGACGAAAAGCATGGTGCAGTATTCCAGAAAATAGACAGAAATTAGCATTACAAAATCAGCATAGGACACCATTATTTTGTATAGAGTTAAACAAGGAATTCTCTTCTATAAAAGAAGCTTCGATGTTTTTAGATATGAAATATAGCACATTTAAAAAGTATTTAAAAGAAAATCGGTTGATTAAAAATTATACATTTATTAAAAATGACAGAAACACTATTTGATAAAGATGGTTTTTATAAAAAAGAATTATTTCAAAATACAAAGAACATCTTTGTTTTTGGGAGTAACTTAGCAGGAAAACATGGTGCTGGGGCTGCTCAATTTGCGTATTTAAAGTGTGGAGGTGTTTATGGTAAAGGTGTGGGGATACAAGGAAATTCTTATGCAATACCAACAAAAGACGAGAGTATTACTACACTTTCTCTCAGAAGAATTCAAAATTTTGTAACCGAATTCTTTTATTTTGTAGAAGAAAATCCAAATCTTTATTTTTATTTAAGTGCTATTGGTTGTGGTTTAGCTGGTTACACTCCAGAGCAAATTGCACCTTTATTTAAAGATGCAGTAGAATTAGAAAATGTTTACCTTCCTCAAGAATTTTGGGACGTACTTTTAAAAAACAAATAATATGTGTTTAATAACAAATAAACAACCACAAATTGCAACAGAAGATATTGAGGTTTGTAAGTTCTTAACTGTTGACCGTAAAGCTATATTCTATGATTTTCAATATGAATTAGGAGAATTATATGAAACTACGATTGCTGAAAGCCTTGCAGAGTACACTCCATTCACTATTACTGAAAATATGTATTTAAATAGCAATTTCGATGACTGGGAAGAGGATATAGTGGATGGAAAGTTAATTGCCTATGGTAAAGGATTTCATTCTATCAAAAAAGACAAAATTAATATTTATATAAATGAGATGGAAAACTCTGTTACTTTTAAAGCCATTATTCCTAAAGGGGCTACTTATATCGAAGACTTTGAAAATCTTATAATTAGTAATCAAATTATTATTACGGAAAGATTATGATACAGCAAGTAGCTAAAGGATTAAATAGTAGAAGTGAAGCAAATCCATTTGATGAAAATGGATTTCTTCCTTTAAAAAATATAATGCTACAAACAATATCATTTTAGTGATAATTACAAAAACCCTTATTAAAGGCTGAAAAATTACAATGCTGGAAAAAATAGCAAGATTTAATTAATATTAATAGAAAAGGGAACCTAGCAATTAAGCTAGAGTTCCCTTTTTTTAAACCTTTTTATAATCTGGAATATCTGCGTCTCCAAGTAGCAGGTCTTAACTTTCTACCTGGTTCACCCCATAAACCAATTTTAGCTTCTTGAGCTTTTTTTTGCAAACTTTTTAAATACTCTAATCTTTCAAGTTCAGTTGCTTTATCAGATTCATACCAAGCTAAACCATTAGCTATAGCATATTCAGTGAGATCAATTGAATCTTTTTTAACATCGCAAACTAAACGTTTGAATGTATCTTTGTAACTGAAAGTTACATCAATTGTATCACCTTTAATAAGATCTCTAATAGCTTTAGCTGACTGTCTGGCATAAGGCTGATCTTTAATTACGTAAAACACTACTTCGGGAGCATCAATGTTATGTAATCTAATATAAACAGTAGTATCAAGTCTGTCCAAGAATTTAATACCATAAGAATCACCATCGTGTACAGTAATAACAATAGCTTTTTTAGAACCATCAAACTGAGCTTGAAGGTTGAAACAAACAAAAGTAAGTAAAATTAAAATTAAGTTTTTCATTGTTGTGTTTTTGAATATTGAACGTCATTTGATAAGAAATCAAAAAATCTAATTATTCCTGCACTACCTGGCACAAGTTTAATACTTTCTGATAAAATAGGTTTTTTATCTTTAGTTTCTCCACCTATCAACCTCTCTTCTCCAAAGAAAGGATCTAATCCTTCATCAATGGTATTTTTTAAAAGTTTATAACCATCATTAACTAATCCTATTGTTGGAACAGGGTTCTTTATTAAAGTTGAAAATGCTACTGGACTATAAACAAAAGAAAGTTCTTGTTCTACTTTAAATAAAAGAGAAGCCAACTTTCTAGTTAATAAATACTTCTTATAATCTTTTTCTCCATCATCATCATAATCAAATCCTACAAGTAAAATCAATCCTGCAATTACTAAAAGAACTCGTAATTCTTGAATAATAGACTTTAGTTGTTTTTGTTGAATTTCATTAAAGTCTTCAAATGTAACTTTACCTCGATAGTGTGGATTTTCATCTAACCATTTTTCAAAGTAAAGTTCTTTATTTAACTTATCATTTAATCTATTTTTAGATAGTAATCCAAACGTAGTAATATCTGCTAATAATTTTCCAAACCTAGGAAGTAGAATTTGTTTAAAGAATGTGGTAAATACTAATTTATCAGGATTTTGAAACTCTTTACTTAAAGCTATATATTTACCCATATAAAGAGAATCTATTCTTGAATCATATTTTACTTTACCAAATCTTTCAAAGATAATACCAGGCATCCATGATTTAAAATGCATCATTAATTGACCAAATATATTATGCTGCCATGCAGCTTTATCATCTTCTGGAATAGTACCTTTAATTCTAGATTGACCTGCTTGAACTGCATCTCTAAAACTAGTAAATACATTTTCAATTTGTTCTGGTTTAAGATTTAATTTAACTCCATCTTCTTTAGAATAACTAAATAAATCCCAAACAGTTCTATTTTCCCAACTAGATTCTGGAGTAGCATTAGTAATTCTTCTTAAATTACCAAGATCGTCAACATAATAATTTTTAGCCATAGCAGCAGTTACTACTTCCTCAATATATTGATCTCCGACAGAAAACACATTCATTAACATTCGAGAATTAATATACTTGTTAATCCATCCTCTCATTGTAGGATCAGAGTAAAATCTTTCTCCGTATTGTTGTTCTCCAGCTATTCTAGGATTATTTAGTCTGTGAGACATTGGATCAAAATAAGCACTTAAAGCTAAAAACTTTTCTCTTTCATCCCAAGAAGCTTGCATAGATTCTTTATAATTTGTACTGTTAAAAATTATACCTTTATTAGATTCAACAATAGTATTAATTTTAGCAGTTGCAAATGATCCTAAACCAGCAATTACATTAAAACCTAAAACTTTTAAAGTAAAGTATTCTTTAGCTTTCATCAACATTCTTTCAGAAGTACCAGATTTATCACCAATAACAGATTTAATTCCGATCTTATAAACATACATATCTACAAAAGATCTGAATATTTCAGGTAAATCATTAGCTTGAAGTTTTTCAGTTAACTGATTACCCATTTGGTCTATTAAATTCTTACCTCTTGATTGAGTAATTTGTTCAGCTTCTGTTTCCAGGAACTGCTGTAAAGCTATAATTTCAGCTTCTCTTTCTGTAGTAGCTTCATAATCAAAGGCCATTTTAGCAAATATAGCTAAAGACCTGCCAAACTGATATGATTTTTCACCTACTTGTAATCCTCCATCTTTAGATCTAAACCTATTTAAAAAGAATATCGGAATTTGTTCATTACTATTATAAGATGTATCCTCTGATCTATCTTCTTCTCTAATTGAAAAATCTTTAAAGAAGTCTTGTGTTCCAGCAATTAATCCATTGGTACCTTGTTCAGTAACTCTTTCTGAAATTGTTTTACGAATATTTGGCAGGAAGTTATTAGGAAGTTTTGTATAATCTACTCCTAACATATCTCTAAACTTCTTATTATACTTTTCAAACATTTCGTAATAAGCCTTTAGTTCTGGAATAGATAATATGAACTTATAGTTTTGATTATAATTTTCTGGACTATCTTTCATATGCAACCAGTTAAATCTCTTACCTCTTTCCCATGCATCTGGATATTTAGGTCTTCCATTCTCTAATTCTAGACTATTCTTACTAACCCATTTTTGAGTGGCATCTTCTAAAAACTTATCTTTATAACCAGCTTCTTCTAAACGTTTAATTTCTTTATCTAATCTATCTTGATATCTTTCATTATACTTATCTGTAGGTTCAAAATATTTATATAATGTAGAACCATTGGCCAACTTCATTTCTTCAATATATTCTCCATCATATCTTCCCCAAAAATTATCAGTTGCTGGATTAATCATAATTTTAATTAGATCTTCAAAAGATCTTCCTGTTTGTGTTCTCCATTTTTCCACATTTCCTTCTACTCTTACAATCTCATCAGTAACTTCATCTACATTTTGTCTAACTTTATAGTTGATACTGTTTAATATTTTCTTTAAAGTTTTAAAAGCAGGAGTATCGTATTGACTTAACTGATAAAAGATTTTACCAAAATATCCTTCTTGAGCAAATGGAATATAGTTTCCATAATCATCTAATACTTTAAATCCTGAAGCAGCTTCAATTAATTTTGCAACCTTGTCTTTAAAATAAACATCTTTAACTAAACCAATTTTATCCTTAATTTCAGTTTCCATTAAACCTATCTTCTTTTCTACCTCATCAATTTCTTCAGCTTTTGAAGTTTTCTTAAGAAAGGTTCTATAACCTCTAGTAGAGTTTGTAATATTTTCTATTAAAACTAGTTCACCAAGTAAATCTTGAAGTTCAGGAATATTCAACTGATTCAATTCAGCTTTATCTACTTTGTCAGATAAAAATCTACCATATGCAATTACAGAGTCCAGGTTATGATTAATAAAAATTTCCTTTTTAACTAATTCCAATCTATCAGTTCTTTCTTGTAAAGAATCTCTGGATTTAGGATCAGCTTTAATTCTCTGCTCTAATCGTTTTATTTTATCATCCACATCTCTAATAAATAAATCCAACTCTTTAAATCCGGTTTTATTAGAGAATGGTAATACTTTAGCTAACAATGGATCTTGACCTGGGAACTTTAAACCTCTAATTGTATTTGCGTATTTAGCAGCTTTTACATTTAAACCTATATTAAGTTTAATTGGAAAAATAAATACAGAATGTATTTCTTTTACACCATAAGACTCTCGTAATATTCTACCGTATTCACCTGTTTGAAGTTTGTATTTTTCTAAATCATAATTAGTAATAATTTTACCTCCGTCTATAATATTACCTTCAGAATCTTTATTATCAGCTTTTAAAATCTTAGTTTTAAAATCAATTACCGAAGCTGTATTATCTGAATATATAGCTAATAAATCAATTGTTCCACCAATTCCTCTTTTAGGATCTATTACAACTTGTTCTAATCTAATAGTAGCTTTTCCTTGTTTACCAGTTAAAGTATTCTTAGTTCTTTGAGTTCTATAAACAGTTAATAAAACATCCTTAACACCTTCTATTAAATTTTGAATAGATTGGTCATCTAGTTCTTTTCCATAACCTTCGTTTATTTTTTTTAAACCTTCTTGACCAGTAAATACTAATGTCTGAATATACTTAATAGCAGAATCATTAGAAACATTATTAGTATGATTCAGAATTGACTGAGCTACAAACTCAGTCAATTCATGAACCTGATTACCTATTAATCCTTGCTGTTCCAGCAAAGGATTAGGTTTTCCCCTATATGGTTTTTTCTTACTAACTTTTTCAGTAACACTTTCTTTAATAGAAGCTTTACCACCTTTAGCTTTGTAACTACCATCTATCTTTTCTACATTACCTGTAGTATTATCTAAAAAACTAACTGTAACGTCAGCAGTTTGATCTCTGTGAGTTTCATTAATAATTCTACCAAACTCTATGGCACTATTAAAATCTTCTTGAGTTGTACAGTTCATATACTACAATTTAATGTGATTTTACCTTCTTCTACTAATTTAGCTGTCATTTGCTTTTGAGCATCATTCATCCAAGAATACTGTGGAAAGTAATTATCCCAATTAGTTACTATTTCATTTTCCAATTCAGATAAAGTTATTTGTTTTTCTTTACCAAGTTCAGATAAATTATTGTTTAATACTTGTTCAGAAGCTCGTATAACTTCAGCTAAAACAGAATCAGAATTTAACTCTATGTTTAACATGTTATTTATAAAGTCTGAAATTAAAGTCATTAAGTATGTCCACACGGTTTGTCCTTTATAAGAGATGTTGTTAAGAACTTCCATAAAGTCTGGGTTGGACATAGCCTCCGCAAGAAATTCTGTCTCACTAGTAAAACCGTAAGAACTAAAATCATCAAACTTTTGAGCATAATCATATAATTCATTTATTTTAGTTTGAAATTCACCTTGTTTTTCATATTCTTTTTGCAAAGTTCGATGAACTAATTCATGGACTACTGTTTTACCTGAACTATCAGGTCTAATAAAATTAGTATTTATATTTCCAAAAGAACTTCCTCTCACACTTCCATCAATTACAATATTATCTAACTCTTCAATTACAGATTGAGAAATTTGTTTTTGTTCTGCTATTTGTCTTGCAAAATACTTAATATGATGAGTAAACATTGTTTCAACTTCAGGATTCATCTTTAATAGCATTGGAACTAAATATCTGTAATATTCAGATTCACCTATAAATGGAAGTATTTCATCTCCTTGGTATAAATGATTTAGTTTAATAAATCCTTCATACATTTTTAAAGATGGAGTATAGTTAGA